TTTTTATCACTGTCTGCTGCTCGAACGGAAGTTTGGAGAGTACCACCAGCGACAGTTGCTCTCCTTGGATATCAACTCCCTCCCAGAAACTTTTCAAGCCGAATAGCACAGGCGGTCTGTTCGCAGTCATATACGAGTGCATAGCAGGACCCGCACCGTTCTGACCTTGTATGATAGGATAGTACCCCTCGTCTAGTAGTGGGTGAGTTAACAGTTCATACGTCTTTTCCATATCGTAACGAGATGTGAACAGTAGAAACCCTCTCCCCTTAGTTATCCGCACTAGTTCCAGCATCGTATTTGCTAGTGCCGAAAAGTAGTGGTCTGAATCTCTGTTGTCTCCAGCTAGCACAGCACTTTTCGGCACGTACATGATAGATTGACGCTCGTAGTCAAAGACACTGTCAAGTACAGTGACGTGCTGCTTGCTATCAAATCCTAAAGCACCCTTTGAATGTGCTAGGGTCGCTGATGTTAGAAACGTAGGTATCTCTTCGTATAGATAACGTTGCAGTAGTTCTCCTACGTCTATTGGGATAGCTTCTGCACGAACGTCCTGTGCTTCCATTGTCCATACATATGCGTAGACTTCGTTAGGCTCTTCAGCCTTAAAGATAAGCGCTGCTTGCGCTGAAAGTGCGTTGCAAGTATTGATGAGCTTACCTCGGTGCTTGGCTTCCTTTATCTCTTCTGGGGTAAGTCCATAGTCACTCTCTCCGTATAGGCTCTGCATGTATATTTTCCACAGTTTGTTCTTGAGCGCTTCCTTCAGCAACGACAGTTCGGTTGAGAGCCTCAAACCGTAAGAATTCTCTGTAGTTTGTACGATCTGCGCCCACTGACTCTTACCAGCAGCTTTTTTGAGCTCGTACTTGATCTCTTGCCACAACTTATTGTTGGCGTCTAGCACAGCTCGGTAGTACGGTTCCAAGCGGTTAGAGTCTTCTTCACGCAAGACCCTTTTTACAAAGCGTTCTACACTTGACTGTCGGAGAGTTTCAGTGAAGGCATCTCTTGTTACGTCTGGAAGCTTATGCCCCTCGTCGACAATTACCATTGATAGTAATTGTGGTAAGCCTTGTTGATGTCGCATGCTAGTCATTAGCATCGCATGGTTTGTAATGATCAGTTGGGCTTCCTCTAACTCCTGGAACCGTCGCTTTAGGTAGCAAACACCCGGACTATCACATGCGGGGCTATCGTGGGAGTACGCAATCCTCTCTCGCACCTGCCAGTCTAGATTGCCGGTAATCTTATCTAGGTCTCCATCCCACCCAGAACGAGCGGTTACGTACCCTTCTAGCTTCTTTAAGATCCTTAGATCCGTAACTGACCCATTCGTACTTTCCAGATCTGATATCGTAGGTGCAATCGACTCAGCACAGGCGTAATTGGACGCGCTTTTTGCAATCGCTACTTTCACACCTGGAAAGTGCTTTTGTAGTGCTTTTATATCCTTCTCAACTAGTTGACGTTGTAGGGCCTTTGTCCCTGTGCTAACGACAATTTTGTCGAGTGGATGCTCTTGCAACCACAACATAGCAGGAACTAGATAGGCGAAACTCTTTCCTGTTCCAGTTCCGGCTTCTATAAGCGTGGGTGTCTGTGCTTCTAAGAACTCGCATACCGACTCCATCATCTTCAGTTGAGGCTCTCGTCTCTCAGGAAAGTTCGCTTCCGCAAACGCCAGTGCATCCTCTACTATACTACTCACTAGTACAACTCCCTTACTTCTCTAATCTCTATAGTATGCTCGACTACTTCTAGACGATACTCTTCGGGGAAATCTTGTAGCTCTCTCCATACCTCTGGTGCTAACGGTCGGTAGCAATGAAGAATAGTTTGACTACGTCTCTGCAGACGCCCTCTCCGACCTTGAGAATCTATTGGTGTAGCTTTAAAGTCTAAACGCCACACTTTCATCGGTAGACCCATCACGCGAAGTGCTTCTCTAGCTTGTAGCACTGGACACCAAGCCCGGTGAGGCTCCATCGTTCTAGTTTCAACGTTAGGCCATTCAAACGGGTCAGACCACGAACAGTGATGGCACCATACTTTACCGTACTCCTGGTTTTCACCGTGATAGTCTCCACCGAGTGCTACTAGTACCTGTACTATTGTCTCCGCTCCAATTGGCAACTCCGCCATGAATGTACCCCCTTAGTTTTTTTTTATTTATTAATATGATTATAATATAAACATACTACAAAAAACAAGAGGGTCAACATAGAAATTGACCCTCGTACCCTAGGCAAACGCGTGGAGCAACCGACTTGTAGCTAAGACTGGCGTCCCATGTTCGTTCAGACAGAGCGGAAACAGCCAACGTTGATTACTGTGCACCGAGTTACGAGCGACTACCTCGACGATCCACACATCGAAACCCCAACCGCTCGATGTGTCAAGTGAAATGTCAACTACGACGCATTCTGGGTTGTCACGTAGAGCGAGGCTTTCCATAGCTAGTAGCTGCTCTACAGTCGAGTGCAACTGTTTACAAAATTCGGTTAGCGTCATTGCCTCCTCGTTCATGCGTCATCGTACTCCGGACTAGTTTGGGGAGATCCACCAGGTTTCGTAAACGGCCACACTGCGTACTGCAAGTGGTTGACTAGCCAAGCCCAGTCAACTTGCCTCAATACGGTTAGCATGACGTACCCGAATACATTGGAGAAGGTCTGCTTACCCCCTACAGACAAACCGTCAGACAAACCTTCTTTAGCACAGTAGTATCTGCTCGACAACGCTTGATCGAAACGCTCGTTGAATGTATTACTGGTCCACGCGTGTAGTAGGCGAGCAGCTTCGCCTAAGTCGGATGCGTTCTGCATATAGTGGAACGCATCCGTACAATGCTTACGATACTGCAAGTAAGCATTGAATATCTCTGCAGTCACCCAATCGGGTGCCTCAATACCCTCGAGGTTGGTAGGTACTCCTGTCATCAACTGACCTTCCTTTTACTAAGTATGTTTTACAACACTTGTACAACATTATGAAATCGTGCTATAGTTAGTTTTTACACGGACTGCACGTGTATATGTATGATTTATATATCCAAGATGCAAACACCGTAAAAACTAACTATAGCGTTATTACTATACATACGGGGTACAGACTACAAATCCTCCAGTTGTAGGTAGTGCTCGTACACGGCCTGTAACGCTAGTATCTCGTTGGCTTGCGCTCCTTTATCCCGCTCTACTTCGTAGATAGCTTGCTCAATCGATTTACGGCAAATGAGCCTATGAAACACCGGCGGCAATTGTTGTCCAAAACGGTCTAAGCGTCCGTATAGCTGGGTCATAACTGTAGGAGTCCAGTCAGCGTCAGCTACTATACAGTGGTTGCATTCCTGCATATCAATACCCTGTCCGAATGACGCGATAGTCCCAATTAGCACAGCTACTTTGCCTTGCCTAAAGCGTTGTATCTCCGTTCGCCGCTGAGATTGAGACAAGTCACCATCAACCACGGTATGTGCAATGCCCTCTTTAGCACAGAGCTGTGCTATATGTTTGGCGTGATCCTTAAACCAGCATGCGATCAACACTCGATCGGTTTCCAACAATAGGTCAGCTAACAGAGACATCATTAGCGAGTCCTTTGGAGTCTCAATATCCACTCCAACCATTTCTGGGGCGGAAAGTAGCATCCGCAACGTACTGATCTCACTTGCGACGCTGTCGAAGACCTTAATGTCTCCTGAGGTCAGTTCTAACCTCATCTTCTTCTTTAGGGTACGCGTGAGTTCCCGTTGCTTAGGACTAGCGTCGTACCACCACTGTTTGTGTATGAGTAGTGGTAGATCAGGTAGGAACTCTCTTTTGTCTCTCGCTAGTACATAGGGAGTAATAGTCTCCCTAAAGGCATCTAGACGGTCTTCTCTACGTCCGACTACCTGTTCGATGCCGTTCCACAACTTCTCGATCTTACAGTACATACGGGCGAAGTTCCAGTATGAACTAAAGCGCTTTGGTTCTAATATATGAAGCAAATTCCAAATGTCGTCAGCCATATCCCAAACCGGAGTACCAGTCGCTAGGTACAGCCTTTTCCGTTTGAGAGCTTTTACACCCTTAGATTGCAACGAGTTCCGGTCGTGTATACCGTGGGCCTCGTCTACAATCACCACATCCCACTGTGCCTGCCAGAGTTCCGGAATAGCACAGGGGGCTTGTTGTCCTGCCTTTGCATGCTTGTTGTCGTAATACCGATTTGGGTAGGTACGTAACATTTCAATATTGACGACTAAGTACCTACTATCACTACTAAGAAACGTTTGCACTTGCTTACGACGCTTAGGAGTCTCTCCTTCACATATAACCGGAGTGATGCCCAACCAACGTGTAATTTGGTCTCCCCACTGATACTTGACGTATGAAGGAGAGATCACTAACACACGTTTAGCTTGTATCAGTTCGCACACCGACAGTAACTGGACGGTCTTGCCCATACCAGTTGGGTCTCCCAATATTGCGCCGTCTTCATGTGAGTTCAACCACTGAATGCCAGCTCTTTGATACGGCCTCAGCTCACTGTTATATAGTAGAGATCCGAAGTCAGTCGAGTTAGTGTGAGAACTAGCTACAATCTGACTCTGTTGCTGCAGGCTTGTTTGGTACTCGTCGTACCAATCTAGCACAGTTGCATCTAGCTCAATACCCGGGAACCTCTGTCGAACCTCTCCGATGAAGTGTGGTTCAGGACTAAAGTGAATGGTGTCGTCCTTTTGTGGTCTCGCACCGTTAAGAGCACAGACGGTATGCTTGTGGTCAACCGAACTTGGAGTGAAGACTAGCGTCTTCACTTTACCCTTTGAGTCGCACAACGCGGACAAACTACTCATCGAACCTCCTCACGATGTTATTTACTTGTTTATATTATAATGAATTCTACCCACGTTTTACAAGAGGCATAGCCCGAACCTAACTCGAAATCGACAAAGCTCAGCTATACTATATGGGCGCTTAAGAATCATAAGTAAACTCACGCGATTGTTTATGATTCTTAAGTAAAACCCTGGCGATTGTTTACGAGCTACGAGAACTCGGATAATTTTTTAAGCTCCCCCCATATATATAGTCTTATAATTTTATCGCGGGGGTACTAAAAAAATAACAGAGCTATCGATCTCGACTTTAAAAATCATGTGTGAATCCAGAAATCACACATGATTTTTAAAGTGAATCCAGAAATCGACCCTAATTCCGAAACCCGCCCATATAAAATGGCTGAGCTTATCCGGTTGAACGCGGGGGCATTGATTTTATATCAGTGCTATAGGTGCTCGGTTGACTAAAGGTTCGTTAGTATAGGTTTTGAGTGGTCGAGGAGAAGGGGACTACGTAGCTGTGCTAGACGACTGTATGGTATAAGTATAGTGGTATAGGCGACCGAAAATCAAGTAGGTTGAGTACCCTTGATTTTTGTAACGTAATTCTTTATAATATAAACATATCAGATGCGAGTAGAACTTCTACATCGCGAACAAGAAGGAGACAACATATTGACTCAACAGACGACACACAACACATTGAGTAGGGAGGTAGAGGAAAGGATTGCTCCCCTTTCACGAACGGAACTAGAAATCGCTCGTCGGATCCTGATAACTATGGAACGGAGCCTCTTCTTTACACGCTCGACTTTACAGCCTCAACTACAACTGACAGGGGCAATTTTTGGGCCTGTATTGGAGTCCTTAGTGGGGTTAGGGCTGATCCGAGTTCAGCTGTCGCTTACTAAGATGGGGGCGAATCAGTACTACCTCCCTCGCTACGAGCGAGCAGTAGAAGAGTGGCGTAAGGAACGCTTGGGGGTGGTTGATAGTGAGCTCGATATGGCATCGTGAGGTTCACAAAGGGGTAGGAGGAAGCAGTCTCTACCCCTGCGCGAACGTGTAGTAGTTGCAAGAAGTTGCACCCTCCGTGCCAGCAGAGGTGTGCTAGTCTGGTGCTACGCACCTTTGATAATATTATAAGTGACCTTTGATAATATTACAAGGGGTCCTCTAGTATTATCGAAATGAGGTCATCGTAGCATCGTTGTTAGAAGGTTACATTAGATGGCAGCAGACAGTTTAGAGTTCTTCCAGGAGGTCTTTAAGCACTCACCTCCGGGCAGTGTTACGAATATAGTAGTGTTTGAACCCACGAGTGCGTACGCGACACACATTGGACATCATCGTATGCCCAACGAGATCCCTAATCTTATAGCGGAGGTTGAGAGACTAAAGCGACGTAGTGCCCCTGACATCTACTTTCGGGCTTCAGTTATGAAGACGGAAGCGGCACCTGGAACTAGGGGTAAAGAATCTGATACGTGGGGTGCTAGCGCACTCTATTGTGATTTAGATTTTTACAAACTGGGTAAACAGATGGGGGAAGTACTTACAGAGCTTGAAAGCTTTCCCTTTCCACCCTCCGTTGCTGTAAATAGTGGGCATGGGTTGCAAATCTTTTGGTTGTTAAGCGAGTTCATCGAAGACGTTCAAGGCCTAAAGGGTCGTATTCGGTGGCTGAATTCGCAATTAATGTACCTAGGGGCGGATGATGGTGTGGTGGATTTAGCCCGATTGATGAGGACACCGGGAACGCGAAACTATAAGTTTGTAGACCAGCCAAAAGATGCTGGGGTTGTAAGTATATACCCCCAACGAGTCTACAACTATAGCGACTTTAGTTCGATAAGCGAGACCGAGAAGTCTTCACCGGTTGATCCGATCAATGACGAACCCCTCCCAGACGACTTTTTGGAGAGGGTGCAGCGCGAGAACGCACACGCGTATAACCTGATGTTCAGTGAGACAACAGCACGAACAGCTGGGGCGGACCTAAACAACTCCGGTCGAGTGGATAGGTCGCGTAATGATATTAGGATTGCCATTTTCTTATTGTCAATGGGTATTCCCGCAGGACAAGTTACGTCCGTACTCAAGCATCCGACCTGGTTTAGCGGTAGTAAGTTTAGGGAGAGTAAGGATTACCGATACGTTGAGAGTACAGTCCAACGTGCTCTCACCAGACTCGAGGGTAGTCCGGATCGGTTTTTTGATAAGAAGACATTCGTTCCGCTGTTGTTGATCGAGTCCATCCTGCATAGTACGAATGTGATCTCAGTTGGTGGAGTACTCTATCACTACTTGGACGGTAGATACGTACCGGGAGGGGAGCGTTTTCTACAGCAGGAGGCCGCTCAACGTTTAGGTCGTCAGTGGCGATCGGGTTACGGAGATGAAGTTGTAAAGTGGTTTGTACATAACGCGCCGATGATGAATACGTTGCAACCTCCTGTTAGGAGGAAGCTAGAAGAAATAGTCATCAATACCCGAACTGGTATGCTGAACGTAGCATCGGGGCAGGTACAACGGCATATACCCGAACAGCACTCGTTAGCACAGCTGCCTGTACATTACGATCCTAATGCAAACACTGCGATTGTAGACCAGTTTGTACGAGAGATACTCCCGTCAGACTGTATCGATGCTTGGTGGGAGTTTGTTGGGTATTCGCTGTTACCAGACTGTCGATACCGCAAGGCCTTGATCATTTTCGGTGAGAAGTGGTCAGGTAAGAGTACCCTACTGGACTTGGTGATTAGGTTCCTGGGCCTCAACAATACGATCTCGATGTCGCTACAAAACTTGTGCGACTCCAGGTTCGGTGCCGCTGATATGCTAGGTAGGTACGCGAACGTCTTCGCGGACTTAGAAGCAACGGAAGTGCACCAACCGGGTAAGTTCAAGCTGTACGTAGCTGGAGACCGAATCGAGGGAGAGCGTAAGTTTAAGGATGCTTTTGCGTTCTATCCGACGTGTAAGCAGTTCTTTAGCGCGAATGGACCTACGCCAGTTAGGGATCCGGATGACGCGTACTTTGATCGATGGTTGGTGATGAGAGCAGGGAATTCGTTTGAAGGGAGAGCGGACCTACGTAAGATCGAACAGATTGCCAGTCCAGCTAACCTGTCCGCGATGTTGAATCTAGCTTGCGATGGCTTGCGTAGACTGCTCTCCAACAATGCGTTCTCCGTCAGTCAGAGTATGAAAGAGGAGCATACAGCATTTCAGAGTGCGCTTGACAGTGTACACGCATTCCTCTGTGCTTGGACTCTACCTGGAGACAGTAACAACTACATCCCCAAGTCCGATCTGTTACAGGCGTTTAGGGGTTGGGTAGGTTCGGTCTCTCGCGGTAACATGGCAGACAGAACGTTCTGGAGTCGTATGAGGTCACTCATGCCAGCATTTAACATGAGCGAGAGTTCTAAATCTATCAACGGAGTACAGACCAACGTGTACATTGGTCGCAGACTAAGAGTTACTCACGAACCTAGTTCGAGAGGAACGCTACTACATTTGGAAGACTACAAACCCCCTACTGGGACCAGCGGATTGTAGACTAGTATCGAGTTCAGGCAACCTTATTGAAGACGGAGGTTAGTATGCGTCGTCCAAGATGGGTGAGTGTACGGTTGGTGGATCATCAATTTGCCAACATCTATCGAAAGGGAGGCGTATGGCCTATCAGTAGCGGTTCTCCGAACGAGGTGCAAGCTTGGTTGTATGAGAACCGCTATGGTTGGTGTAGTTCGAATGAAGACACGCTCTCTGGGACGTATGAGAGGCAACCCTCTATAGAGGAGAATACTCTCTCAGCCCGTATACGCAGGTTATGGGAGAGTGTAATAGACCTGTGCTATAACTACTTTATTGAGGAGGATTCAGAGGTAACCTAGCTCGAGCTTCAACGTCAGAGATAACTTGTTCCAACGCTTTCGTGACTAGAGTATCACCTCTAGCACGAAAGTACTGGACAAGTGCTGTTAATAGACCGACTAGCAATGAAACTTGTGCTAAGAACAGCCAATCGATAGTTGTGTGACTTGGTAAGTCGTAAGCGACTGCGAGTATAGTAGTAGAGAATGCAGCTATGATGACTTGCTCCACGAACTTAAGAGTAGCACGCTCCCACGGTTGTAACGGGTGCTGTTTGATCCAACCCTTAACGAATAGGTTATCCATGTTTCGCTCTTTCTATTACACTTTATACGTTAACTTCGTTCCGGGATAGATAAGGCTAGCCGACACTTCTTGCCCGTGCTGATGTGCCACGACTGACAGCGTATTGAGATTCGCGACGTACAGGTCTTGCCACCAATTAGCAATGCCTAATTTAACTGCGATAGATGCTAGTGTGTCTCCAGACTGAATGGTATAGGACTTTGTAGCTGGTGTAGCAACCGTTGGCGTAGGGTGCTTTTGTTGGATGTTAACAGACTGAGCACTAGTAAGTGTTTTACCGATAATGGCAGCACACGAGCGTACTAGGTTCGGGTTGGAACGAGCTTGACCGTACTCCCAGATCCATAACGTCTTGTGCCCTCTACTCTTAGCTAGCACAGCATTGTCGATAGGGTTGTTCCCACCGAACTCTGACACTAGTTCTATAGCGGGTTGTATGACGTGAGCACCTAAGTTAGACAGTGTACTCTCTTGCAGTGCCAGCCAATTGGTGTACTGTTGGGGTACCCAAACGTCAACGACAGCGGACAACGCTTCCATAACTCCGGACCAACCTTGTACTAGCGGGTCAGCCCACGTAGTGACGATGAAAACACCGGAGTTATGCGACATAACCTGTGCTAAATGTTGAGCCCCTCCTACTTGGTTGTTCCACTCAACCTCGAGGTCCCCACAAACTATACCGTCACTTACTGACATGAGCTCCTTTAGTATCGCAACTTCTCCGTCTATTTGGCTGTTGCCGAACTTAGGACCGTACATGTACGTATACGGTATGTACCCACAGCCCTGGCTTAGCACAGTGCTACGCTGCTCTCGTATCTGACTAATATCTCTGTACCACCGGTTTTCACCGTCGGCGCATTTGACCGCTAGCGAGTCTACACCCATAGCTCTCGCGGTTTGGGAGGCGACTTCATAGTCTTTCAACCCCCAGTATGCGGATTCTGTTCCTACGAATAGTACTACATTTCCAGTTTGACGTGTTGCAACTGCCTGATCCATGTTAAAACATCCTGTCTATGTAAAAATGTCGAGAAAGTTAGTCTTATCTTAGCGGATAAGACTAACAAAGGTACTAGTCCGGGTCGTGTAAGTGAGCTTGCTGTCCGTACTTTATAGCCCGACGGATGTCGCTCTCTCGAGTGAGTATCCACCCTAGAGAAGCTTCTTCTAGCAGAGTCTCCAAGTCGTAAAAGGAGAACACTCTTGTAAAGTACTCCCGCGTAAAGTTCTTGTTGGAGTTACCTAGAACCGTACGTTGGCACTCACGTAATAGAGTTGCGACTAGGTCGTTTTCTTGACTTTTCTGTTGGTATATGCTGACGAGTGTGTATCCCTGTATAGCTTCGTAGGCCTGTTCTAATGTATGAGTACGTAGGTAGTCTCTCATCGCACCCTTTACATGATTACTTACACGGACGACGTACGGATATGTAGTCTTCCACCAATCTGTCTCGGTCATAACTGTACTCCCTTTTAGTACTATTGCTTCTATATAATATAGTATAAAAGGTTGTTCAGTGGGTTTTCAAGGTTGTTTCTTTTGCTTTTTGGTGGGTTGGTTGAGTTGTTCCTTTTTGAGTACGGCTCCGTGCATGAGTCCTCCGACTTCTGGTTGTACGACTTCGTCGCTGTGTAGGCGTTTGCGTTTTTTGCGTTCTTTGAGTTGGAGTTGGGCTATGCCTTTGTCATGCTTCTTCATAGAGTAAGTCCTTTTCTGTGGTTAGGCCGTCTTGTATAAGGAGGTGCTGAATTTTGTCTCCGCTCTCCCAGACGACTACAGCGGTGAGAGTACCCTTAAACTGTTCGAACAGTGGAAGTAGGATGTCATCGTATAGGATGCCGGAGAACTCGTCATTCCAATCGAGGTCAGTTACTACTAGTGCGTCCGGCCGAACGTGTCCTCGCATACTCTGGTTAAGCAGTTCGAGTTCCCATGTATTGGATAGCATATCGACGTGTAGTAGTATATCGTCCTTCTCTGTTAGCCAGAGTTTGCCTGTGTTCTCAGACCCTTGGCCATCTCGATCTGGTAGGGTACGAACCCAAGCTAAGAAGTCGAAGTCTCTGGGTAACTCGAGCCAGACTGTTTGCAGGTGAAAGCGGGAAATGTTGTAGCTCATACGTGTACTCCGTCTATGAGGTGAATATAATAAATATAGTATACTCACTGGCAGTTTACAAGGGGTCACTTACGGAGGGTTAAGTACTCTTGTAAACACACAAACGTTTATATTATAATATATTATATAAATACATTTTCCATAGAAAGGTTCTGTAGATGTCGGACTTTAACCAAGTAGTCGGAAGTACCATCATACGAGTACGGGAATTGCGTAGTAGAGGCCTCTTTATACAGGCGAACGAACTACTAGCAACTGTGCTACCTCAGTGTATGGAAGTAGCACGCGCAAAATACAACCGACGACTGCATATGAGGAACCCACAGTGGGCTGAAGATACCAACGCAGAGGTAATGGTGCAGTTTCTGTTGGAAGTATACTCAGACAACGACTATATCGTTCGGAACCCATGGCAGGTTATTAAGAAGGACTGCTATACGCAGTATCACCGTCTTATGGTAAGAGAGGGTCTGGAGGATGACGCAGATACGTCATTACCCGATAGAGTACCTTCCAAGGTTCGTATGAGTATAGATCGTCTACTGAGAGAGTCGGATAGTGATACTAGCCCTCACCCCTACGAAGACGTAATTGAGAATAACTTACCGTACTTATATGCGGAAGAGGTGCTGGAAGCTGCTGTAAAAGACACTCTCATGCGGGAAGTCTTCCGTTTACGCGTGTACGACAAGTACGGTTGGGATGAGATTGCTGAATTAGTAGGGTATTCAGAACGTACTTGTCGTAGAAAGTTTATCGGGGTCATTAGCTTACTTCGCGACTACGTCATGCAATACCCTGAATTGTACTTAGGATAAGAAGGTAGAAGGTTGACAAAGTTATGGTATGGAGAACGTTCGAGGTAGAACTGCCTCTCACAACGATGGCAGCGTCTATGATGAGAATGCCAGCACCCACTGCCGCTAAACCCAACTTGAAGCTGTATGTAGTGACTCACGTCTTCAATAACACTACTAGTATGCTGTGGTGTAATGGGAGTGAGATGTATGACAAGAGTGCTATCGAGAAATTAGGGTTAGCACAGGACTTAATGTCCGCAGTAGAGGCACCCGACTCTTACGTGTCTTTGTGGTCTTCCAATCATATGCGTATGAGTACTGTCAGCTACTGGGATAAAGGACAAAACACGTCTGTACATACACGTTGGCACCAACATACGTTTAAGTTGGTGACAGATCCAGGTCGTATAGAGGGTTCAGCACGGTTTGAGACTCATGCTTGCCTGGATAGGGCTATGTCTACCAATAGGAATGTGTTGCTAGAACCTTATGTGAGAGCGGTCTTCCACGTAGACTGTGAAGTAGCGGGTGGTAGGGAAGTAGAAGTCTACATTAAGGGTATAGAAACCAGGCCGGTTTATGTAGATTGTAACGGTGAGTTCGCGACTACGTATGTACAGGATCTAGTTGAGGAAGGTAAACACATACACAGGCACCGAGTAGATGAGATTACCGATTTGCCAGACTACGTTAGTAAGCAACGGTACGAGGACTTATATGGTGACCGCTACGACTTTTGAGCTTCTACACTTTGGTCTTTGGCTTCTATCGCAGCTTCATCTTTAGCAGTGGCAGTAACCTGGTAACCCGCTACTAGGTAGCGTTGTACGAAAAAGTCCTGTGCCGATAGGTGGTGGATGCCGATTTCAGGGTCTCTGTGATGCTTGTCACATAGAACTAGCATGTTATCTTCACTGTCCACCCAGTTTTGCGCTGTAGTAGCGTCCGTAACTGCTGGGAAGTCGATGCCCAACCTAATTGGGTCGCAAGCGTCGATGAGGCTACGCTCCACTGGGAAGTGATGAGTCTCCATAGCTTTCGCACCGAACGGGTTCTTAGTTGGGTCCGAAAGTGTAGTATGAGTGACTCCACATACATAACAAGGAGTGTCTAGGTCGTACACCATGCGTTTATGTGTTGCTTCGTATATTGGCGTATCTTCTCTAGCAGGGTGTGGGGGAGTAAGCTCAACAGTAGCTACTTCGAGGGTAGTTTCATGGACATGCGAAAGTTCGTTAGATGTTGGTTGTTGCATGAGTTTTTCTCCAGTTAAAATGTACGTGTATTTGAAGCTATAGTTAGTTTTTACCCGTACTATAGGAGGACTTGTATGATTTATATATCTTCATTTTTAGTACGGGTAAAAACTAACTATACACTCGTTACTACTTGCTGTCGTCAAGTGGCTTCTGCTGGGTAGTTGGTGCTGCACGTAAGAGTTGCAAGAGTATGCCTGTCTGTTTCAGCAGTTCCTCATCCTGTGCGTTAAGGTGCTCCAGTAGTTGTTCGGTGTCATGGTAGGTCTTTTGAGTCGTCCTGTACTGTTCATCCGCAAGTAGTTCCTGTTTGCGGCCTAGTACAGACTGACCAACCGCTAGTACAGGTAAAGCCCACAACTGTACTAGGTTGCTACAGAACAGCAGGAAGGGAAATGGGTACTGGTCGTATCGGAAGAGCCAAAAGCCTACTCCGGCGAGGGCTATCCATAGCAACATCCAAAGTACAAGCACGTAGAACGCCCAAACAGTTCCGAACCCTTTAGTAATCCACACGGCGAACCTCTCGTTGAAGTTGGCTGTGCTAAGTTCAATGGAGTGAGCTAGATTGACGTTCTTGGGTGTGTGAGCTAGTAGTACGTGAGAGAATAACGTCTTTTTAGCCTTGATCTGAGGTGTCTGAGGGTTCAATGGCGGTACCCCTTTCTAGGTAAACACTAGTAGTGTCCAGGCTATGGCAGCGAGTACACCGATGAACAACCAGAGCAACCACCAAGAGGTTTTAGCTGTCCAAGCGGGGTAGCCGTAACCGAGTATACAGACTGCGGCGATGAACAGCATAAGTACAGCGGTTGGTTGTATGCACCTGTGTAACCACTCTATCATGTCTTGGGCTCCTCTCCGGTAATTTTGTCGACTAGTTCCAACGTATGCGCTAGAGTACGTAAGTGATCGTTAAGGTGACGAATGGCCGGAGCTGCCACGAGTCGAGCTTCTAGTACTAGTGTGAGTATCATGAGCACAAAGAGTACTATTTCGAGCACTCGTACGGATTGTACGTAGTCGTCAGCTGACTTTGCGAGGTCAGTGTAGGTAGAGATGAGCGATTGTAGGTAAGGAGACTCGTGAATGTAGAATACGCCTACATCCGGTCGGACAAGGTCGAATGAGTTCGGCGGATTGGTTTTCTCGATGGCAAAGATGCGAGTAAGTGCGTCGTGCATAGCAATGTAGTCCGTCTTACCTTTTTGTAGTGCTGCGATTGCAGTTGCCGGGTAGTTCGAACTGTCGGAGTACATCGCACTTTGAGTCTGCTCCCACAGCGTGGCGTCGGCTGCGACAGTTTTCGTAAGGGCTGCGTAACTAGCAACACCACCTGGAGACTGTAGCAGGATGATGTTATAGAACATACGCTGTGTGCGAAGTTCCTGACCATTAATGGTAGAGGCTATCGAACGAGTGTGCACCTCTTGTAGTAGTACGAGTTGGATAAGGACTTGTGCGCTAACCAGTAGGAATGCGACGATACTAACGGAACTGATATACGAAATGACAAGCAGTCTTACGGACTGCTTTGTAATAGGGGAGTTTGGCATAGCACCTCCATCGCTAGTGGAAGAAGACCTTTACGGCAAGACCGATGACTGCACCTAAGATTGCAAGGAGAAGCGTTCCTTGTACATAAATGATGCGTTTGTAGTTCGATTCTTGTGACTCAAGAATCGCTTGCTTTGCCTCTTTCAGGTCCTGTTTGAGTTCCTTCAGCTCTTCAGACATTACACGAATTTGCTCCTGTTGGGCAGTTTGGGTAGTTTTCAAACTGTCTATTTGAGGTCTTAGAACTGCTTGTTCATCCAACGCTCGTTTGATAGAGGACTGAAGCACCTCGATAAGTCTAGACACGTCGGATTGTCCTGGCATATCTAGCACTCTTTCTTCTATACTGTCTATGGCGCACTCAGAATCTGTAGTTGTTTCATGTCAGCGTGTACGGGAGATCCCGCGATAGTAATAGTGATGTACAAGTTCCACACTCCGGCTGTGCTGACGTCTGCGGATTGCCACGTATAGTGAGCCTTGCCGTTTACGGCATCGTCCACAGTCCACGTACCATTACATGTCTTTAAGTTTCCGTCCTGGTCTTGCATTTTCATCGTGACGGTAGCACCGCTTAAGTTAAACGTACTGCCATCCATGTGCTGAAACACAGGAGCGAACGGTATCCCAGTATCGCCTACGTAGATAGGACTATAGTCATCTACAACTGCCACATATGTCTCCTTTCTTATCTAGAGGTTATACTCGTAACTCCAGTACGAACTCTCGCTTTAGCAACCCCAGTTCTGACGATAACCTTGATACTGTCGAGTCTAACCCTTACAACAGTTGTACCCTTTCGGACGCTCGCAACCGCTGTACCTAGTCTCACTTCAAACTCTGCATTTGTAGGCGGAGATTGTATAATAGGTGCAAACTCAGCACTGTCTAGCACAGCTAACGAGTCTGTGTCATAGTACCGACTCGTTATGTTCGTGCTACTACCTACAGTATATAGTTCTGTACCCGCGAGTAATTGAGTGTATGAAGCGTACTCACTAGTAGCTAATGAGTCTGTCACCCAACTACTAGTGGAACTCACGTCTAGTAACAGTAAGGCATCGACAGCACTACTACCACTTAGGGAGAGTATACTCTCAACTACTAGTAGCGAATCCGTGAATAACGTGAGGTTGGTAGTAGGACCAGTACTGATAGAGTCGGATGGAGATAGAGTATCTACCGATAAGTAGATGGTCGTATCCGTTGACTGATCTAGAATTGGACTGCCATCCGAGCTAAAGGTACTACCAACTGCTAATAGTGAGTCGACTAGCACAGTAGCTTCAGTACCACTGACGAGTACGACGTAGGATGCGGTATCAGTGACTGAGAGCGAATCACTTGAACTAGAGATACTCGACGCGGTCGACTGGTCAGAGACAACTATAACATCCTGTACTTGTGAGATCAAACTACAAGTAAGAGCGTCTGTAGCTGTGAGTGCGTCTACTACGACTGTATACTCACTGTGTACGTCAGATGCAGTTAGCGCATCCATAAATGAACTTGCCGTTACTGAGGAGTTGGTATCAGTAACGACAAGAGACTCTATTAGTGAGTACGTATAGGTAGTTGTAAGCGACTCCGTTACAACTAAAGAGTCAGAAGCAAGCGATGTAGATGATGTAGACGAACTGTCGGATGCAGTGAGTGACTCTGTAAGCCAGGTATAACTATTACTGGAGTCACTCGCAGTTAGTGACTCTGTACTACTACTGGAAGTGGTAGTCAGTGTAGAAGTAGTTGTTGAGTTAACTTCTACTAGTACAGGTTGTAGTATGACTTGATATGCGTCTCCAACTACTAGCACGTCTACGAACGTATACGTCGTAGTGACTGTTCCCGCGGGTATATCTATCCACGTACTAGAGTCGCTTATCGGAATGCTATCCGTACATGAGAAGTAACTCGTATTAAGGGTAGTATCATTCGCCAATAGGGAGTCTGTAACGAGAGTCGGAACTGAGAGTGTAAGTGCGTCTGTAACTACTAGAGAGTCCGTACCCCAAAGCTGTAGAGACCCTACATCCACCGAGGTAAGTGCATCGAGTGCGAGGTAAGTAGTAGACCCCTGTAAGAAGTCTACCGACGGTACGCTATCGGTAGTACTAGCGCTTAGCGTTACTGATGCTACATCTGTAACAGGCAGGGCGTCTGTTAGGAGTAGTGTGGTAATAGCGGACTCAGTGTCAGTAACAGCTATAGACTCGATAGAGAGGCTAGAGCTAGCGTAGAGTGTACTGTCTGCTATTAGGAGGCTGTCAGTTCCCCACGTTTGTTGGGCATTCGTGTCAGTGGCAGTAAGTAGGTCTGTAAGAGAGCTGATATAGTTATTGGTAACTATATCGGGAATCGTTAAGAACTCCGTGTATACAGAGTTAGTAGTTGTTAGTGTAGAGTCAACCACTACACTAGACTCGATTAGCACAGTGGACTGGCTAGCCGTAATCTGGTCAGAAACCGTCAAAGACTCAGCTAGGAGGGTTGAGTCACTTACGGATATACTTTCAGATACTACTAGTAAGTCGCTATACTGAATCGTATAAGGAGATGTAAGGGAGTCACTGGCAGCCAGGGTTTCGGTTACCAACCAACTGCATGTAGTAAGGGTCGTATCGGATGAGGTTAGGGACTCACTAACGATAGAGGTACTAGTCTGTAGGAGAGAGTCAGCAACCGAGAGTAGGTCAACATTCCAGACTTGTGAGCCTCCGGTGTCTGATTCAGTAAGTACTTCCGATGGGGAGTAAGTATTAGATTGCAGCAGGCTGTCTGTAGTGGTAAGACTGTCAGTAACGGTATCAGAGTCTGTTACAAGCACAGCATCCGACTGGGTTAGTACATCAGTTAGGATACTCGAGTCCGTTACAAGTGTGGTGTCAGCAACTGAGCTTGTATCAACTGTGGATGCGGAGTTTGTAGTGAGTAGCGAGTCAGTAGCTGTAAGAGCGTCTATATTCCAGGTTTGTGAGGTGCCAGTGTCTGAGGCTGTGAGTAACTCTATTACAACGTTGGTGTCAGTTGCCAGTACGTTGTCAGTAGTAGATAGTGAGTCAGCGACAGTAAGCGAACCCGTAGTAAGTAGGGTGTCCGTAACTGATAGAGAGTCCGTTAGAGATGGACTGGTAGGTGAGGAGAAACTGTCTGATGTAGGTAGGATGTCTGTAACGAGTGTACTGTCGGTCGCGAGAGTGCTATCTACAGTTGATAGTGAGTCAGTTTGGAGGAGAGTACCCGTAGTTGAGAGACTGTCAGCGGTGGTAAGGGAGTCAACTATGACAGTACTGTCGGTTAACAGGACGCTGTCCACTGTGCTTAACAGGTCGAGTGGTAGTACACTAGCAGTAACTAGAGTAGAGTCTGACAGAGTTAGAGCGTCAGTAGACGAGAAGGTAGTAGTTGAGAGAGTTACGTCTGCTGTATTTAGAAGTTCAGCTGCGAGTAAAGAGTCAGTCGAGAGTGTGACATCTGTAGGGGTGCTTGAGTCTACTCTCCATACCTGCTGGTTGCCGACGTCTGTAACTGTGAGGGCGTCGGATGCTAGATCAGTATCAGTAAATAGAGTACTTGTGGACGAACTAAGGCTATCTACGTTCCAGTTCGAACCCGCGGAGACGTCTGTAGCGGTAAGTGAGTCAACGTTCCAAGAACTTCCGCCTAGTACATCGGACGCTGTAAGACTGTCTACATTCCAAGTGGCTGCTCCAAGAACATCACTGGCAGTAAGAGAGTCGACATTCCATGACTGCATGTTTCCGACGTCAGATGCGGTAAGAGCGTCTGTGAAGGTGGACGTGTTAACAGTAGGACCCGACGAATTGAGGGCAGCGATAATCTGACCCCAAGTGTCTGCAGTCATAGTACGAGACATGGTAGTACTAGTCGATACTCCGGTTTTATCTGAACCGCCTAAGCCACTCGATGGCGCTGCACCATAACGCGAGGTTTGCCCTGAACCTACCGCACCGTACGATGCATTGCCGAGGTTGCCTATTGCATCAACGACCAGCATAGTCGTATCTGTACTAGAGAGAGAGTTACTTGGGTTGGCCGTAGTTCCATGGAAGGTGTTAGAGGTTGCGACTGGAGTCGTCTGGTTGACGTTGTAGTATGAGACTGAGTCTCCGGTCATAAGAGCAGACCCGGAGAGAGTGACAGTTACAGTGTTGGAACCCGTTGTAGGACCGACGAGTCTCCAAAGTGACAGTTCGTCGTTAGTACCGTTGTAGAAGAAGGATGTAACCTTTGTCATAGCGACGGAGGCATAGGTTACACCAGTTGTAGTTTTACCAGTCGAGCTGATACAGTTCACAACGACAAGGAGGCAGAGGTTAGATTGGGTATTAGAAACAGTATGACTCCAGGTCGTCGTCGTATTCGGTGTGATATTGAAGACGGCGTCAAATGTAGGAAATGCCACCTAATACTCCACTGTCGTTGTGAACTGAAAACTATTTAATCTCAACGATGCCTAGGTAACCCTCGAGATGCTGAGCTTTCTCCAGATCGTCCGGAGTAGGTTCGTGAAGGTGCCAGCACAGGAACGTAGTTTGGCCCGCAACGAGTTCGACATCCTCGACTGACTGGTGCATAGTCGCTCGGACTTCTGGAGTGTTGGTAGTGACTACAATGTAGTTGGTCATGCGTGAAAGAACCCTTTCTGTTGTGTGGTACCACTTGATAAGCTCCTGTACATAACTTACAGGCGTTCTGTAGAGAGCATTCTCTACACGTAGCTTATATGTGTGAAGTTGCTACAGGCAAACGAGATAGCTGGAAAGGTTGGACTAGGTACGAACCTTCCAGTTAAATCTTTATAGTAATACTTACAGCCTTTGATGTTACTCGTACTGCAGTACGGATGAGGTCATTTCTGCCTCATTCTGTATATTCCTATACAGTTCGGACTATGGCATCATCCTGTCGACATTGACAGGAGCTTCTCACTTAGTCTCTACGGGTGCCTTAGCGTCTTTGCTATGCTTCCCACGGCGTTATCCGTTCTGGACCTTCACCGTTTCCAGAGAAGTTATTCGACAGCAGTTACCTACTGAAGCGTCACTGTTCTAACGTTGTTGCTGTTGTTCACGATCATCGGAGTATTCACCTCGTGCGCCACGTAGTTGCCTACGAAGTTGCCCGTTGTAGTGTTCGCGGCGGCGGATGTCACGTTAACGAGCCACGCATCGGTGTATGTTCCGTTAGAGGTCGAGCCACCGTTGGTAGAGTTTGCGAACGTGAACGCGATCGTGACTAGTCGGTTACCTGCACCGGTAGTCGGGGTGTACGTGAATGCTCCTGAAGAAAGGTTACCGCTATAGGTCTCAACTGGAGACGTTGCGTTGGCTTTCAGGTTAGCGTTCGATGGATTTTCGCCAACGTTTGGTAGTGGCACGACGTTAGTACCAATCGCATAGGCAGCGTTACTGGTGTAAGACACTGTTGTGAGTGATGTCGCTGCTTGAGAAGCTGCACCGTTCATCGAGACTGTTTGTGTCTGACCAGTTCCATACCCGACAGTGAGCTGTGTTACTGTCGATGAGATTGGAGCCGGGTAGTCCAATGGAATGGCAGCCGGTATAGCGGCTACAGCAAGGGATGTAACAGCCGTCTGGCCGTTAGTTAGAGCTGTTGTGAGTGTAGTTGAACCGCTGTTGTTGTTGATGTAAATGTTATTCCATTGGCTAGAGTTGGAAGCGCTAGCCATAGCACTCGCGAGGATGTTGACCGCACCGTGGTCAGTTACGACGTTGGTATTCCACTCTCGCTTACGTACTTCGCCCGTTTTAGGGTCGTACTGTTTGAACTCCCAAATGCCCGTAATGCGACCGTTGGTTTCTATCATGTCGCAGAACTCGGTGAAGCCTCTGGGTCGTACGGATGTCTGTTTCCAGTACTCCGGTCGATTGACAAGATGCAATTCAGTCAATGCTATACTCCTTTAGTTATTGTAGACCTAAACCACTGGCTAGTAGTTTGGCCCAAGATGCTTGCCTCGGAAGTTCCGACGCAGTTGTTTTGTACCACCATACTTGTGTGTCTCCCCTCCCTTTCATGAGCGTAATCTCAATTTGGGTGATGAAGAACTGTCCATCGAAGATGCCGTGCTCTGGTAAGAAGATGGACAGTAGCTGGCCTACTGCAAGTCCATTGCGAGTCGTATCAAAGATCAGTGTACGACCTGCAGTACCATAACGACTAATCAACTGGTTAGCTAGTGATGTTGCAGCACTTCTGTTAACTCCCTGTCCAGTTACGTCGACTACGTTCTCGACGATGCCAGTTCCACCCTCAATAGCCGCTTGCGCTGCTTGCTTAGTGAGATCATCAACTACAATAGTCACAGGGAACTGCCCTACATAGGTTACCACCAACTTATCCGACGGTTGTAGCACAGCGAGACTTGAGTCCTGTACGATATTTGGGTCGGTTAAGTTGTAGTAGAAGGAGAATCCTGACGAACCCTTCAGACCTACTGTCTGTGTGTATCCGTTAAGAGTAACAGTCGGTGCTGAAGCTGGTATGTAACCGATTGGGAATGTACGTGTGCTTCCATCCCCAATGAGAGAGTCTACAAAGTTAGCTGTGTCGAAGGCTCCTAATATAGTCTGTCGATTACGATATAGGTCATTACCGACGTCTAACTCCAAGTTGGTGTCTATCTCTATATCCGATACAGACGCAAGCCCGTATGGTACAGACTGTAGTATCCATGGAGAGGCAGTAGCCCCCCTAGATCTAAAGACTAATGTACGTGTACTAGGGTCTATAAACCAGGAGTAGTTACTCTTCTTGGCTAGGTCGTCAATGTTCTTAGCAACCGTAGTTGAGGTATACGCGACGTTCGGTAAGATAGCACCCGCTCCTATCGAGGGTGTAGTAGCCATCGTCGTCAAGTCTAGTACTTGTGGAGACACTGCAACGCTTGTAGTGGCTAACCTACACCTAGTATAGACAAAGTCTCCAGTGACAATGTCGAACTGTGGGGTACCCGTAACGTAGTCACCTAGTGGCTGCATCCATAGTTGGTAGTACCTAGAACCTACTGTTCCTCCATTGTTGTATAGACCCATTAGTCCTGCACCTAATGGAGAACCGTCCGTGTAGGTGATAAGCACATTGCCGTCAGCATAGACTGTAATGACACCACCTAACATCGTGACCCTAAATCTGTGGTACGTACCCCTAATGAACGACGCTGTGTATCCGTTGAAGCTGTCACCAACCGTATAGGTGATGAGTGACGTACCTAGTTGGGTTCTGACGTTGCTTGCAACTTTATATAGAGTAACGGCGTTAACTACCCCTGTGCTAGAAAGGCTGTCACTTATAAGTAGATAGTAGAAGTTGCTACCGTCTACATATCGCCATACCATTCCCCCGGCATCCGACTGATCCATATCTACAAAGAAGTCGACGTCAGACTTTGAGATAGCGGAGTATAAATATAGTGCGTTAGTACCGCTAGTCGCTGTAAGCTGACTACTTCCGGTATTATACGTCCAAGTAGCAGTAGCTCCACCAGTTCGGAAAGTATTAGTGTAGTTAGCAGTTGAGACTATATCGAAGCCATCTACAACTGGGTCAGTTTGCGAATAGATACCCGGTAGACTACCGTTATTACCCGAAGTTACGTCCGTCCAGTTGACACCGTCTAGTGATATATCGACTCCAAGCGTCGTGCTAGCTGGCGTTATAGAGTTCCAAGAGACTAGAGTCGTTCCTACTCTGGGTGTAATAGTCGAGAGTGATAGGGAGGGGTCAGGAAATTGGGTTACTCTAAAGTGGTCAAATGACGCAGTCCCGGTACCGTTGGCCCAAAGCGTAAATCCTCCACTCGCTAATGGAGGAGAGGTTACGTTAGCACGAATGACTATATCTTTAGTGACGGTGTTAGCAGGTTTACCCCGTAGTCCGATATCCTTATCTACGAGTATATTGATTCGGCCTCGTAGTCTGACATCCTTTATGCCAGATGCTGCTACTATACCCCTGACACGAACGTCCTTCGTGCTGAGTATGTTTATACGACCGCGTAGTCCTACATCTTTTACGACAAGGGCACTAATCCTACCGCGTAGTCCGACGTCTTTATTGATTAGCTGTTGGATACGTGCACGAACGACGACATCTTTGGTAGCTTGCAGACCTACGTTACCGCGAAGTGCAACGTCTTTGTTAACTAGCTGCTTGAGCCGGCCTCGGATTCGAACGTCTTTGTCTACTAGTGCCTGAATACGTGCACGAACGACAACATCTTTATCGACTTGGGTGCTTGAAATATACCCGGGAGTTACTGCATCCGCGCTAGTAGAACCCGTAGTCGCACTACTCGACTGCTGCATACGCATGTTGCCAGTAGTCGAGTTCGTCGTGATGTTCATCAGACAGTCGATGTAGAGTTTATCGCCTGTCGCAAACGTCGCGGATGCGGAGAAGCTACCGGAAGCTGAAACAACTGTATAACTAGTGGAGATGATTGTCTGACCGGAAGCAGTTGCCTCTCCAATAAGGGTATACGTACCACCGGATGATCGCTGGTACGCTCGGAAGTGAACGTCTGCTGTGAACGTGCCTGTCGTAGTACACTCGAAGCCAAGATTGAACGTCCATGTGCCGGACGCAAAGTGAAATCCCTCAAGTGTAGTACCGTCGTCGATCCACCCTTTGCCAGATGGAGATGGTTCCGATCCGACACCTGCACCGAACGTACCACCTTGCGAAAGAATCTCGACCCAACCTGTTGTACCGGACGTCAGATTGGTATTTTTGTTAGTAAGGCTAGCACCAGTAGTAGCATTTTCGATAAGGGTATTCGAGGTTGTGACGGTCGTCGCAGCAAAGTTAGTGAGATAGACTGTGAGTGCTGTCAAATCCTTACCCCTACTGTACTCAGCTCTAACCTACCGAGCGGTGCTATACCCTCTCTCCACGAATGAAAGTTGTACACGTTTGCCTTGCCAGCGTAAACAGGGTTACCATTCGAGTCTTTTCTATAACTGTTGGTAAGTGAGTCGTAAATACGTGTGGTTGGCGTAATCAGTCCTTGTTGGTAGGTATCCCAAATAAAGACTTCACAGTCGCCAGTTTCTTTATTAGTAACCTTCCCGATAATGTGCGCTTGCAGGCTCCTGACACTCTCGACGACTATGCTGTCCACTGTGCTAACCTTAAACTGAAAGGCTGTACCCGACTCAGTAATCTGCAGCCAAGCGGTGTTTCCAAGGGGCGAACGCTTGCTTGAAGGGCATAGGAGCCAGAGTTGAGCGATCTTGAGTACGTCTCCGCTTGCAACAAGGTCATTAGACCAGTCGAAGTACCTAACTGATCCTGTTCGTAGGTCAGTTTTGGTGTGCGCCTCGCACACCCAAGTACCTGTAGACAACTTTACAGCCCAATACGGTCTAGTGATGTCAAGGAGAGAGCAACCAAGCAGTTCTTCGACAAGCCCCATACCTTCACCTACCTTTAGGAGTAAGAGTACTGCAGCGTGCAAACTGGAGTCCATGTACCTGCAGTAATGTTAGCCCCAATGAAAATGACCCAAGTCATATACCAGTTGAATGCAGTCGCTGTCTGTGGAATCGCTACCCCTGTGATGTACTGCGTAAAGCCTTGGCCAGATTGCCAAGCAGCGTTGGTGTTCAACCAGTTTCCTGCGGTAGTCGTGACACTACCCGCTGTGCCAGTTGTTGCACTAGGATTCGTCCCTACGGTTCCAGCTGATGGAGTTTCTTGAGATCCTCCAGCCGTTAACCCGGAACCGTACAGATTGAACTTAATATAGCTGGTGCTAGACGTATCCGACGACTGCCCGTTCGTAAATGCATCGTTATTTGTTCCTGGAGGTTGTGTTCCAGCAGAAGGTGCAGTGTGCGTACTATTAGCGAAGAAACCCACCTGCATAACCGTTACTGGGTTGCCTGTATTGTCAAAGTTCCATCTTAGCACACGTGCTTTTGTGTTGTCGCCAGTGTACGTTGCGACCTGAGACCCGGTTGTGTCTGCCGTGTAAGCGTACAGAGAAGTCACCGCTGATGTACCCGACGTCGGTTTTGCCATGAATGGCCAGGAAGCGGAAGCGATCGATGTTCCTCCGCCAGTAATAGCCATTCTGAACTCGTTAGCGCCAGCTGAACCAGAAAGCGCGATGGCGGTTCCAGTCCACGTTGGAGAAGCGTCAGTACCAGTATTGTATTGCATATTGATAGTAGTGTAGTCCGCCATAGAGGCTCCTTATTAGTCTGTAGCTACAATAGTCCATAATGCGTCGTTCCAAAGTCCGGTCGTCGAGCTGATAGTAGGTTCGAGAGTACCGTCAAGCCAAGCGTTGCCTCTTAGCACAGGCTGGCTTGACCCTACCACTCGAAACCTCATGCGATACCAAGTACCAGTTGGGATAGTCATACCGACGCTTGCAAGCGTCGTAGATACGCCTAACTCCTTTTTAATGATGCTGACGGTCGTCGTCGTCGCTTGTAACCTGTAGAAGTTGTTAGCGTCCGTGTAACGTAGTTCGATGCCCGCGGAGATAGTTGCTGCAGACAGCTGAAACCGAACTGTGCCATCGAGGTCAGTCCAAGTGTTACTGCCTAAAACTTCGTGTACGTCACCAGTTGTGTTAGCTATCGTACCTTCGTTGCTTGTAATAGCGTCAGTACCGGTACCGACTTTGGTCCAAGTCTGGCTGTCAAAGGCTGTACCCCAGCCACTCTGGTTAGCCCGTATCATACGATCGTTGCCCAGCGGAGCTGTAGATCTAGTACCGGACGCTCCTGGATATGCTCCACATACCCTTATGTAGAGACCCGTAATGATCGGACTAGAGAGGAGAGAGGTCGCAGAGAGGATAAGTTGGATCTTTAGAGACTTGCCAGTAACGCTAGTTCCAACTGGCAAACCAGGAATGATAGCTGTAGGAGACGCTGAACCGTTTGTGCACTGCTGCCAAGTCGTGCCACCGTCAAGTGAGGCCATAGTAAGAATGGTCGACTGTTGGTTACCTGCGGCTTCGATTTCAGACCAAGAGACTTGCGTACTACCGCACGTTCCTAAACTGTTAAGGTTGATCGAAGGTGAGGTCCAAATGCCAGCATACGTATTAGTGACTGTAAAGTTAGCTATCTTACCCGTTCCGGAATTGGTACTGTAGTGATACGTACGTAGGCCGATGTTTCCGGCGGCTGTATAGGTGTTATCTAGTACGTCGATAATGGGTGAGGAACCGTGGTTCCAATACACCGTGTGCCTGTTCTGACCGACGACGAGCTTAACATGGTAGGCTGTATTATTGTTGATCGTCTCCGCTATCTGGACTATTGTAGTGAATGCACCCGACGACGGACCTCCGCCAACGTTAGATGGGGGATTATTAGTACCATATCCCAATGTGACCGATGTACCCCCAGCAAGTCCTCCTGGGTTCCTCATCACTCGTATGTAGTAGGCGAAGCTATTATTCGGAGATCCCCAGTATGTCTGTCGGTAGAGAAATCCTACCTCATTTTGGATCTCGCTAGAGGAGTTGAGGGTGAAGTCAGCCTCTGCTGTAAAGTCCTGTACAGCAGCGATAAAGTTAAATCGAGACGTTGACCAAGACGCTCCTCCAGAGTACCCTGGCGAGGAGATAACGTAGGTTCCAGACGACGTGGACTGCGTTGGATTGTGTCCAGAAGTATCACTTCCTGGAGAGTAACTCATATTGTTGAGGTTTGACCAGCTATAGGAAGTCATACCTAGGACTAGATCTCCGTTACTGTTAGGAGCGGTCCCTAACTCCGTTCCGGAGTTCCAGGTTGCTGTAGTACCGAATGAGCTTACAATATCTGTAGTAGTAGCTTTAGGCGCGGAGTTGATCGTAATATTCACTTGCAGTAGTGCAGGAATAGCTGAGGGGTCTTGTCCACCGGAAAATGTCTCTAGCAAGTAGAGAGACATTCCAGAGCAGTTTGCGCCTACAGGAAGACCTGGAAGGGCTTGACCACTTACGCAAGGCAGCCAAGTGGTAGCATCGTAACTTACGTATACGTTGGAAATTCCTGCAACCGTAGCAGCACCCGGAGCACTCGTAATAACGGTTGGTCCAGTTACTGGTAGGGCAGCGGACCATGTAATGATTGAGTTTTGTACAAGTTTTGCAGGGTCGATGTTGTAGGCTGAAGAGGTCCTAGAACTCGTAGCGGGTGTGTATACAGTAGCGACTGAAGCGATAGTAGCTGCTGTAATATACGCTCCGATCGAAGCATACGTTGGTGGATTGAGTGTAGTTGACGTTTGAGTGGTGCTAAAGAATGGAGAGCCGCTGTGACTTCCGAGGTAGGCATTCTTAATATAGATATCAAACGTACCCGCGATGTTCGCTGCGTTGAAGATGGATACTCCAATAATAGTCTTGCCTGAAAGAGATGAAAGATCGACCTGTCTAGTACACCAAGCGTCCCTAGCAAAGTTGGAGAGGTCCTGAATAGGTGATACCGACAGTTGGTTCTGGTCCCATATGCCAACGTCGAAGTTTGATTGTAGAGTACCTAGGTATTGAGTGAGTGCTGTTCCATCACTAAAGTAGAGATCCACTCCACCTTCTTCAGACGGTGACGTAGAAGCAATCCAGATGTCGTAGTTAAGAGTATCCCCACTACCAACGGTCATACTTCCTGTCCAAATCATAGCGTCCGCACGGTTGTCAGCTACTGCTTTGTCGACTGTTACGACGTGATAGTGACTGTCGGTAACTTTCACCTTACTCTTCGTCTTTGGCTGATAGAGTTGCGTAACACTCGCAGTCAGCGGAAACGTAGCTGAAGTACTAAATGGAAGACTAGCGAACGTCGTAAATGAATCACTGGTTGAAAGACTTGCTGAACCGGATGAACTAACACTGACAAAAAACCCACTAAATGATGCTGACTCTCCAGGAGCGCCTCCAGATATACTTATCGTACCTGATGGTGTGAGTCCCCCACTCACGTTAATAGATCCACTTGCTGTACCAGTTGGACTGCCAGTAACTGTACCAGCCGCATTTCCACTTACGCTACCTGACGCACTACCGCTAGCAGTCTGAAAGTTTTGTGCAAACTCAATACCATAAGCAAATGAGAGAGTTGATTGCAGGCGTACAGCACTGACAGTAGTCGGTTGAAGTGAGTTACTGGTGGCTTGCATATTGACGAGAGTACCAGTAGCAAACTGTGCTGTCGTGCCTTCGACGATAGTAACGTCTACGCCTGCGGGTAGTAGTTCTAGATCTCCATCTCCTACGTCGTCAGAACCTTGCGTATTGACTAGTGTACCTGTGCTCCAGTCGGTTTGCGTAATATTGTCTGCTAACGCAAAGTTTGGAGAAATACCCTCGGCTACTAGTACGTCGTCTAACATATCGACGGCAACCTTCCCAGCAAGTGTGGGGTTAGGATAGGTTCTGGTATACGTTCGCTTGTCTGCTAAGTAATGTAGGTCTATGCAGTCAATGGTGTGTAGGATAGCACCGGAAGGGTATTGAGGTACTTCCTTGTCGCTATTGATAAATCCGGTAAAGAAGACTCCTAATGCTGGGTCGGAGACTACAACCTGCTCCCCTCTCACAAAGTGTGCTGTACCGCTATAATCGATGATGTCACACTTGAACCGTTGACGCTCGTCAAGCGCGTTCGTCAAGTCATGCTGATCCTCGATCATGATATACTGTACGCCACCTATCGTGCAGAGAGCAGCCATAGAACCTCCTTTCTGTTATATACTCCGTATCCCGCCCTGTACGTGTAGTTCGCCTACCTGATACTTGGTAACGACCTTACCTATCGTTTTACCGTCTAGCGACATGTAAATAACCATAGGACTAGCTAGCTTCGATCCTCCGGATAGAGCGAACGACGGTGAGAGTTTGCTCTGCATAATACCTGCCGCTTGATTCGCCGCCGCAGTCAGTTCCGGCATACCAGCTCGCATACCACTCGCAATGTTTTGCATCATGTGCTTGCCCCACTGGTCATCGTCTTTGAGTGGACCTGAGGTCGGTGTACTATGACCAAGAATGGCCGCAATCTGTTGGGCGGCAGATTGCGCCATAGTGATCGCTTGGCCGATGAAGTTCTGAGATGAAGTGATGAAACCACTAAAGGAGTCACCGATGTTTTTCCCTAACTCTTTAAGAAAGTCTCCCACAGCCCTTGTTGTGGAGTCAATCCAACCGAAGATCTGCTTGTTGAGAGAGCTGTTAGGGTCAAAGAGCGACCTAAAAAAGTTATTCAGCTTAGTCTGTAGGTCGTTAGTCCAGGTTTTCATCCCGTCGCCCCACTTGGTCATAGTGTCATTGAAGTTATTCCAAGCATCACTTGCTTGCTGACCGATACTATTGAACGACTGACCCATAGTCTGTGCAGTCGTCTGGGTATTCTGAGTCATCTTTGTGTTTGAAGTACAGACGTTATTAGAGACGTTTTGGCAACACGTATCCAAGTCTTTAGCCGCTTGCTGAGATAGCGTACTGGAGGTAGTTACAGTCCAACCGATATAGTGCCAACTATTACCAACCTGGTTACTTACGTTCGCCGAGTTCGTTCCTACACCGTTCATCGACGTGTTAATGTTGTCAGCTGACGTTTTAACTTGTGTTGTCAGCAAGTTCAGGTTCGACGTGATCTTGTTACTCGCAGTTGGGAGTGTGTTTCCAAGAGTTCCGATCTTCGTGTTGATGTTGTTGACAGACGTATTGACATTCGTCGTCAGTAGTGTAAATTGGTTGGCGACCCCAGTAACCGCAATCGTCACTTTCGGTGTGTTAATCTTGATGCCGTTCGCAAGCATGGTCATAAAGTTAGGCATCCACTGATCTGCTGTTGAGAGCGGCCCCTGCTGTGCTGGAGAGGCAATGCCTAGAAACGACTTAATCTTAGCTGCGACTCCAGTGACTGCAGCAGTTACATTGGCTACTCCTTGTGTAATCGAGTTTGCGAATGATTTCATAAGGTTGAGACCCCACTGCACAGCGGCAGTGATAAGTCCGGCAATCCAACCGCCTAGCCACGTGGAAATACCGTTAGCAGTCTTTTGGATAATTGTTTGCACAGCCGTCCAAGCTGTCTGTACGTTAGTTTGGAACGTTTGCCACTGCTTCTGCAGCCAGTTGATGACGAAGGTGATAGCAGTCTGAACACCCGACTGTATTTGCTTGAGTACCTGCACGATACCAGTGTAGACGGCCGTCCAGTACGCGATAGTCTTATCCCTAAAAGTGATAAATTGGTTAACTATCCAAGTCACAATGGTATTGACAATACCCTCGAGAAAGTTCCAAAGATTCTTGAACCAACTCATGATGCCATTGACAAGGTCAGGAATAATAGAGTGACCTACGAGTGCATTGTAGAGGTTTTGGAAGAACCCAATAATGGTATGGACGAAGCCATCGAAGAATCCGATGATAGCTCCTCCAACTGCCCAAATGACGCCCCAAACAAACTTCCAGAAGCCGTTCCACATGTCTTGGATACCGTGCCAAATGACATCTAGATCCTTACCCACCTTCTTCCAATTGCCCGTGAGTACGTCGTAGACTAATTGCCACCACCCTATAAAGACTTGTACGAAGCCACTGACAAACTGGATGATGCCTCCAAGTGCTATAATGACACCCTGTAGGAAGTTACCTAACCCCTTCATGATACCACCAAGCAGACCTACTACGACTCCTAGCACAGCGATGAATGCTACTCCGATGACGCCACCCACAAACTTGAATACTGGAGCGCCGGCCTTAAGTGCTTCCCACAAGTTTGTGAGGGCTGGTTTTAGGCTGTCGTTAAACGTACCGACTAGCATTGCGATAGTCGGTCCCAATGCAGCAGATAGTGCACCGATGAGAGTGGAGACGGTTGCAATGACAACCTTAATGACTACTACTAGACCATCCCAAATAGCCTTAAGTGTACCGCTAGTCACCATCCACTTCGCAAAGGCTGCAGTACCTACTACGATAGCACCCATTAACTGCCCTAGTGCAACGACGCCGGGTTTAACAGCATCCCACAAAGACTTGAGTGAAGGGACTAACTCGGTTTGGATGACTCGCCAAATATCCTGGAGTCCGGGTGTCATAGCTTTAGCTACCTGATTCATAACCGCGGCTACTTGACTGAAAACTTGTAGCACACTCATCCAAGCATTCTTAACAGCAGTCGCCGCTGGACCTAACTGAACTGAGGCTGCCTTAACCGCGTTGGATGCTTTCGTAATAGGGTTGTCCGGCATAACGTCTTTACCGGGTATGGTCAGGTCAGGCGCTTGAGCTCCCGCTACGGGTGCAGGACCTAGTTTTGCTAGTGCCGCTTGAGTCTTTTTCGCTGCTGCTGCCTGTTGGTTGGCTAGTTGTATAGCTTGCTGTGCATAGAAGGTCGCCATTGCTGTGTTGCCTTTGGCGAACTCTGCCTTACTCTTGTTAACTAGGTCCTGTACAGCTTGAGTAGACGACGTTGAAATAGCTTTCTGCCAGTCGGTATTTAGGTTGGCAGCTTTAGCGTTTGCCGTGTCTTGAGCCTTTGCTGCAGCGGCTGCGACTGCAGCGGCATGTTTAGCGGCTGCAGCTTGAGCTGCGGGAGACTGAGCAGTTATCTTGGATGCGAGATGTGTCGTTAAGTGATCTGCAGCACACTTACTGACTGCCTTAGCGTGGTCACAGACGGTAGATAGAGCTTTAGTAACTTGACTTGTAGCGGACGCTACTTTACCAGCACCACCAGCGATGGCAGTACCTACATTAGATATATGTTGACCTGCTGCAGCCGCGTGAGCGGCTGGTGTGTTAGTCTTTTGGTCAGGCATCTTATCTTGGGTTACGGTAACTTTACGAGAGTCGCCTGTAAGGGCGTCAGTAAAGTTCGTGATATTCGGTCCTCCGGCTGCTTGCATCGATGCAGGATCGCTTAACGCTTGGAATTGACTTACGATACCAGTTACAGCATCCGTTACGAGTGGTATACTGCTAGTGATGCCATCAGCGAACCCCTGTATGAGACCTGGACCCCAACTGGCTAGTTTCGAACCAGGACCTTTCTTTGCGGGTGAAGCGAAGCCGAGATAGTTCTCAATCTCCTGCGCTATCTGTTCAACTATAGCAATGATGTCGTTAGCTACCGCTATGATACCATTGCCGAACGACACCATAAAGTTCTTGCCCCAAACTTCTGCGGATGCGATGAGTTGGTTGAACGTAGGTTCGATCAGACTCCATAGTTGAGATAGCACATCTACAACTTTACCTATAGCAGTTACTAACCATTCAATAACCGTTACAGCGACTTGCACGGCGTCTGCTACGAAGTGTGTCTGTTCCTCCCAGTGGGTGAAGCCTACAACAGCATTAGCGACGTTATCCATTAATTTGGTCATGATAGGTAAGAATTCCGTGCCTATCGAGATCATCATTGCATCGAAGGACGCCTTAACTCGGTCCATTTGGAAGTTGAGAGTGTCCTGAACTAGAGACCAGTTCATCACCTCACCGGTGCCGTTGCGTAGTGCTGCAGTAATGTCTGTAATGCTACCTGCGAAGTACTTCGCTTTATCACCACTCAGAGCAAGTGCTGTATTTAAGCCGGCAGCACCACCCATAATATCTTTGAGTGCGGTCTGTGCCTGTACCGACCCAGCAGGGAACTTCTTAGAGATGTGGTCTTCGACTAGCTGTAATGCACCACTCAAGCCTTGAGTAGACAGAGCGTCCTTTAATTGCTGCGCGGTTAACCCAATGTCTTTGAGCTGAGTGACTGCAACACTACTTGGCGAGGATAGAGCACGTAGCGAGAATGCTAGGTTTTGAGAGGCGTGGAATGAAGACATACCAGCGTTAGTCATAGTAGCGAGGGCTGCCGTTACTTGGGGTAGGGATACATGCAGTTCGGAAGCGATAGGTAGCACGTACCCAAGAGAGGTTGCAAGATCATTCAACTTCAACTTACCGTCAGCAACAGTTTGAGTCATCGTGTTCATAGCAGCGGCAGCCTGATCGAAGGGAATGTTGTAATCGTGCATGACGGACGTTAGAGCTTTAGCGACTCCCGTAAGGTCCGCGTTCTCTGCCTTTGCTCCCTCTGCTGCGATCCTTAGTACGTCGAGTCCTTGCTGTCCGTGGTAACCTGCGGACTCGATCATGTACATACCGGACGTTAGCTGGTCCGTAGCTGTACCGGTGTCAGTAGAGATTTGTAGTATACCATCTCCCACGGCCTTTAGGTTATTTGAGGACTCGTTAGCTGAGGTTACGAGTAGCGTCAGCTGCTGCTGGAAGTCGCCGGCAGCAGTAGTAGCCTGTGCTATACCCCCAGCGACTGCGCCAGCCGCAGTACCGATAGCACCCATTACGTTACCGCTTGCGAGTTGCTGGAGTGCGTTCCCAAGGCCCATTATGACGCTGGACGCATTGTCAGTTGCGCCTATAATGATATTGAGTGCTGTATCTCCGGCTGCCATACGCTAGTCCTTAACCTAGTAGCTGTTGTCGGCGGTACTCACGCTCCTGGTCTTCTTGCTGCTCTTGTGTAACCTGCATCTTCGCGGCGTGTCTTAATTGGTGTCGCATAACTTTGATGACAGGTGCAGCTTCATATTCGTGGTAGCCGCCGAATAACGGGTACATTACTTCTTCTAGGATCTCTGGAGGGACGATGTCATCCTCTCGGAGCTGTCCACTATATACCCGTTTGCAGAGGGCAAAAAATCGTCTTGTTCTTCCTCCGTCATTCCGGCAGCTAATTTGTCGATCTCCTCCAAAATGGGGTTAGCGTAGTTAGCTGGCAGTCGCCGAATGTTGACTTTGCTGACTGGCACCCTATGTCCATCTTGTAACAGAGTCCAGTCTTGAATCATGCGGTCAAGTAGTGCGTACCTTCCAGTACCTGCTTGCAGCTCGAACTCTCCTCGTTTACTAGACTTAGCTGTAAGGTTGGTGACGTACTCTTGATCAGCTACGTCGATAGTACCCTTGATGAGTACTTGTTCATGCGGATCCCAACCCCACTTCTTACGGAAGGTGGTAGCACTTTCCGGATCGCTAGGGTCCGGTATGGTAATCGGTGGCTTTACGTCGAAAGCTCCCATTGAGATATGTCTCTTTCTATTAGTTAGGGTAGGTCGGCGGCATCTGAGTAACTACGACTAATTTGTAACTTCCACCGATACCACTGTCGTACTCGCATCTCCACATCGCCTTAGCAGTGACAATAGCCTTAGCTGGGTCACTTGTGATGTCGAAGTCTCCATCAGATCGGATCGGTAAAGTCCAAGTCCACGACTTGTAGTACGGTGTAGTACCGTCGTTACCAATATACTGGCCTAAGAACTGAAAGGCTAGATACTGTTTCAGGTTCTGCCTAAACTGTTCCCACTGCAGGAAGTCAATAAAGTTGAGTGTACAGTCAGCTACACACTCTCGCTTACCTAAGTACGCCCTATTAAAGTTTTGAGAGTTCGTAAAAGTGTAGTGGTGCTCATTCGGCGTCTTAAGACTAACCTTCAACTCTTGCACGTCGATATAGACAGTCGTAAGTGGAGTACCAGTGATGGCATCCATGTATACTACTGTTTGCCAACCTACAATAGGTAGATCCGAAAGGCTGGACCCGATTGAGGATATGCGATTTGTACCACTCAACGGCGTCACGGTTCGGTCGCCGATAGGATATTTATCCTGTGCTACTCCCTTAGCGGTAATAGTAGCTTCAGTCAAGACCTTAATATCGAAGTCACCTTCAGTAAAGAACGAAAATGGGTGAACCCAAGAACCTGCACCGTCATACCACTCGATAGCTGCCGTGTATTGGTTGGCACTAGAAAGGAAAGTAAGCGACCAGCCGAACACACCAGTAACCGCCAGTGAAGCAGCAGTAGTAACGTTGGTAATGGTAGTTACACTCGTGTACACATTCGAACTGTAGTAAGTACCAGCAGCAGTAACGTTAATAGTCTCTGATACTGAGGCAGTCGAACCAAACGCTACCCCGTTGATAGTAAGCGTCCCGGCAAGCGTGAACGAAGTAATAGTGAGTATCAACTTCATACCGGGGGCACTCGGTTGGGTCGTAAGCGTCATCGAAGAAGTAATAGCTGCAGAAGACTTCAACGACGTTGGCGTAGCTGGTACAGTCGCTGTAGCAGTAGGAGCTCCCATCATCATGTAAGGCCACCAGAGTGAGAGGTCTGCGTATACGTCTTGCTTCAACTCGTCGATAGTGGTCTCGTTGATGAGTTGCAGGAGTTTCTTATCTCGCTCGATAAACGTATTGTGTTCGTTCGGGCTGTACACTTTAGGCTTGCGCTTTGACTTCAAGATCGAGGGAACCTGAAACTTACCTGCGTATATCCCCCAGACCGTAATGAGACCGTTAGCCATACCTGTAGTAGTAATATTGGTAACAGCACTGTACGCATTCAGAGACACGATGTCGAAGCTAGCCATCTGTGCTGATTGTGTCTGCTGTGCAGTAGGTGCAGCGACGGTAAACGTTTCTGTGTTACCCGGAATACCCGTACCGTTAATGGTGAGTGTCCCAGATGTCGTCCAGTTGGTAACTCTTACGTGGAATCTCATACCGGTACTGCCAGTTGGAGCGGTAATACCAGTAATAGTAGCAGCAACAGCAGTGGTGGACAGTAGAAGCTGTTCGCCGTTTGCTGCCTCCAACATGATGTTGACTACACCTTTTGCCGCTGTTGCGGAGATTGGCATAAACTACATCCCCTTTTTATACGTTATTGAGACGATAGAAACTTGTCTTGGAGCACAGTGTCAGTGGTAACATCTACCACTTCCTCTTGACCAATGTCTATAACTTGATTTGCGACGTCCGGGACGACACCGGCTTCTCCATAGTCAATGTACGTAGCGTCTACATCACTCCCGGTAATAGGCATTGCAACAGGTAGGAAACCTTGTCCGACGACTTGCATGGTCGTAGTGTCGATCGTTACGTATGTGTTAGCGCTAAACTGACCCACAACTCCCGGAATGACCCCTCCCGCACCGTAGAAGACGTATGTTTGCGTACTCATGAGATAACTCCCGGTGGTGTTGGAACAAACCACTCTTGTCTAGTCATAATGTGTACTCGATATCCACGTAGCCATTGGTTGTTACGTAAGACGTCTAAATACGCTCCAGTCCCAGGTTTAATTTGAGCATGATACACAGTTCCGGCATTACCTAGCGTTGCGTGTGTCTGGAAGGGGACGATTAAAGCGTCCCGAATAGTATAGATTTGTTGGGCATAAGCTGGAGTATCCTTACTGACAAGCGCCATTAAGATAAACGATTGCTCATCCCGCACTTTACCCCCAAACGTGAAGTGCTGACTATCGTCGGAAGCTCCGTAGATTTCTAGGCACGCTGACCCCTGTGCTACAGACTCCGTGACGTCTTTAATTTCCTCAATCTGTACTTGAGCGAAACTCTGGTTGATACCCCACGTAAGGGAGGTCATATAACCCTGAATGGCGGTCATGATAGCTATAGTATTTGGTGAGTTACTCATATAGCTAGCCCCATGTTAGCTAGTCCTCTAGCAACGGCGGCGTTAATTAAAGCATTAATTTGATCTACATTGTCGTCTAACGCGGGTTGCATATAAGGCTTCGCCGGATCGTTGTAGGGTCCTCTACCTAGCGAGTCAGTCATACCCATAAAGCCATACTCTCGACGCAGTCCATACGGACTGTCAGTACCAATAGTCACTTCGTACGGTCCACTTAGTACAGCTTTTATCGTGTCCGCTAGTGTACCAGTTGGTTCGTCGAAGACCGCCCACGTGTTAGCAACGGCAGCAGCTACTATGATATCTCCAATTTGCTGCATAGTTGACGATAGTTCAGGCGCGAGGAAGCTATGCACCTTTAGCATATTCCCCAAACGTTTCAACGACGTTGGTTCGTACGCTATGCTGATGGACAGTTCTCCCATATTATTTGCCTCTCTGTCTAGTACAGATCCACTCCCAGTGACCAGCAAAGATGTGCATTTGGGGGTCGCTTATAATGAGATACTTACGTAGGCTACCAGTAACTGCGTCTACTACTACCTGATCGATCATATGATCCCTATAGAGTATGAGTTGCGAGTTATTCAACGGTAGCATAACTGTAATAGCCCTATACGTGAAGTGAGGATCCGCACCTTGAAACGTGACGATCTCGTGTGCACCTAACTTGTCTAGTTGCACAGGTATATTAGTCACTATCGGATTATCTACACCCGCTCTCGTGATGTTTACACGGATATCCTCAGACATAAGTCTCCCTTTAGAATGACACGTTGGTGTAGTGGCTTAGCAGTCGTAACGCACGTTTGTAGAGCAAACTCTCACCCGCAAGGTCGGTACGGATTACGGGTGAGAGTCGCCTTGCACCAGAACTAATGTCCGCTGCGCCACTAGGATTCAACCGCTTCGATAAATAGTCACTCGCTAATAGCACAGCAGCCTGACGTATCGCTCCTGGCATAGTCGATACTGAGTAGCCGGCATCGTAAGTGACAGTCAGAAACAGCTTCGTAGTGCGCAGAACGGTTGGCAGCAAACTGTAGTATGTTTCGCCGTAAGCAAAGCCAGCGATGAGCCACGGTACATAGATGATCTGCTTACGTATATCATAAATAACTTGAGTGGGATCAAAAATGACCGGTAGCACGTTATAAATAGCTGACAGTGTGCTGTACGCCTTCACAGAGATGGCTGAAACTGAGTTTACAGGCTGCCAGTTAGGTATAATAACTAGTCTTTGCTCCTCGTCAATAGATGCGCGCATAGAAGGCATACGAATGGTTTCGCTATGAGTCGCTTCCCATAGCGACTGCTGGATAATGTTCTCGAGTTCTGCTGAGCCGTCGATGATGCAATCCGCAAGAGACCCCATTATACCGTCGGAGCACCAAGCTGTACCGGAAGAGTGTGGGTTTTGTAGACCGGACTGCAGTGGGATGCTGGAAGAACCGACTTGCACTGTGCTAGCGACTACTACACTCTCGCTCAGTGCACCGTCGAAGATGGTGATGTCGTCGTAGGCTTCGAGTTGTACGGTGGTGCTAGGTGCTACCGTAAGGGAAGTAGCACCTAGTATGTGACTGCCCGATAGCCTAGCAACGTTTCCCACTAGAGAGTTGACTTCCAATCCTAACGGACCCGCAGACTTACCGTAGAAGTCGAACACGCTAGCATACAAATTCATGCGACACCATCCGTTTGGGTACCCTTGTTTCTACATATCAAACTACCTTATAATATACATGTAGAAACCTTTTGCAGTGGAATCCTGAAGGGTCTATTACGATACAGACCACTATCGCTTGAGACCGTTAGTGGTCTGTCTCTTTATACACTGTGATCTAAATACATTAACGTGTAGTCACCCGCTGTGCCTGTAAGGGTGTAGAATAGTCCTTTGTCGAGTGTGCAGTTAAATGTATACGTTCCTGCAGTTGGCGTAATGACAGCAAAGGCTGTACCCGCACTTGGTAAGGTATTAGGTGACCCGTTGTAGAGTGTAATCGCAACTCCAGTACCTGCGGCTCCTACTACGATGCTCCCCAGAAACGTACCGCTAAGGGACGTAATGTTGTAAGAACCGCTATGTCCGTTTACGAAGTTAGCCGTAAACGTCGTCGCAGTGGTCGAAAGCACAGTAACGTTCTCCGCAGTGCCAGTACCGTTGGCAAAGTTAAGCGACATGCCAACGGTAATGTTCGACATCGATGCGGGTGTCACAGTTACCCCACTACCTGACAGGACAGCGGATGCAGTAGTGTTCACAGTCTTACCGACTGGTACGAGAGTACCAGTCGCTGTTATATGGAGTGGTTGATACTCTCCAATTGGAGAGTATCTTACGTGTCTAGTCGCCATATGTAGCTACCTACCTTATCTGATTGGTACCCACTCCGCAATTGCTGTCGTAGCCGGAGTAGCAAGTCCAGTAGCGTTAGACGACACTCTTTGCAGCGTAAGTACGTCCCCAGCGATCAGGGGAGACGTACCTAGAGGTACGATCAAGCTAAGCTGCGTTGGTAGCAAAGATGTAGCTACGACAGTAGCTGCACTGAATACGATTGACCCAATTGGAGAACTAGTAATAGTATACGCACCGGAGTGACCGTTAGCGAACGTTGCTGTGAACGTTGTCGCAGTTACCGCATTTACAATAACGTCTTCAGTAGCACCAGTACCTCCACTGAAACGTAGTGTGGTGCCAATAGCGATATTAGACATACTTAGTGGTGTAACCGCCATCGTACCTGCAGTCACAGTCGTGGCAGAAGACGTTGTTACTGGGAATGACGCTAGGTTACCGTTTACGATCGGAAATGGTCCCGTGTGAGCATTGGAGAAGGTAGCTGTGAACGTTGTCGCTGTAACGGCGGAGACTGTCACAGTTTCTTGTACACCGCTTGCGACTGTATCGATGACTAGTACGGAGTTAAGATTGATATTATTCATACTAGCTGGGGTGATCGTACGTGAACCAGAGGCGATAGTCGATGGACCAGTCGTGTTGACCGCTAGGTTACGTCTTTGCAGGAAGTTAAACGTGAAGAAGTTTGTAGCCTGCCCGGTAATCGTCGTGTCAGGTATGATGTACATCATACGAACTGCAACAGAGTTGATGGGTACATCACCAGCAGTACCGGAAACTGCTGGGTTAACCTTCGTAAGATCCGGAACGGTAAAGATACACTTTTCATAGTCAGTAGCAGATCCGGCTGCCACGCTAGAGACGTTAATAGACTCTACTTGGGGCCAATCGCGTCTTCGTCCAAGTGAGGGGGCTAAACGTGCCATTATGCATACTCTCTTTCCGTTGTGGTAGCACCACAACCGACAAGGAGGAATATTCCTCCTAGCTGTTTCATGCGGGCGGGTTTATAGTTGAGCTTTAGCGAGTTTGCTAAGTTCTTGAGACAGTTCTAGCATACGTTGGGGTCCTAACGACTTCAGTAGCTCCTGCTTGTCAGTCGCCAGTATCATAGCGGCCAGTTCATTAGTCTTCATAGGCTGAATGCCAGTAGCTCTAGCAAACTCGACTTCGTTAGCGTCGTTAGGTAGCAGATGCACCTTCACACGACCAATAGCGGGTTTGCCATCAGGTCTAGTACCGGCTTTCCAGTGCTTAGCGATTGTATACGGAACGTTCCTCGCGACTCCACCTTCAAAGAGGATATTGTCAATGTAATGTCTGTCATTGTGCCTTACGACACCCCAACCATGTAGCACAGTGACTACATCTTCATCGCTAAATGCTTGGGTCTCTTTTGTGGTTGAGACTGTTGTAGCGGTTGCCATTAGGGAAACTTCTTTCTATATCGACCATCAAAAAAGACTCTGGTTAGTAAACCAGAGTCTTTCGAGGGGCAGTCAGCAGTTCTGTATTGTACGGGATATGACCTATTCGTCAGCAAGTTCTGTCACTATATAGATTATATGTGACATTGACCTTAAAATCAAGTGGGTAGGACTTACTAAAGTCTAGATCGGCGTAACCTCAAACGATAGTACGGGTTGAGCTCGAAAGTCGTAGTCGGCATCCTCTACGGAGATATCTTCCAGCATTACCCAGTCAGCCTTGTCATTGGCAGTAAAGTACAGTTCACCGAATAGAGCTATCACATCCCCACCGGTAAACGTAGCTGTACCCCAAGTATAGGTTGAGTATCCGTCTTCACCTGTAAGTGTACGCATAACCGTGTACACTTCAGACAGCTGATAGAAAGGTAGCGTAGTATCCGGATACAGCTCGGTATCCTCTTCATCACGTACGATTAGGTTGTCTATACTGTAAACTAATCCACCTTCGTCGTCAGACTCTCCGTGTACGTCGAAGTGTACTGTTACAGCTTTGTCTCCGTACATCTGGTAGATGAAGTCTCTAGCGACGGTCCAGTTGTAGAGTCGAACAGATTCTACAGATAGCTGCTCCAGTTGGGTTCTAGTTAGTGTGTTCAAGGTACTCTTCCCCCTTAGTACTCAACTGTTCGGCATTCTTATACATCCAAGGCTTTAGCGACACCTGGGATAAGCACTGTTCGAGTGTCGGGATGCGACCTAAGTCCTCTAACACATGACGTTCTAGCACAGTGCGAGTAGGGACTTCCTTACCGTCTGAAGCTCTCACTAACACTTTACCAAGTACCTGTTCGGCTAGAAAAATACCCCAGGAGTTATGTAGTAAGAGTCTGTGTCTAGCGTCTGCGAAGTGTGCTTTAGTATGATCTAACCATTCATGCAGAGCCATGTAGTCTTCTGGCTCGCCACCGAAACGCTTAGCGGAGGATTTTGCGTGGTATAAGGCGTGGGACATTGACACTCCTTTATCAGTTTCAATAATTATAAGAGTGTCAGTATGAGAAAATCAAGAGCGGACTATTCTATAATACCGAGTCGCACCAACGCTCTGTATACTCCGGAGGGTTCTCCACCTACTTTATCTGCAATCCACTCTAAAGTTCTGCGTTCGGTCACGTACCAGTACCTAAGAGTATCTGCGTGTACCGTACTTCCTCCCCTAGGCCGATACGTATCTTGCGTATTCCGAGGTACACCTAGTAACTTCATATGTCTACTAACTGTAGATACTGCTATGCCAAACTTACTAGCCAGTTCTCGAGGGGAGAAACCGTGTACGTGCACCCACTTGTATAAGAGATCGTAAGTAGCAACCTCTCTAAACTCTTGCACGGCTTTTCTCCGCTGATCCAGACTACGTATACCTAGTCTGCGCCACTGTCTGTACAGGTAGTCCGCGGTTACCCCGAACTGTCTGCATATTTCCGAAACAGTCATGTCACTTTCAGCTGCTGCGATCCACTCGTCGTCACTGACTTGAAGTAGCACTTGCCTTCTTCTCCGAGGTATGTTAAAGAGTTGTAACCAGTTATACATCTCTTGGGGGTCACGAAGTCCTAACTCGGATATGACATCCTCTATACGCCACAAATCTTCCGAGTAGATTTGTCGTAGCCGTACACCGTCTACTCGAGTGAATTCACTCCTAGTACGTTGGCGTTGTCGTCCGTACTGCAGACCGTGATACCAGACAAGTAAACAAGCCGCTTCGTGTGACCACTCTAATATAGACGACAGCTCCTTTAGACGTACTCCTCTTCGAATGAACACTTCGTATGTCCACTCATACGAAGGAGCTCCTGTAGACTCGTAGGTAATTAGGGGTATCTGCACGCTAGACCTCCATTATAATACGATTATATAATTATATTATAATGGAATCACATACGGCTTATCAAGAGGTCCGTACAGTTGAGGCTCCCTTTCCCTAAAGTTCGCCAGGTAGTTCCGTGTTAGTTGCACATGTCTACAACGTTCTAACCCTCTGCAGCCCCCGTGTATAGCACAGGTGGGGGCTTTCCTCCCGGTACTATCTACCACCCTGCAAGTATCTAGTACAGGCGGTATGGTATAGTAGGGATCATACCATGAGCCGTATCCCCAAGTACCATGAGCCGCTGGCTCTACATGAGGTCCTGCACTATCTGTCGATAGGGACATACCGTAGGAGTCACACAGGTACAGTAGGTAACCTAGTAGTGCAGGTAGTATGACACCGAACACATGTACTCGTGTAACCCCTCCTGTACTGAGTACCCTGAATGTATGGGGTAGTATCTCAGACGCAGCATGCAGCATACTGCTGCGCATCTTACCTGAGATACACCAGCCTCCTAGACCGAAGATGTCACCCTGCTCCATCAGCGGTACAATCCCTTGAGTGCAGCGTACGTACTGGTGGGCATCTACACCCTGCGCAGGTAAGCACAGAGGTACGTGGTGACCGAACACTCTGTCTATACGTCTACGCTGCCGAACTAGATACTCTGCTGCTTCAATGGTTTCACGTACAGCATACTCGGCAGCTTCAGACGACCATCTCAGTTTATGCCTCTCGCCATCGGTCCAGGTCTCGTCGATAAGCAGGTCGTAGCTGACGATAGTCTCTACCTGCCTCCAGTAGTGGTACTTAAAAGCATGTGCTATTTGTCTATCCAACGCATGAGGAAACGACAACCTACCATCCCGAACGATCTCACCCTGTGCTATCTCGATGCTGTCACAGAATGCTCCACTGTCTAGTAGTATGTGGGTGACCTTGGACGTATCTACGTACAGGTTAGTCTCCCGACCGCTCTTAACTCCGCCTCTCGTCCGAACGTTGACAGGCGATATGCATACATGAGTACCAGTTTCGGCGCTGTGATGGTTCCAGTCCCTTTCGCTGAGTCCACAGTACAACTGGATATCAGGATGTTGTGAGATGCCGTGTATACGTCTTCGGTATGCCTTCTGCTTACATGCGTTAGAGCAGAACTTACCCGAACTACGTACGACACTATCGCAACCAGTTAACGCACACGTCACTCTCATACACTACCCATAGATCCAACTCTGTACACCACCATGGTGTGAACATGCACCAGACCCAGTAGCAGTGGACCTAGTACCATCCCTACATATAGCACCTATCCTTACCCCTGCTGGTGTAGGTGTGGGTATCACCACTACTGTAGGTACAGGTGTAGGTACAGGTGTAGGTACAGGTGTAGGTACAGGTGTAGGTACAGGTGTAGCAGTGGGTACTATAGGCATGGGTGTAGCTGTAGGAGTGATGCCAGGTGTAGCTGTAGGGACTACTACAGACGTGGGTGTAGACGTGACTGGTACTGGTGTTGGCTTCGGAGTAGTGGGTGTAGCTGTAGGTAGTACTACTGGGATAGGCTGTGGTGTAGGAGTTGGGTACACTACAGAGCGTTGCGTGGGAGCTGCGGTAGGAACGATCGGCTGTGCAGCGACTGGTACAGGTGTGGATGTTACGATAGCGACCACAGGTATCGGAGTTGCTGTGGGGGTTGTACCGGGGACTGTGTTTGGTTTGTCCCTAGCAGTTTTGCCTTGTTCGTTAGGTAGAGCTGTATGTACTACTGCAACCGTAGGGGTAGAGCTAGAAGTTGCGGCTGAAGTAGTCGGTGTAAGCTTCGCTATCATGAAGCCGATGCTAATAGCAATGATACATATGGATACTGCAGCTCCAATAGCGTCTCGTAGCGTACGCTGCCTATTACGCTTTCGCACTGCTTTACTAGGCTTGGTTGGTTGTTGGTTGAAATCGTCAATCGTGTTCATAGTTCGTTGCCCATACATAAAAAGTGGGACTAGGAACAATACCCTAAGTTCCTAGTCCCGTTCTGATCGTCCATTTGCGCACACCAACGGCGTTTAAGCTGGGAGTTCAGTCGTTACACTCGCGCGTTCTACTCTTAAACTATCCGCCGATGAATTGGACGGCGGAGCAGGAGCTGCACCTGCATACGTGAGTTTAGTCTCCTAGCATTCGATTTGGCGTTCGACGAAAATGCTTAAGTTAGGGGTAATAACCTAAGCCTTACCAGTCGAGGTACTGCCTCTACCAAGTTGGGCTATCGCGTCACGAAACGCGAGTGGGACTTGAACCCACACTTGATACCTCTTCATTATACATGAGTATAAGTTTGAGTGTAGAACCCCAAATTATATATACCGGATACTATCCGAATACATATCGCAAAACAGCGTCGCCGACTTTGTGTTCCTCGATCTCGAGGTTGTTAGCCTCTTCTCGAGCAACCTTTACGGCTTCTTGCAACTTCACTACCCTAGCAGACAGTTCCCTTACTCTAGAAGCCGGCACCATACCAGAGAACCTTACTGTACGCCAAGTACCTACAGAGACGTCCTCGTAGTACACTTCCACCTGTGCTGGGTGCTTCTCTGTAGCCTCGGCCTTCACATGGTTGCGTGGAACCTTCTTAGTCCGTACAGTCTGTGCTGGCTCCGTCGCCCAACAGTCAACTGTCGCATCCCAGAGCCAAGTCTCCGCTGGATCTAGCACAGGTAGCTTGCCTATAAGCGTGTGCAGATCGATGAGTTGTTTCTCGAGAAACAACAGGTACGTTGCAGGTACTCCAGTAAGTAGTACCTTACCGTCTACGACGACATCAGCTCTTGCCCTACAGTTAGCCCAATCCTTTGACGCTACAACGTCAAACAACTTCACGAGCGTCCCTGACGTAGACCGAATGATGTCATCTACGTTCATCTGCACCTTAGTGTGCTCTGGAGGAAGAGTCTCCCCCTCTTCATCTTTAGGTCGGTACGTACGGCTGATTCCAGTAAACAGAGGGGGTTTCTGTAAGATATGGTATGCGGCTGTAACCTCCTGCAGAGCGCTCGACTTTACGCCTTTCTCTACGGCGATTACCTGATTCAATCTCATGCTGACCACCTACGATATTTTTAGGACAGTGAGACTTCACTGTCCTAAGTATTATAAGGTATTATGTAACGTAAATCAATAGGAGGTTACCCACAGTCCTCATCGACTATATCCTCATCTTTGGGGATTGATAGTCCCCAACGCCTAACTGTCTTACTTATGGTAGAAATACTCTTACCATAAGCGGATGCAATGTCAGTAAGTGAACGTTTGCTGTCTAGCATTGCCTGTAGTTCGCTCGGAGTGGTTACTTTGCGTAACCATCCGGTTTTCACACCTCTATAACACTTTGCGTAGGGTATGCCGAACTCTTGTAGCATCTTCTCCACAGTTATTATCGACCCTCCGACTTCATCGCGGATACTGCTAACGGTTGCACCCGGTCGAGAGGCTGCGTTCCTCAACTCGGCCTCTGCCGTAGGACGTTTGCGTAACCAACGTCTACTAGGAGGAGCATACCCGACGGTAGCTAGAGCGGCCCTTATCGTAGAGGGAGACGTGTGGTAACTAGCACTAATAGCAGTCATAGTCTCTCCATCGTCTATGAGGTTGACGATGTCTTCTATGTCAGTATCAGTCAGTAAGTGGCGGTATCTGTAGGGGATACCGTACGCATAACACCAAGCGGACAGTTCCACGTGAGAATGTAGGTCTAGTAATGCTAGAGCATCTCCTAAGGGGATACTTAGGTCAGTGTACACATATTCGACGTCTTCTTTACTCGGTTGACGTGCCTTAACTCGACGAGGTATACGCATCGGTAGGTTGTACGCTCGTATCAAAGCGTACATATATGGTGAGGATAACTCAAGTATCTCATATAAGACAGCTATACGAACCCTCTTCACGACATAGGCATCGTATAGCCACTCGTACGTCGGTCTTCCGCACTCGTCGTACTCTACGGGGTCAAGAAACATAGTACACTCGCTTTCGTATCGCAATATACTTTATATAATATATTATAATATAAAAAGTGAGGCATAAACAAGTAGGTCATATACGTATATGACCTACTTGTACTAGTACCCTTTAGAGTCTAGGCGAATCCGCATCCGCCACGGTCGATGTCTTTCTCGTCCCAGTACAACCAACGGTCTCCAATCTCGACTGGGTACGCACGCTGTATCCCTTGATGCATCGCTTGCAAAAACCGATAGTGACGCTTACTGACAATGCTCTCAATCCAGAACCCACAGGTAAACTCCTCGAACGTACCATACTCGTAAGTTTCGTGTAAGGCAAGTCGCTCTTCAGCCGTCAGACTGTCAAAACCAACTTTATAGTTCGTAATAAATTGCCGAACGAGAGCTTCGAACGCTTTAATGAACTCCACTTCCAACTCAAAAGCTATATCCCCACTATAGGATAGTTGGTGGACGTCCACCAACTCGTTCGCCTCCGCGATTTGAGCTTCAGTAGCACTAGCCCACTTACGGTTGTCTAGTACGTGACATCTATCATTCAGCTCGCACAAACCCAGCTCAAACTTCGTTTCCATAAGAGGCTGATTTGACGGTGTATGCCAATTCGCTCTTAAGTCTCTCTCCCAAGACTCTGTATCATAATCGGGCGTTGAAGCAGACGCGACCATATTAATCCAACGGTCGTGGTAGTTAAACCCGTCCATAACAGTAAAGAGATGCTTCTCGAACCACCAACGAGCAAGTTCGGTGCTCGTGTCAAGTCGGTAACATTCCGCGTAGTCTTGTAAGTGAGCGTCGTGGAACTCATGAATGAACTCGATAGTACGCTGTACGATCTCTTCCTCAGCGATCTTTGGGTTAAACATGCAGGTAACCTTTCGTTTATATTACAACTTTATATAAATATATTATAATATAAACGATTGGCTGTTTACAAGAGGTTCAAAAGCCCAAAAATACAAGGGGAGCATTCCGGAATGCTCCCCTTGTATAACTCATGGTTGAATTCGCGAGCTCTCACACATCACGAACCTTTACCTCGACTAGCTAGCCAATCTTCGGACCTTGCCACAGAAGATAGGCCCGGCTAATTCTAAGCCCCACCGGTATGTTACCCCGTAGGTAACTCATTACCTACGTGAGGTAGTCATTTCTGCTACCTTCTCGCTATTCCTAGCGAGTCCGGACTGTCGCTTCATCCGAGAGTTCGAACTCTCGGAGCTTCTCACTCAGTCTCTACGGCTGCACAGTAGTTTGCTACTTGCTTGCCTCGGGATTGTCCACTTATCTCAGTTGGGAGTTTCCCCGATGTCAGAGAAGTTTAGTCGACCAGCTTACGCTGGAAGGCGACGTGTATGTCCATCGCAAAGACGATGTAGCGTTCGCTGAGGATTCCGTCTACTCCCGACGGAATTTGGAGGACCGTAAAGTTTGGAGAGAATAGCCAGCGTAAAGTTGCGGTACTCTCGTCCAAGATGTACATGTCCTCGACTAGAGCGTTGTCGCTCGTACGGTTGTACGTCCCTATCATGTTGCCAGGCACAGGAATGATGGCTAATTGACCGTTCGCCCACTGTACGCTGTTAACCTTGACTCCGGGTATAATTTCGTTGAAGTCGTTGTTATAACGTTGGTTGGTCTGCTGCTCAGTATCGAGAGCTTGTTTGGAGTTCATCGACATGTAGACAGCACTCGGCATACCACCGGCATTAGCTAGCTTCGCTGCAACGAACTGGAGACTCTCGAGTATGTTCAGCGAGCTAATATCTGCCTGTGTCGCAGAGTTTGCAGAGAACGAACCGACACTTCCTAGCACACCTCGGAAGCCATCGAAGGCGTTCGCATTGTACAGACCCGCTTCTTGAGTCGCAGTCCCGGAAGAATTAGTCGCATTCCCCTGCATTATGGTGTACTGCAGGTCCGTAGCCAGTTTGACCATTCCGTTAGCTAATTCGGTCTTCTGAGGGTCATCACGTGTGTTACTCGACCTTTCGGTCGGAGTAGGTCATTTCTGCCTACTTCTTTACATTTCTGTAAAGGTCAGACTATAGCATCATCTAATACTCTTGCACTACACTCAGAAAGTACTCGACCCACTCATCTTCCACTCCGCGAATGGCTCGATGGCAATCTTCGCAGAGAGTAATACCGTTCTCAGAGTCGTTTGTACCTCCTCGGTACAGTGGTAGGATATGGTGTACTTGAAGCTTCCATTTCTCGGAACAGTCACAGTTAGGCATCTGACACACCCAACTGTCTCGAGATAGTATAACTAGTTTCGTAGTATCGTCAAAACCGTACGTCGTATAAGTTGAGTCCTCTAGAGTACGCTTTACTTGTGGAGTGTATCTGCCGTTAGAGTGGACCTCAAAACCGAATGCTCTAACCCAACGCTCCACTGCCTGATCTCCTACTCCTAGTAGTTGTCCTATAGAAGTAAAGCCCATACCTTCGACTATATACATATACCACAACTCATCTCGAGTTACGGGACACTCTATCGGACGATTAACAAGCGCTCGTCCGGGATCTAGTCCGTACTCTTTTATCAGACCCGAAATCGTTGTTTGGTTGCACCCAAGCGCAGACGCTATCTTTACAGCGGTAAGCCCTTCAACTACGTGCCACTGGTACAGTTGCTCTCGAGTTGCTACCGACCTCACAGCGTTATTCGGCGTTACAGTACGTTTGGGGATACTATACTTATTAAGCCAGTAGCGTATAGATTCCGATGCTGTATAGCCAAACTTTCTTGCTATTTGTATCGGTGTCAAACCTTCAACGACGTACATCTGATATAACTGTTCCTTTGACGGTCTCTCATTACTCACAGTTCTTATCCCCTTTATATTAACTACTATTTTAATTATAGTATATAAAGAGGTATAAAAACAAGTGAACACCATATGCATTAGAGCTCTCTCGCTTAGTCGTTACGGGCGTCGACTACATAGCCGACTTCCCTCGGTATTACCTTTCTTCTAAAGACTAGAGAAGTGAAGGCCTCCACCGATATCAGAGAGAGTTATTCGACAGCAATCACTTGCTGAAGCCGCTATGCTGCTAACGGAGCTCCACCCTGGGCTACAGCGGCCATCTCCTTGAAACTCACGCCTCTACCAACGCCAAAGACGGCGATCGGGAACGTAGCCCTTACGTAGGTCGAGGCGGTATAGCTGACGGTACCAAGCTCAGTAATGATGGTCGAACCGAGAGAGTTACTGTCGGGAGTTGTAATTTGATTCAGTCTGTTACCTACGCCGAAGCGTCGGACAAGTCATTTCTGCTTGTCTCCCTAGTTTCATTCGAACTAGTTATAGCTAGGGTTCAGAACATGTCATCCCTTTCGGGGAGCGCGTATGTTCGTTACGGACTCTCTGACAAAGGTCAGGTTGCCTCGGCGTTACGCACTGCTGCGCTTTCACCGATACAGCGCTCTTTGCTTACGAAGCAGTATCCTACTTCGCAGGGCCAACAGCTTACGCTCCAGCCGCATGGACGAGACCATTAGCTGGTCCCTTAGCGAGCCGCTCAAATGCAGGGAACACCTTCACAAACAGCGCATAGAGGGTAGGTTCCAGGTCTTGCCGGATTAATACGTTGCCTGTAGTTCCTGACGTTGAGTCTAGGATACCTTTGACAGCGTCTGGTGCGAAGGGGGCGTTACGCATTTCGCGTAGCAGTTCCTTTGTCATGCCACTGTCGTCTTTAGGAGGTGCCTGACGCATCATGTACTGCAGTTGACGATCCAGCTGGACTGGATTCATCTTTAGCAGCTCTCCTACCATCTTGTCACGTTTGATCTGGTAAGTCGCATCGTTCGGATGCTGAAATTCTGTAAATGTATCTGCCACTGTTCGGGCATCCTTTCATGTGTTTGATGCTCGTGCCGTGGCTCGCTATATTGTATCCGTCTGAGCAGTTAGCTGCCGCAGACTCGCACTAAGCGTGCTGCGCACTACTTCTTGTTTGTATCGCTGTCTACTACGTTATGCAACACGTTAGAAGCACTCGTAGTAGATGACCAATAGTTGTAGGGTATACCATTGACGGAAGTCAAGGTTAGATTCGGTGACGTCTCCATATGCCAACTCACAACGGGTTCGAATACCACGTCTGTCTTACCTCCGTGACAGTGTATCGCTTTCAGCTCCTCCATTGAGTCGTACACCCCAATGGATTTATACTCAGTCAACCAAGCAAGTGTGCACTTCCCACTCTCGTACTGAGTGCCTTCAGCGATAACACCCGTCCCGGAAATTCCAGTCACGTCTTCGTGACGAACCAATTTGAACGTCCTCACACTTACACTTCACTTTCGATGATAGGCACGAAAGCTTCTCCACCTTCGCGATACGCTAGTATCTGGTAGGGATGCATAAGTGACATCTGATCAGACGTTAGCACAGGTCGTGGTGTGACATCCCCAGCTAACCAGTGTTTGCACTGACCAACTCCAGGAATATGTACCACCCTAGCTGTGCTAGTCGTTGATGTTTCTGTCACTTGTACGGATTCTGGATGTGTATTACGCGACGTGAAGTTAGTCGGCCGACCTAGCCCCGTGTGCTTAATACTATCCATGCGAGTCTGAAGTTCAGCGACCTCTAACTGTATACTCGCTAGAGTCTGTTGAGCTTCTTGCACGCTACTCTGCAACCCTTTTACGTTGATACCATCTAAAGCTCTCGTCAGTTTATCGATAGAAGGCGATAGACTCACGTTACTAAGGCCTAGCACAGCTGCTAGTGACTTTGTATCCACTGGAGCACTCGCCGAAGCGTTGGGATAACCACCAACGGGTTCTGTACTATTGTAAGTGCCTCCACTTACGCCAGAACCCATATCCGGTTGAGTAGGCTCCATATTGGATACAGTAGGGCTACCTACACTGCACACTTTGCCACCAGTCATATGCTGTAACGCATGATGTATGACGTGAGCTAGAGGCATATGAGTCTCTGGTATTGGATTCGCGTCCGAACCTGGAATACCGCCAACTGCACATGTCTTACCACCCGACATAAACGACAGGCACTTGTGCATAACGTGTGCCATTGCCATATGTGACGCATCCGGCAGTTCTGGCAACGACCTAGTAATAGCACCGTCTGTAGAAGAAGCCAACTCTCTCTGTAACCGACGTCTAGCAACAGATCGAATTAGTTCCCCGCTATCTCCGTCATCATCGTCACCGTTATCATAGTCTGGAATACCTAGTACGGCCATTAACGAGTCTATAGCACCATCAGCTGCATCGATGTGGGCGTCGATCGTGGTAATAGCAGTCGCAAGTGCTGACCAATCCATATCCTTCGTAGCAATAGCTTTAGTAGCATCAACGGCACTAAAGCCAAGAGCGGCACCGAGTTGGTTATAGGTTGCAAGCATAGCATCGTGCGCTACTTGTAGACTCTTATCTCCGCTATGGCTGTGCTTATGTCCGGCATCGTCATCGTGTGAGTGAGTGTGTGTATGCGTCTCATCTTCACCTTGAGACCCAAACGCCTTATGTATATGAGTATGAGTCCCACTCATTACCGCGTGAGTACCGTCTCTCGAAACCTCCACCTTACCCTTGGTCACTTCTGCCTGCGTACTTGCACTTACTGGTTGACTTTGCATAGCTGAAGCACCGTCTGGATCGGCACCAACGTCTGTTGGACCCGGAGGATTATAAGTAGGTCCAGTCTGTCCACTGTCAGAAGGAGTCTTTGCTGGTGTAGGAGAGTAACCTGGCGTAACTGCTGGCGTAGCTGGACCGGCAGGTCCTGTTTGAGCTCCTCCAGTCGGAGCTATCTGCGGCGAGGGGGCTTTACCATCCTCCGGATTGGTAGGAAAGTCTACGTGCGGATGAGCGTGATTGAAGTCGTTGTCGTGCTCATGCTCGTGAGCGTGTAGGTCTGAATCTATACTCTTCTGACCGAAAGACGGATGAGCGTGCGTATGAGAACCCTTAAATGGTTCGTGCGAGCCATCTGAGTCAATCGACATACCGCGGTTATCAGTCTTGATAAGGTCAGGATCGATGTGCGTTGTCTGTAGCACGTCGGGTTGTACCTCCTTACCACCTTCCCATGGTGGTGTAATATCAGGGTCATTGAATGCTGAAGACATTCGGTGGTAGTAGGCAGCAATCCTAGATCTGACAGCACCTACATCCCCACTAGGTATACTCACACCACCACGTGCTCCCTGTACTGCGGCGGCTGCAGCAAAGATACCCTTCGGTATCGCCTTCACGCTGCCACCTACCACGTCACAGAAAGGTAGCTTATACGAACCAATGTTATCGGGAGTAGAAGCATCGTACCAGAAGAAGCACTGTTTCATCTTAGCTGACGACATGCTGTCTTTACCACCGGCCCACTCGACTAGTCTATGTCTAGCGCCACTTCCATCCCAACCTGCCCCTCTATCTGCTAGAGGCCAACTCGTCTTGCCACTAGCAGCCTTAGCCTCATCCGGAAACAGTTCGGACTCGATAAGGGCATCGACTTCCTCTTCAGACTGTACTAGTTCTAGTGTCTTAAAGAACGCTCTACCCTTTTCCGTAACCTCGAACCTAGTCGTCGGTGTAATAATTACATCACCTGCAAGCTCCTTAGACACCATAGCAGCGATTGACTCACCGTCCAACACCACTTTAACATCTGGTGAGTACTTCTTAGTCTCAGTCGCAAGCACAGTAGGTACTTGAGCGGGAGTAATCTCCTCCAATTTACCGTTGTGAGACAGTACAAACATCTTTTTAGTTGGAGACCATAACACGCGCTTATTAGAAGGGCGAGCTTTAATACTGTTAAAGTGCTTCCTTAAGTCACCGTCTGTAAAGGTACGTCCAATTGCACTCTCGTAGTCTCTAGGAAACAAGCCCCGCATAACAGGAGCTAGTTTCTCAGCGTCACTAAGTACGCCTTCTCTTAATGAGCGAGAGAATATACCCTTAATCGCGTTCTCAACCCAACACCGCTGGTTAGCAGGGATACCGACGACTGAGAACTCGACGACCTCCACGTGTAAGATATTAATCGGTCCGCCGTAATCGTCGTCGTCGGCAGCTTCCCAATCCTTTACCATACAACCTACGCTACAACCGAACTGTCTCCCGTTTCGAATGTACTTGTAGGTCCTAGCAGCGTTTGGGTTGTCCATCTCTACACCAACATTGAGATGTAGGTCAGCTATACCATTCGCTGTAAACAGCTCCGGTCTATCTACTAAACTACCAAACAGCGAATCCGGAAGAGCGTAGTCGTGATTCAGCCAAATCGACAACTTAGGACGCACTTGCATCATGTCAGCTAGTGCTGACATCTGCATAGAGTCCTCTTCTAGGTCTCGTACTGTACTCGAGCCTACCATATGTACTATAGGCTCTATACCTCCATGGACAGCATCCTGCGTAAGCAGGGGTTCCATCGAAGCAGTATAGATGACGAAGTCTGGAGACAGACCACCGACCTTGCTGTCCATTTGTGCAGGCTCGATCGTTGTCATACATTCCTCTACTTAGTGCTACTCGCGGGCTTCTGAACGATAGTTGGCTTTGGCACAGTCGGTTTAACTGCAGTCGTCGCAGTCACATGATGATACTGATGGGTGACGCCATCAGTATTATGCACACGTGTCATTTGCGAATAGTCCTTACCCGGGACTAGAGTCGCTGTAATCTGTGCTGTAACTGTCCCATCTTCTGCTGTCTGTAACTCGACAGCTTTCACTTCGTAAATGTCATTACCCAGCTCGAGAACCGAATGGTCTCCGTTGTGATACATATTGTATTACTCCTTTTAATCTGTATATCTACTAGTCCAGCGCTTACCTGGCGGCCGACTACGTGTATAAGCAAATGACTTACTGCCGACTTGTACCGACTCAACCGGTTGACCTAACTCGCCTAACACTGGTGGGGGTCCAGAAGAAGTCGGATCATCGTCGGCAGGTGTAGTAGAAGGTGAGTCAGCGTCCTCACTAGTTCCACTAGCAGGATCTTGAGCACCGATAACACCAGAGCCTGAACGTGGACCATAGTCTCCACCTAGATAACCCGTTCCGTATGACAGCCACTTTAGTGGTCCAGCAGTCGTATTGACGTAGAATGCGTCTCCTCCAGCTACGGGTTCCTCACCACGCATCGCCAGTACCTGATTCAGGGTCATAGAAGGCAGACCCGCCATACCCTTCGCAGCTAGGTTTACAGCACGTTCAGCGTGTAACTGTCGAGCGGCTTCACTTACTTCTGGATACACGATACGAAGGTTAAGAGCTGCTAAATTAGAACGGTCGTTCGGCAGTTGCTGTGCATAGTCTGCTAGTAACTCTCGATTGAGGAACTCTTCGAGCAGTAATAATAGGGGAATTAAACCGGTATCCTCAAAAATCTCCTGCTGAACCTCAGCGTTTGCCTTGTTAATATCGAATGTCACTCCTAACTGCTGAGGTGAGAGTTGAAAGACTGCGGACATTTTACGGACAATATACACCTGCCACTCGAGCCACTGATTGTCTTTAGCGGAGAATATCAGCGGAAAGTGATTCGCAGGGTTATTACCACCGAACCAGAACACTTCCTTACGGCCAGCAATCTCAGTGTCGTACATCATCCGCAAGCGAGTGATCTGTGCTTCCGTAGCACCGGGTACTTGCACAGCGTGAGGTGGTGGTTTCATATCTACCATGTGCATAGCCGCTGTAGACGCTTTCAAGTCCGCTTGAATGGTCTCATACAACACTTGCACCGGCGACAATCCGTATCGGTACGACGCGGGGTTGGCCATTATGACGATGCACTCGTCATTACGGAGGGGTTTCTTCACTCTACCAACGTCGTCTTCATACAAATATCTAGGTTCGTTCGGGTCTCCTGACCATTGTGGGTAGATCTTAATCGTAGCTCCGTCCTCGTAGTACAAACCGACTGGCTGGCGCATAATCGTCATGTTCTTGGTAATAACACCACGGTCCAACACGAGCACGTCTTCTAGCACAGGCTCAATGAGTGACCGGTAACTGTCCCTATACTCATTCGGCTGATCTAAGAGGTGCTGTACCTTCTTCATAACAGTACGACTATAGGGTTTACGCTCGTTCAGTGGTACTACGGCTATATCCGCTCGACCAATCTGCTGTCTACGTACGGTAATAGCTGCTCTAACCCATGGGTCGGTATCTGCTAACTGACGTAGTACCCTAGCGTTACTAACTCCGATAGGATAGTTCCTAGCACCAGTCCAAGCAGCTGGAAATCCTGACTCACCACCTCTCGGAAAGTCCTGAGTCGGGGATGCTAACGCTATATCTGGTCTAGTCAACGCTTCCTGTCTTGCTAACTCTCGATTCCTTACACCGTCCAGTACCTTTAGCAGCACCGGGTTCGATACTAACAGTTGCTGCACTCGTTGCACATCGAGTTCGGGAGCCTCTACTAGTTGAACTAGCTGTCTATAAGCTTTCTCGGACCCTCTAGGAACGGGAGTAAGCTGTTTGCGACGTTTCTTCGTCATACACCCTCTTGATTTCAACCGAGAGTTTATATTATAATATAATTAGTAAATACTTTTACCAGGAAAGGATACGCTCGTGCCGGATACCTCAACCTCATTAGCAGACAGAGTACGTAGAGGATTTGCTGCCTCTAAGGCCTTAAAGCTCCGCCTTGGCAACGTTCCATGGGCTCAAGCATGTGCTAACAAGTACATCGAGCTAGATTCTCAAGTACATCAGGGAGAACACTACCGTATTAAGCTTGAGACAGCTGCACTTAATATCGCTAGACACGGCGGTAGAAGAATAGAGTCTCTACACGGAGACTACGACCACTTTCGAACGCTGGTACCTAAAGAAGTCGCTCTTTGGTGGGTTACTCAGATCCAGGACGATGAGGAAGCGCTTGAGAACGAACTAGAACGATACTCACAAGCGCGCCGAGACGCTATGGCGAGAGAAGCCGAAGAGCGTCGAGACGCATACGAACGACGTTACAAAGCTGAAGCTGAAGTCGTCGAGCGAGCTGAAAACACGCTACGTTCACACCTTACGGAAGCACAGTGGCAGTGCTACGTACAACTAGGTTGTGTTCCCGTCCGTAGCGTTAATGTACCTAGTAGAGTCTACGTCTTCACTGGAGTAACTAGTCAATACTACTACCCTACCTGGAGAGGCCCAGAATCGGACCCACTCACGGCGGATAGAGAGTTTGCTATGAACACAACTGCACTACAAGTCGCAGTAAACGCAGTGAGATCCCGCAAGGACCACCACATCAACACGTACATTTACGAACGTGACATACAGGTAGACCAAGTCTGTATCCAAACGTCGGGCAAGGTAACTGAACTCCCTATCGCTGACCAGATTCTCTCACTGATACTACTACTATGGGCTGACGAAGCTACATTCTTAAGTACAGGCAATAGATACTACCATACGGACTACTTACAGCGTAGAGCCCTGCAACTACTTAGAGAGGAATAGCCCTCTTGTAAAACGATATGTAAATACTTTATAATATAAATAGAGGAAGAAATACTTTCTCTACAACGAAAGGAAGGTACCCAAGTGGGTAAACTCAGAATCCTTGACCGTACAGGCGATACAACCTACGACTACCCGACAGTCTCGGAGGCTGCTACGCTTGTCGAAGATCAAATCGCAGCAGTCCAGGAAGCAGTACGCATCTTCGCTGAGAAGCAGCAGACGACACAGTACTTAGCTATCGCCACTTACGGCGACCAGCGTAAAGTCATCAAGCACTTCGATCGGACTGCTGACCACATCACAATGATCCCACGTATCGTAGGGGGTTAGCACTCAAGTACAGCGTCAGTTGGTCTACATCAACTGACGCTGTACATTCGTAAACACTTCTCTCAGAAATCTACTCGCCTGCAACTGTCTCCGGTTTACTTCCTCGTCGTCAGTCTCTACCACACTCGGAATACTTCTCACTACAACTGGTACAGGCACACTATACGACACGGCGAGAGGTATGGTCTGCACGCTCGTCACTAATCTCCAAGCGGCTAATGCCAGTGACATCACACAGTCGTCTGTCATACCTTCAGGAGCACTGTATTGCAAATATCGAGAGGGCGTATAGCGGTGTTCAAACGACTTTAGTTCGTTAATGAGTATAGGAATGTCCGGGAACGTTATTTGCGCCTTCTCGAGCTTCACAATCAGGTTCTCCACCAACTGTGACTTACTAGTCGACGTAAACAGAAAGCCCTCAACCTGCAGATTACGTTCTCGAACCTGTTCTAGTAGAGGATCACCTACTCCGGTACAGTCCATTACGACGAACGCACCGTTATATCGATACGCTAGATCAACCAGTCGGTCTAGCTGTGCTCTGTATTCCACACCATTCGAACGATCAAACGCTACGACCTTCTGCTCCTCGACGTCGACTACTGTCATAACAGAGAAGTCTGCATACTTCGCTGGATCCCAACCGAGTATATACGAGTGACCGAACTTGGGTTCCTCCAACTCACCTTGCACACAGTCATCGACGTTACGGAAGACACCCGCAGACTCTTCTAGGAACTCCGCTAAGTACTCTTGCCGGAATACATCCTGTGGAAGCGCAAGTCTAGCCTCTTCAATGTCGTCCTTCCGTACATAGGGGTTAGCAGAGGTTGGGAATGTAAACGACCTATACTGATCCTGACTCGAGTCTTGCCCTCGTAAGAACATTCGATAGAACCAATTCCGACCTAACGGGGTGCTAATAAAGATAGCCCTCCCGTTAGTGTCAGAAAGGGCTGGACGTAAGGCGGCTTCCCAAGCTTCCTGTGCTACTCTAGCAGCTTCGTCAATCACCAGAAAGTGTATACCCTCACCGCGTAAATGGTCAAACCGCTCGGTAGACCTAAACTCAACTGTGCTACCGTTAATAAGCTCCAGTCTCAACTCAGTCTTGTTCGGGTCTGCAGCTAATACTTGCTTGAGCGCCTTCGACATCAAGCGAAAGGCGATTTGAGTCTGTCTATACACGGGAGCAACCCACATAGACAGCGTGTCACTGTGCTCTAACGCAAACTTAGCAACCTCATTCGTACACGCCATCGTCTTACCGAAACGTCTACCACAACTCATAACCCGGAAACGTGAAGCACAGTTGTGTAGGAGCTTTTGACCTTCGTGAGGGGTATACAGTTCTACTGTCAGTGACTTAGTCGGAGCCATCAAACACCCTAAACATGTAAAATGGACACTAACGTGTCCCTAAGTCGTCGCTATCAGTGGGCGAACATACTCATCTGTCTGTTAATAAGTATAATGGACATCGACAGAAAAATCAAGTGGGGGAATGCGTACAGTCCTCTTGATTTCAACCGCACGTTTATATTATAATATATTATATAAAGTTAGTATAGTCTCACCAGCCGAAGGAGAAAACCTTGACAGAACAATTTGTTGAAGACTTCCGGGCACCAGTCCACCCAAACTACCCAAGTTACCCAGCAACTATGCGTGATTGGTCAGACAACTCAGATAGTGTGAGTGACACGTACGCTACTCACAAGCAGACGTTCTGTAACTTCCTATCGGGTACGTTTCGTACAGCACTCTTCGATGACTATGGATCTATCCATATTCTTGTACCGAGTGCTCACGACCCTCACACAGAAAGTGACTTTCCAGGGGGCTACGAATACTCGTTCAGCAGTAGCTTTCCAGACACGCCTGTAGAAGGCTCTCTTATGAGACTCATGTATAGGTGCATGAAACTCATAGACCTCGTACCTATTGAACTAGTTACTCCGTTAAGTGTGCGTCGTCTTATACAACTTCCTCCACTTGCGAACGAAGCGACCGTAAGAAGTACATACAACAATGTACTTGCTATACAGAGGTACGGAGAGTACGTCTCGAAAGCTTACATCATGCAATACAGCAACGGTAGCTACGCCATTTGGGACGAAAGTCCAGTACACTACCCAAATAAACACGGCCGATGGCCAGGAATGCCTGTTGGGCATCCGACGCCATATCGAACAGACATCACCATATTCCAAAAAGACCACAACGCTGCTGAATACGACTTGCAGGAAGCTATCCTCTTTATGAAAGAGGGTCTTCGCTACGCTAAACACGTTTGGGAAGACTAAATTAACAGCAAAAACGCCTGAGTTCTTAACTGAACTCAGGCGTTTTTGCTGTTTAGGCTACCAAAGACTCGAGGTAGATCCGTTTCATGTACATACCTAGACAAAACGTTAGGTATGTAAGTTTAGGTAAGCTGTTGAGGTATTCGAGATCTTGTACCATAATACGGGCTTGTGTGTGTTCGCAAGTCTTACGTCGGTAGTTTGCACCTTCTCGATACTTCTTCTGCATGTACACTGGAGCTTTACAGATACTACAACTGCCGATAGGAGAGAATGTCTCTGAGAGTCTTAGCATTGGGAGACCTTTCGAGGGAAATACTTAACCGTAGAGTTCGAACTCTACGGTTAAGGCCGGTTATGAAAACGATCTACTAGGGATTTGCTACAGGTCGTTGATATGTCACTGACATTCGATTACCCAAACTAGGATTAGCATCATCACTAGAGTACCAAATGGCGCTTACTGAAAGCCAATCTCCTATAGGGAAGCAGTTGTACTCATGTCCACCAAGGAATGGGTACGCTTGTAACGCTACGCCTCCTGGATTCGCTGCAGTTGTCTCAGTACAACTAACAACGTTCCCCGTATTGAATCCTCCACCGGGAGTAATCACTAGTACGTACTGGTTGCTACCACAATATTGTAAATCGGAAGTCATAGTTGGGTCGTTACTATGCTTCGCTGAGATACAGGCACTTTGAGGACTAGGTCTCACGTCGGATGGAAAAAGACTACTACCTGACTGTGCAGTAGGTCGCAAGTTCGATTGCGTTGCTGCTTCAGTCGGCTTCAAAAGGTTAGGTATACCGATCAGCAACAACCATGCTACGACGACAATAACTGCGGCCTTCATCAACAGTGACGGTGACAACGATTTCATGGGGTCTCCTTCTGCTAAGTACTTTTCTGTAGGTCTCTTCCGGTTAGCTAGACCGGTTTAGCACAGCTGCTAATGCCTACAGTCAATGTTGCCTACTGGACTCGAACCAGTGACACCCACATTTTCAGTGTGGCGCTCTACCTACTGAGCTAAGACAACTCATATTCATCCTCACACGGATCGGGCTCCCGAGACCTACGAAGTTCTTCTAGTCGGTCTCCAATCTCGCTTCCTTCCCAATCGAAGTTCATTCGAAAGCGAACTCCCAACCCTAATAGAATAAATTCCGCTTCTACACCTGGAACGCAGATATCCCACATTAGGTATGCCTGCCATAGATGGAAGTCGAACCAATTACACTTAATAAAGAATTGACTCCACTCCTCAATAGTGTGGAAGAATGTACTGTCGTTGATAGCGAGAAACAACTTACCGTCTTCACAATAGATACGCACTACTAACTCTCCTCTGTTTGTTTTTGGTAGTCTCGAGTGGAGTTGAACCACTATCTTCGACTTATAAGGTCGGTGCTCTCTACCGTTGAGCTACAAGACCGAAAAGTGAAGGACGTAAAACATCTTTACGTCCTCGTGTAGCTAGTAAGTCACCGCGAAAGGATCGATGACCTTTATAGTGTAGGTTAGAAGGAAAGAAGCTAACCCTACACTAACGCCCGACGAAGGACTCGAACCCTCATCTGCTTCATTTGGAGTGAAGCGCTCTTCCTTGTTAAGCTAGTCGGACGAAGTAGTGTCGTTATTGAGACCGGATACGACACTACCCCTAGAAAGTCGTCACTAAGGTCGACAGGCAACTCATCCCTTAGTGATGGAAGTTGGTGAGATTCGAACTCACTTCTCCGCGTGACCGCATACCCTACTACGCAGTCTCCGTTGAGTCTGCTATAGTCTTTCGGTACATCCTTTCCGCAAGCAAGCAACAACCCAATGGACCAACTTGCTTTGGTGGCGTCAGGAGTCACCTACGAACTACAGTGTCCTCTCCTGGAGCCGACAGAATGTTCTTGCTCATTCCCGGTACTCAGAACGGTGTCCTCTCCCTACGGACCGCAACTCCCGTGAGAAAGACCAACCACAATTCATTCCGACACACTACACTCCCGAAATTGAATGTAGTCAGCCTCTCATTGCGAAAGTAGGATTCGAACCTACATCAACCTGTCCTAAGCTGGTACTACCGGTTGTACGACTTCACAGACCTTATTCAGTTGTAAAGCACTGAAGCGGAAGATTTCCTTTGAAGGCGCGGAGTTCCTCAAAGGAATGCCAGTGAAGGGAATCGAACCCTTAATGCTATGGGCCTAAACCATAGGTGTCTGCCGTTGCACCACACTGGCAAGCGAGAGGATCTATGCTTGCGCGTTGATCCCCATATTCCCCAAGTCAGAAAGTCGCAAGAGATGGACTCCGCTACTCCTGGTGGAAGCGTGCAGATTCGAACTGCACCCTACGAGCGCTTGCAACCTGGAAACAAACGTTATCATAGTGCTACCCTCACTCCCTAGTGGGACTAGTTATAGCTCCATCATGCTTAAGAGAGACTCATCCAGTTCAGTATGACCAAGTGTAAACTAGTCCCGACTTTGATTAGCTTCTCACACTAATCAAAGTCGTAGATCGCGTCATTATCCTGGAACGGACTCGTCGGCGTGCCTAGTGCCGACGCGATCTACGATAGAGCCTTGTGGAATCGAACCACATCCTTACTCAGACACCCCCGTTCGAGTAGTGCTTTACCTTTTAAGCTAAAGACTCTGCAAAGTGCGTGAGAGCTCCGTATACTCTCACGCACTTTCGCGACACTGTCACGGTACCTCATCTCCTAAGTACCGTGGAGCTAGAGAAGGGACTTGAACCCTCAACCGCTTGTTTGGAAAACAAGCACTCTACCAATTGAGTTACTCTAGCGTATTTCGCTGTACGAGTTGTAAGAGCTAAGGTAAACTACTGGACTTGAACCAGTAACCCATTGCACCGAAAGCAATTGCTCTACCAGTGAGCTAAGTTTGTACGCTCGTACGGTTAGGGTACAACGAAATAGTCTCGGGAGTCAGCAGTGGATGGCGACCTTTACTTGAGGTCGAAGCAAAGTAAAGAACGCTACTGCTGACTTCTGCAACCCGCACAACTTTGTAGCACTGATGCAACGGGTTCTACAAAGCCTAGACGTGACGGGACCGAATACTTATGTGAGTCGACTGTTCAGAGGTCCAGCTGAGTACTTGTCGATACCAGGGAGACGCCAGTCGACTCACATAAGACTTGATACAACTCGCTCAGTAGGTACTACCAATACCGTTGCGTCCGGCGAGAAGCAACGCTTATTAGTAGGGCTTCACAGGGCAAAGTGTATCAAGTACTCTATGGAAGCAACTCCTCTTCCATAGAGTATCGCAAGACCTTCCCGAGAGGTCTTGGAGCTAGCAGAGAGACTCGAACTCTCAACAGGCGCTTTACAGGAGCGCTACTCTACCAATTGAGTTATACTAGCCAACTTCGTGACTGAATGAAATAGAGAAGTGCTCTATCCTCTAAGTTACCCCCTCACAGGTAAATTTGAGTTTAAGTGATGTGCAATCACTAGAGCCTTCTCGGTCCGAATGGTTGGATTCGAACCAACGACTTCTCGCTCCCAGGGCGAGTGTGCAACCCCTGCACTTCATTCGGAAGCGTTATGTAAATAATTGAGGCTTTCTCCACAAAGAAAGGTATGGACACATACACTCATTTACATAACTCCTTGTATTAATTATATAATACTAAACTCTTAAAATCAAGGGTCTCCATAATGGCGAGGGCTAGGGTTGAACTAGCCAAGGGAGGCTTATGAGACCTCCCGGAGCACCGGCTCTCCTCGCTACGCTTCCGCTAAGTAATACCTGCTCTCATACACTGCCATACAGTAAAAGGTTGTGGAGCACGTGTACTTAGTAGAAGGTCAACAAATGCTTCGCCGCAGACGGAGATTCCACAAGACCACTGCGACTGGCATCTACTGAATCGTAGCAGGTCGCTACCCCACTACGGATCACGCGTCCCGACTCGAACGGGAAACACCTAGTTAGCCTGAGTGTGTTACCACAACACCACCGCGTGAATAGATTCCGGGTGGTAACAAGGGAGATGTAGTACCACCTGAACTAACGAGAGAATGCTCTCGATATTATTATATAATATACTCCCCACGAAATCAAGTAAGCGAGCTACGTTCATCAATCGCTAGCACAGGTGGTTGTGAGTCTACTACAGTCGCTTGCTTGGTTTCGCCGCTAGGTTGCTCTAGTTGACCGCCTCCCCACTGAGTCTGTATCCTTACTTCAACCGTTTGGGTCCCTGTGACCTCCATAGACCTTGACCAACCTTCACTATTAGGTTTAGATTTACCCGGTCCGTACATCAGCCACGCAAGAGCGTTCTCCTTATACACTCGCGCTTCCGCTTTAGCACGTGCGCCTGCTCGGGCACTCATCACTTCCATGTAGAAGTCGTGGTAGGGGTCTCCTTCTGGCGAGTTCTTGCCACGTGCTATCCAACCTTCTAGGGTGCTGTCTCCTACACCGGCAGCTTCTGCGGCTACATGTAAGAACGCACCTTCCTCGAGGTACGCAATAATAGTGTTAGTAACCTCTGAGTTAAACTTTGGCGTTAGGACTCTAGCCATGTAGCCTCCATCTCTTCTAGCACAGTGTCATTGGGTATCGTTTGGGATTTCAATACCTCGTACCGTAGCAATACGTCTTCAGGCAGCATATCGTGGTGCTTACCTCGCCATAGTTGTACGAGTACTACCTTGTCCTTATTCTGACACGCTAAGTACAGTGCTAAGCACGCTCTCACAATCGTAGCTAACTGTACTACGTGATCTTTACACAATACATTGATGACTATACGTTCAACTGGGGAGTTGACTCTCCAGCCGCCACTTACGAATGGCGTGTCTGACGGAGGACGTGTATATTGTGAGCTATAAGCGTCACTCTCAATATCGTGAAGTTCTCTCAACCAAGCAGGAAATAAACGGATCTCTTCGTGCAGATGATGAAGACTTTGGTCCAATGTCCACCTACATTCTTGCTATGGGCTCGCAATGTCCGGATGAAGATATTATAACTGACATTGAACCCAGAAATCAAGAGGTGGCGTCTGAAAACGTAGTTACCAACCAAACAACACGGTGAGTACTTAGTACTCACCGTGTTGTTTTAGAAGGGAGAGCAGATGAACCTATCTGTCTCTAGCCACCTACTACCCGAGGAAGTATAAGAATTAGGGGTGCTGTACGATCAAATGTAGTAACACGTCGAGGTTTCTCTCCCTCGACGATCACAAAGGCGGAGTCTCTCCTCAGCATAGCGCTCTGGAAGATGCTTTCCGCTTCCCTTACAGCGGCTGTTTGAGCTTCCGCTAGATCATCGCTCCATACAACTGCGTCGTCTCCCCTAGAGGACATAACCCTTAAAGAATGCATACAGTGGACACCTTTCTAACTAACAACGTCCTTGTATATAATTATAGTATACAATATATACAAAATCAAGTTAGTCTCTTAGTGGACCCTCTTGAGTACACGTTCTACATAAGAGGCTTCTTTAGCCAATAACTCAGACCATCGGCGTAGACGACCCGCAACTGTCTGTAGAGCAATCTCCATTTCTTGCTCTACACTCTCCCTCGAAGTTACGACCCTGTATGAGAGTTCCCTCATCGAAGGAAGCAGAGGAATCTCTTCATCTACTGGAGGTTCTACGTACTCCAAACCGCGTTCAGACTCACCCCAAAGAGTTGTATCCACGTCTATCCCAGTAAGGTCAACCTCTCTCACCCCTTCTGGCGTAGTTTCAACCTCGACACTGGTCGCTTCCACCGCTACGGCTAACTCTACAAGAGCCGCTTCGGACTCCGGCATCGCGGTAGGCGACAGTCTAAAGGCTACCTCGGTGATGCTCAAACTACGTCGTTCTATCTTCCCATCTAGCACATCGGCAAGTAGTCTTTCGGCCTCTTCATCTGTTAGCTGTTCCCCAGCTAGAGCTCTAAGTCCAGCAATTGGAATCGACTTCACTTCGTCAGCACGTTCTGCGAAGCGTCGGGATAACCTCATATAGGAACGTACATACGGAGGCTCCAACTGCAAGTGCTGTTCCGCATACTCATACAAGGTTGAGGAACCTTCACTGGACCGCAACGCAGACAGCAACTCACCCAACAACATACTCCACAATACCTCTCGATAGGACTTAGGTATTGTAGACACACACGTATCTATTAAACTAACCATCTACATCCTCTCTTTTCGGCTTGTGCCCGAGTTGGGACGAACACCGTCGACACCAACTTTGAAACCCTTCAGCACTTGTAGCGTGCTTATTGAACTCTACTACTCCATAGTAGTAGTGACATTTTCCACACCGTCGCCCAACTACAAACGTGTTGTAGCGAGCATCCGGTCCATAGGCGTATATCAAGTGTATCTGTGCCACCAGATTCGGCATCCTTACATACGCTAGTTGCATGCCTATCTCTCGCAGCATCCCGAACCTATCGCCTAGAACTGGTCGAGCTTTCTCGAACTCCTCAATAAGGTCCACTCTAGTACCTACAGGAAAGAACCAACACGTAACTCCACTATCGGTTACGGCGGTCCTACAAACTTCCCTCGGTAAATGCCTTTCTAGTAGCAGTCTCGTATCGTCGTCGACGTCTCCACTCACCAGCACCATCGTATACATGTAACCTCCTACACTAAAGCCAGTTGTTGCTTCTGGAGAGTACGAACGTGGAAGGACTTCAGAAGCAACAACATCTCTTGTTTATATTATAATATATAAACGTGGAAGTTACAAGAGGGCTTTCTAGCTAGCTGCCGAGGTCGCAACTATTGGGATAGGCGAGGGGAACTCAAATCTAGCGCTACGACCATCCTCAAATGCCTTCACAATCTTAGGAGTTAGGTAAGACTGTGCAACAGTCTTCACGCATCTGCACAGCAACTTGTCGACTCTACCCCGCCATGCAAGTCCTATCAGCCCACACTTCGGACACTCACACCACCACTGATTCGTATCCCAACCACCTTCGACTCGCCATTTCCTACCTTCTGGCATCTGCTGTAGAGTCGCTGTTAGTTCCGCTCTATACTTGTCGATAAGAGCGGTCCACATATCCGTACAGTGGCTATACGGATCCTTCGTATATAACCGGTGGTCTCTCACGTACACGTACAAGTCTTGTTGCTGAAGGCGGGTTAGCACAGATGCAATAGACGGTTCGACATCCATCGGCATGCGAGTCATCTTAAACTTCCTTGGTTCGTAGTGGTAGATACGACTTGGCCAGTATACGATCGCACTCTCGGTCTGGCTCTCAACCGGTAACTCAATGTCACCCCACTGCACGTATACTGGTTTACGTGTATACAACGCTAGTAGGTCAGCTTTCTCTAACTCCTGATCGGAGGGTTTCTCTCCCTTAATCTCCAGCCAGACGCCAGAAGCTCCGATCTGTGGCAGGTACAGGTCAGGTAGATACGACAGCGTACCTAGTACAAACCCTTGCCGTTCGTACTGCCAAACTACTCCTAACCCGTCCAATACTGTTGCCCAGCGAGCCTCAATCCTACTACGGAACTGCACGCCTTTGTAGGAGGTCTCTTTAGCTCTCCACTGTGGTGGCATCACTCACCCCTTTCCGCTTTCGCAAGTAGTTAAGAGCAGACTCTAATCTCGTGAAGGTAACATCTGTCCAAGACGCCATCTGTATAGCCGGTCTTGGTTGAAACCTACCGTGCTTATCCACTACTATTATATACCCTGGACTGTATAACCTACACAACAGTCCACACAACTTTTCGTAGGACCAGTCATCTTCTCCGCCTAGGAAGTCCCACCACTCAATATCTCTATGTTCGACTAAACTACTGCACTGTAACGGCGACAGGAACGCCCTCTTGAGCATCACATACACGCACCGCCGATCCAAACTCACTACCCAAGGTTCGTTCGCGATAGCACGTATCTGCTCCACTACACGTTCTGCTACTACCCCACTCGTAAAGCACAGCTGCAATGGGTAGTAGTCCGACACCAACTCGTACACTATCGGCACTCTATCGTTACGAAAATACTCCACTGTTTGCGTTATAAAGGTTGGGTACGACATCGAACGTTCTGCAAACTCACTTACGTGTAGGATCAGCACCAAACCCTCTACAGAAGGCTTCATACCTAGCGGGAGGTCACCAACCTCATACGGAAAGTGTACGAGTACGTACTCACTCACGCGCTTGAGCATATGAGGTGTTCCTGTCATCGTTAACACCAACTCAGACATGCAACTCTCTATGCTTCGTCGACTTCAACTTTAATGTGGGAGCATCCCCTAGAGTAGTCCAATGCATTGGAGGAATAGACTTCCTACTCCCATACGTGCACAGTACGTACGCTAGCAGCTCAGCTACAACACAGATAAGAAACACTTGCCAGATCGGCTGAGGCATATACACCACCTTTGTCACATATGTACGTCATTAATTTAATTATACATGACGTACATATGAAAAATCAAGGGCAGTTGTAGGTCCACCCCTAGGATGTACGTAAGCAACCTAGCTACGTTTCCAGATAAGCTCATGTATTGTAAAAACACGGCTCAGCTATGCTATATGGCGCCATTTCGAAATTAAGGCAAACAAGTACTTTCACTTTAGAAATCATGTGTGATATACATGGTACACCATTGATAAGTAAAGTAGAGATCGATAGCAACGTTATATTTTTAATACCCCCGCGATAAAATATTATATATATGGGGGGAGCTTAAAAAATTATCCGAGTTATCGAAGTTCTTGTATAAAGTCCCTACAACGCGACTGTGCTTTGCGTAGGAGACCCGAACCACCTTGATTTTCATTATGCTATATTATATAATTATAAACATCAGTCGGAGTGCCTCGCAGTGCCAAGTAGTTTCAATAAGCAAGGAGAATGCAGAACATGGTCTCAACGATTGAGCTCTCGAAACACGCCGAGAGAGCGTTGGCACAAATCGAACTATGGCCCGGAGTGCCGCTCACGAATCTAATGGCAGGTACTGCACGTGTGCAAGTACACGAAGCATTACGTGAGTTGGAGGAAGCAGGTCTCATCGAAGTCCGTCTAGTAAGGACGGACCACAGACCAATCACAAAATACTACCCAAAAGGACAGGCACCTGAATCCGAGCTCTTACGTACAAAGGAGGATGAAGTCGCGGACAAAGTCTATCGATGGATCAGAACCAATCCAGGGCAACCAGGATCGAATTGTCTGATGACCTCATTCAAGAGAAGTATTGTGGAAGAGGCTCTTGCACGATTGGAACAAGAAGGCCGCATCTACAGCAGACCTAAGTTCCTTCACGGAGAACGGTCCGTGAAGACGTACTACGTTGCTGAGGAGGAAGCGGTAGCGTAACAGTTGGAGTGGTAGTCAGTTGGAAGTTTTCTGTGTCGATCCTGGAGTCAGTATCGGGATCGCGTACCTAAGGGAGCTAACGCTCTACACCGATGTGCTAAAGACGTATACAGACTTACATCTGTATCTGCAGCACATCGGACCCTCTGGGGTTATCGTGTGCGAGTCGTTCAACTCAGGTAATGTGTCTCATGGACCGATGCTACGTACAGTCAAAGTCATCGGTGCCATCGAAGCCTTCTCAGAATTGCACCACCTACTGTTGGTGCAGCAAACACCCTCGTCTCGGACAGCGTTCTTAGATGACGCAACCTTACTGTTGAAACCTCATAAGGTGCTCGCACATCACATTGACGCCTGTGCTCACTTATTGCGGTACTTGCACTCCACAGTAGGTAGTTATCAGCATCTATCGCTAGAGGTTTTAGTGGGCCTCCACAACCTAAGCAGGTAACGCCTGAGAAAAATTGCAGTCATAACTGTAGGGGACACTCTTGATTTTCTGTCGGTACTTCGTTTATAATATACATATATAATAAAACAAGGAGCAAACGCTCCATTGTACCGAAAAGGAGTTGGATCCCCATGCCACGTAAGAAGACATCCGAAGGAACATCACGTCGTCGTAAGGCAGTCGCTAACGTTGAGACCGCCACACTCGAGCTTGAGTTGGGCGAACCAGAATTAGGCTCTGTCGAGCCAACTACAGAAGCACAGCTAGATGCTGTCGTAGTCAAACCCGTCGAGGAAGTAGTTGACGCTAGTCCTAAACCTGACGTAGAAGAAGGTCCTGACACTGAGACTGAACTGCCAGTTGTTGAGGTGCAAGAACACCCGTCTGTGCTAGACGATGCAACTACAGTAGTAGCTGAGCCATCCGAGATTGCTGAACCCGTCACGGAAGAGACACCGGTTGTAGTCGTGACTCAAACGCAGATAGTGCAGCCAACTACTACACCAACGACTGCGGGTAAACGTCCACCTATGCCCCCGGAACAGAAGGAGAAGCTGCGAGTGGCTGTGACAGAGTACTACAAACATAATGACCATCCCATGAAGGGAAAGACGCTTAGCCAAACAGTAAAGGATAACATCGCTGCTGCAAGGCGAGCACAACAGCCTGTTGGGAAAAGCACTGAAACTGGAAGACCCATTTACAAGCAACCATAATTAGAAACGGTTGTAGTTAGTTTTTACTCGGGCTGCAAACGTATACGTATGATTTATATATCTATGTATATACACCCAGTAAAAACTAACTATAGCGTTATAGTAAGTCAGGTCGAATATATGATCGAGTACGGGACTGAGGAACCTCATCGAGTCTGTCTGGAGTGTGGGTTTGAGCGTAACGAACGTACACGTACTAAGTGTGCGAACTGCGGTAACGCAACTGTCTGTACACGTGAGGAACTAGCACGTCGTATAGAGGCGGATGTTGCGTTCATCAACTTCTGGAGAGGTTTAAACACTGACACGTTATTCAGCTACAACCAAGCACGACGTCTGTATTGCGTAGCCGTCAAAGCTGGAAAGGTGTAATCTGTTATGTATGCATCTCGTACTGCGCTACAAGCACACTTAGCTTTGCGTAGTGTAGTAAGATGCAAATACGGTCCAGAAGTTGATGATAACCGTCCGTTACTAAGTTCGGGCTACGAACTGTACATTGATCCTCAAACCGGTGCAGTCTGCGTAGTATGGACTCGTTTCATGGAAGACGACGAAACCACTGAGGACGGTTACCAAGCGGAATACGAACAACTAGTTGATTGTTTAGACGTCCTTCATCGTGGAGGCATTGCCTGTGACCTCAAACTCCACGATGAAGGACGTTATTTCATCCACTGCTACTACCACTCCACAGTATTGGAACTGAACGTTCGACAGCAAACAGCAGCTCCACCATCGAACGTTACTAGCATCTTCGATCGTATCACGCGGAAGCTTGGGAATCGTTAGCGTCAGGTACTTCCGTGATCCCGTTAACAGACCCCACTGCAGGTCGATCTAGCTCTAAGAACTGCAACCGTACAGCACCCTCAGCGATAAGCCGTTCCCTCATTGCTCCAGCCAACTGGAGTAAGTCATCAGCTTCCTGTCGCAGTTCTGCGACCCTCATCGCAGGAGTCTTGACTCGCGGTGCAAAGCACAGCGCAATGACTCCATCTACGCCAGTTGTTCCCAATACACGTACTGCGATGACAGTCCCAACTAGTAAGTTTAGTCCAGTAAGGTCTGCACCGGTGATAGCAGCAAACTGTGCTAGTGATGATACTATAGCTAGGAAGAACCAACCGGTCCTAGCTGATCGAAAACGCTGCTCTACCGACTCCTTCATCGACTCAGGTGCTAGAGTCTTGTCCTTCAGTAAGCCCCTAATATGATACGTGAGAGCCGCGAGTGCAATCTCAAAACCAATCGACAGGAACAGCAGGGGTAGGTTGAGAAACGGATTGGTCTCACCACTGTGTTTCCACAGAAACACGGCGATGTCAGCACCAATGGCGATAGCCATGATGACTGGGATAAGAGCTGCTCCAACCTCTGAAAACCTGTGTTCAAAAGCGGACCACTTATCCTCCCTTTCGCTATCCTCTCGAGTCTGTCGCAACTCTTCCTGTGTCTTCTCAAAAAACGCTCTCGACCGTTCCACTTTGTACTGTGCAGCGAACACAGTCTCCGTAGTGGTTGTGCGTGAAGCGATCGACACAGACTGCTCTTCACGCTCTTCAGCAGAGACTGCTCGCTTCAGTGCCATATGCTGCGGGAAGTGATCCGTCTTAGGGCAGTACTTACCGGTATGACCCTTTGGCAGGGGTGCGTTGCATGTCGGTAAAGCACAGGTGTTTACAGGAACTGGTGCAAGTGCTTGTTTAGCTGACCTATCCAAGCCGAAGCACCTCATGCTGCAGTACTTATTAACTGCATCGTTGTTGCAACCTTCACGGGCGCAAGTATTCTTCATAACTTCTTCCTTCCTCCCACATTCCTTTGTTGAGAAATGTTGGCCTTCTACTAAGTAAAATAGGCACCACTGTAGCGAAGAGTACCTATATGTTTATATTATAATCGTAAACCGAAACCCAAATCAAGAGTAACCGTTTGACGTTTAGTAGTAGGGACACTCTCAAACTATAGTATCAGTGGCTATGGAGTAGGACAGCCACTGATACTATGATTAGTTCGTCTTGGGGTTGCCTGTGTTACCGTCGCCGTCACTGTCGTCTTCTTCTGGCCCGAACATAACCTGCAGGTCTTCAACTACGGTGTCTACGTAGTCTCTACCTGTACTTTCAGCGAGTTTCAAGCCTTGAGTCGCTCGAGTTGACAGCATACCGTAAATGGCAGCGATGTTAGCAGCGAGCCACCGAACCTCTTCAGACTTGTTAGTTAGCTGAATTCGCTCTGTGGTCTCTTTCAGGTGAATGTGTTCGGCCCAACGGACCATAGTCTCAAGTTCAGTTGGGTCGTACTGACGGACAATCGGTTCAACGCTTTGTAACGCTTGATCCAACTGCCACAATACTAACGTGTGCTCATCAGCCAGTGAGTTACGTTCCTCTAGCAGGCGTCGAAACGCAGTTAATAACTCACCTGTGTTCATGTTCAGTTCCAGTCGTACACGACACTCATCGCACATCACACCTAGTTCGATACTAGACTGCTTAGTATCGACAGTTCCAACGTTTGGGTACTGCAGCCCTTCAGGGAAAGGACTGCGATGTCGCATACCACGACGTTCCATTTCTGCTACTAGCGTGTCGTGGTAGTCCTCCAAACCGTGTAGTTGTAGTAAGTTGCGACCACGGTAGGTGTCAAACCTCTTACCGCGTTGAAACAGTCTGCTACACAAGTGCGTACTAGCGTGTTCGATAACTAGGTGCTTAGAGCAAAAGTCGCCACTCGAAGGTAGCATAAACAAACGCATCCGAGTCTTCCTCCTTTACTTCGACATCGCTTTGAGCGTGTCTTCCTGTGCTTTCATTTGCTCCATCACGACTGCTAGGTGATGAATACGCCATTCCACCCTTGCCGTTCCGGTTAGCACAGTGGCATAGTTCTCGTTGGCGTACTCGGCCAACCATTCCTGCGCTGTTCGTGATAGGTCCGCGGGCATCATTCGTCCTCTAGTACGTGCCTCTACGAGCACAGGCAGTAGACGATTGAGGGCGACTTGATCGAGACCGTTGCCTGAATGTGTGGACATGCGGTTACTGCCGGTGAAGTCGAGCCTAGTACCACCATCGTTGCCGCTTGGTTCGTTCCCCGTGAGGAATGTAGAGTCTGACATCGCGTTCTCCTTCTTATTGTATGGTGCGGAAATACCGTGGCCGGTGTAGAGCTGACTCCATCGCGATCCGTACGGGTGCAATTTCCTGACGGCGGGAGTCTGCGGTACCAGTATCCGCATGTGATTAAGTAATTATATTATACATGATGTCGTCTCAGAAATCAAGAGGCGGCTGGTGACCCTTACGTCAGCAACGTTGGCTTACACATTGGCAGGGGAAATCGCTAGCTACAAAAGGCGGAGTGGAGTGAGAGTCATGCTGCGTTTTGCCCAGGGGGCGCTTCGGGACCATTTCATCGCCGCTCCCTTACTCAACTAAAACTTAAAACGCCTGTAGCCCTAGTGCAACGCTGTTTAAGCGATTGCACTAGGGCTAGAAACTATCCAGGGTCGCACCAGTTCATCTTGGCTTGGCTATACGAAACACTCTGCTAGTGGCTCCTGTACGCTGAGTCGATCAGCCATTGCACTACTGATCGACTCAGACCTCTACCATACCACCACCTCAGCCATAGGGAGGGCCATTCTACTATTGCTGCAACGATGCACACGCGAAACTGTCCTGATAGTGTGTACACAGTTTCCACTCATCCCACATAGACCACAAGTCACTTTGTTGTACAGTAGGGTTAGCGCCAGTGTTGGCACAGTGTACAACCATACCAGTAGGCACATTCTCAGGTGGGCAATAGCCTACTTGATCCTGAGTTGTAGGGGTCAACCGATTGTAGAACGCATCAAAACTGTAACGCTCGTCTGTACGTGGGTGTAGGGCGTATGCCAGTAGTACAAAGAATAGCGCAATCATAGGTACAAGGGTATGCATGTCTACGCCAACGGGCCATAGTGAAAATCGTCTCTCCATTGAGGTAACTCCTTATTCTGCTGAGTCGATCCACGCTGTAACAATACGGTAGCGTGCTAGTCGTAGTACCTCTACGATAGCGCCAGACACACGACACACGACGAGCGATGTCAGGTACAGGCGTCGTAGTGTGATGTGCGCCTGTCTCAACTTAGAAGGCGTGTCAGTTGGTCGTTGGGCAACTATGCGCATGGTTGCACCTCACTGTACGGATAAGTGGTTGAGTCGATCAGGATACCGCATACTATGGGGTCGGTACTGTACTCTAGTGCAAGGTCTGACAGTGTAGGGAAGCTGTACGCAAGGTCTACTATCTCTGTAAAGGAGTGTCGAGACTGTTCGACTCCCAATACGTGTACCTGACCGTCAAGCGCGACTATACGCTCACAGTGTACCGTGTCGATGTAGCGCTCAATCGTACACTGTAAGGCATAGCCCATATACAGAAGGGACTCGACAACTGGAAACGGCGTATCAGCCATTTCTACAAGGTACTCACATGGGTACATGTGTACATCGACTATACCGCGTAACGTCTCAGTAGGGATGTCACACGCTGTCTCACGCGTGTAGCCGTACGAGCGCAAGATTGACATCAGTGAACGGGTAGCAGGTTGGTTGGTTGTAGTAGTCACGATGGTAGATCCTTCTTTCTAAGTATTGGGTGTTTCATGTGAAACATAACTAGCGGATAGTGAGTACAGTCAAGTGCATGAGTCGTACTAGATCGATGTTGTCCTGTATCAGTTCAGCCAAGTGGTAGCTCGTTGAAGCTAGTTCAACCTGTTCAAACTTGCACTCTTGACGATGAGAGCAACGATACAGCGTGTACGCGCACTCAGAGTTATCGAACGCTAGACGAGCGTGTACCTTGTACGGTGTCAACTGTACGGTCAAGTCAAAGGTACAGCCAATCTTGAGCAGTCTTTTCTGCTGCACGTCGGTAAGCTTTGCGATAGGCATAGGCATACATAGGTCGGCAAGCGCAACGAGCGAAGTCAACAGTACGTCGTCAGAGAGCAATGCCTCTTGCGCCATGAGCTTAGACAGCCTTGACATGGTGAAATCTCCTTCTTTGAAGTATGAGACAGTGTTTCATGTGAAACACTGTCTCAGGTGAGTTACTTAGCGTTGGCAGTCTTGGCAAGAAGCGGGCTAACCTCAGTGACAGTAACAGGCTTAACAGCAGTGACAGAGATCGTAAAGGCTTGACCGTTGTGCAGTCTCAACGTAACCGTACCATCGGCATTGGCTACCGTCTCTTGTGGGTTAGTAATGTGTCCTGGCGTTCCGACGCGCAAGTTCATATAGTGTCGTGTGAACAGGAAAGCTACTTGCTCCGACACTTCACGGGCGTTGAATGGGCCGTTTGCGTTTGCGTTGCTGCTTGACGGTCCCTTGCCCGTTGACCTTGCGGCGATGTGACACATGCCTTGTGGTGATTGGCTCTCAGAGTAGTACACATCACACTGCTTTTCTCCAGCACGCTCAATGACTGCCAGCATAGGTGCCTTCCCTGTTGGAAAGCCGTGTAGTGTGACGTTCAACTGTTGCGCGAGCTTTAACGCTTTGTCGCGTGCTTGTGAGTCAACATTTTGTGCAGTGATGTTTAAGCTAGCCATGAAATCTCCTTTGTGGGTGTACCTGGATTGTAGGAGGGTTACACTGTGTAACCCGTTTCCTCACTCCCTCACCCTACACAAGGAGTATACCATGCCAATACACGGATGTCAAGGAAAATACGTTACAGTTTTGCCCAATTTGCTAACACTTCGTAGAAGTTCGTGGGCTAGCGCTAACGTTTCGTTACTACCCTCTCCGTAACGAGCTACGACGCCTGAATGCTAGCGTAAGCTGGCCTTCTGCCAGGAAGCTGGCCCGCAGTACAGCCACTAGTGAACGTGTTCACTGGAAGCAGTTCCTTATAAGCCACAAAACAGCGACCTAACCAGGCAACAAGCGATAAAAGTTTTAGGTTGGTAAAATTTGAGTTGACTGAGTGTAAATTTGTGGTTGGCGAAGGTAAAGTTTTAGGGTTGTGAAACCTGAAGTTTATTTTTGTGAAGGTGGGATTTAGTGGGGGCGGCGGTGTGAATTTTTAGTTTGTGAAGGGTGAAATTTGACCCCCTGGGCTAAACACCCCCTTACCCCCATGGACAAGGCCCCCTTGGAAAGTCCTACGGGCCAGTTCGTCTACGGCCGTTACTGCCTACGGGCGTCCCCGGTGACCCCCTTACCGACCTGACCGTCACGTACGTACGACCGGCCACCCCCAACCGGGAACGGACTACGGGCAACACGCATCCGTTCGGTCTACGGGACTACGGCCATGCAACCTCCAACAGTCTACGGCTATCACGTTCTACCGTGCGATCTGACCAACACAAACGGTCGAGTACATGTCGTACTCGACCGTTCTACGCAAGTATAGAGAGGTATGCACTCTACTATGCTATCACGAACTTGCTAGAGTCTGCGTTCTACCTAACTAGCTTCGACAGTATACATACTCATGTCTACTGTCGGTTACTCGATCGGGAAGGTCTCATCGACGTACCCCTTGAGTTCAGACTGCCAACCTTCTTCGGTGAAGTCTGAGAGATCTCCGAGCCAGACTTCTCGATCACCGTTTCGCAGTACTAGTACGAGTGGAGAGTCAAACGAGTATCCAGTAGCATCTTCTAGTTTCTTAACAGAGTACTTATACTGTATACGGAACTCTTCGTGTACCTCTACAAGTCTCATCAGGTAGTAGAGCAACAACTTCTGTCCGCCAACTCGCTTCCACATCTCTAGTCTTGCTTCGTAGTCATCGCTCGCTAGGAAAAGTGCTTGGCTTGAGTTGAGTTCTCTAGATTCTTGACTGCCGCCTGGTTTACGATAGTACGTACCGTTCGCCCTTCTCCACACGTAGTTACCTAAGTGCTCATCAGTCCGTTCTGGCATTGCATATCTCCTTCTACAGTCGTTGTATGTCTACCGCTATCACGTTTCGGGGGAACTAACGCCGGGGACTATCTCCCCCCGTCAAGCATCCCCGGATACTATTTCGGCCGACCAATCGCCCCGAGACCGTCTACGGGCAGTCGACATCGCACGTTCACAGCAAACTACCACCCCGTTCTCGGTGGACCAATCCGAACCGGCAACTAAGTCCGACACTGTACACCCGTCTGGTATATGCCCGACTAGTCGAGCGGCATCTAACTCTATCGCTAACGCTTCGAAGAACAACTGAGACACACCCAATTGGTATGCGTACATCTCGAAGTCGTCATAGACAGTGAACCCTAACGGTTCCGGTACACCTTCCATCACGACTTATCCTCCGGTTCGTGGAAGAGTGACGGCCATTCTCCTCCGTAGTAGAACGCACCCCAAACGTCAGCCTCATCCTCATACGGATCGACATCTTCGTTACCCGACTGCCTGTACTGGTCGTACGCAACCCAACGTACCCTTGCGATAGAGTCCGCATAGTCCTTACGCATCTGTGCTATCACCCCATGTATACGAGCTCTCGCCTCAGCTTGCAACGTCTGTATCACAGCAAGCTCGTACGGAGTAGCTTCATACGTACCGTTGTCGAGCTGTTTTCGTGCTTGCCCACTGTTATTCTCGATGTTGTAACTAGCACTCATGTTCGTACCCTTTCTGCCTTGTACAGCAATGCATGTCTACACAATACGCTCTGCCTCTATCACGAACTCCATCCTCCTTCGGGACGTAAGCGATAGGGTCGCCTACACTAAACTCGGTTCCACAACAGTGACAACGTCCGCTATACCGGGATAGCATGAGCACAATGTCAACTGTGCTAAACTGCACTCCCGCTATCACGTACTCAGGTCCAAGATCTGTACGTCGGTATAGCAGGCGTCTAGGTGCTCCATAAGGTCTACAGACCTTGCTGCCTTCTACGGGGAACGTTTGGGCAACGTCAAGTGGTGGCATGGGTACCCTCCTATACGTCCCATTCGAGTCTGTCATGTTCGACAATACACAGCGCATACATACTACGTAGTACCTCTAGCATCAGTTCGTGAGTGTCGGAAGGGTCTTCACCAACTTGTATACTGGTTAGTATAATTTGGTAACTCACGGTCGCGAACGTAATCGCTACGTCCAAATCTGACCATTCAGTCGGATCCGTTACGTAGTCTCCGGGTATCTCAGCTATAGTCGCTAGCAAGCCGTCCCTATCCGACAGTTTCTTCAACGTGCGTATAACGTCTGTCACATCAGACAACTCGTTAAGCAGATCCTCGTCAGTCAACCACATCTGTAGGGGTATATCCATTAAGCGTCCTAGCAACTTGTCTTGGTAATACCCAACCGCCTTCTCTAGCATGTCTACCTCCTATCGGTCTGGCATAAGCTCCAACATCCAGTCTTCAATCAGACCTCTCAATCGAGGCCCCCAACGTTCTGCAATCGCTTCAGAGTCCTCTCCCGGAAAGTGCTCCTGTACGAACTTGTCTACGGTCTCACCAACGGCTACAGTCAGTTCGTCCTGCAGTTCTAGTCGTGCGGTAGTGTGGTGGTGACCTGCAAGGTACTGCACTAACACCTGTGGATAGAAGTCCTTAACGCCCTCGTACAGCAACGGCCATACATCTTCCTCTAGCGAAGTACCGTGAGCGCTAGGTACAAACGCCTGTACAAGTATCTCAGCATCGTAGTCATTGGTGACTATCAGCTTCAGTTCCTCCATCGTCATTGTCATAGTGGTATCTCCTGGTTGTGTACTATTGGTTCCGTAAGTAGTACTCGAATGCGTCACCCGAGTCTTGCACAGCTGCATCAGTCGTGATTGACCAACCGGCATGTTCACTGTAGAAGCATCTCGTCTTGTGCCTCAGCCACGCCAGTTCGTAACTGTTTAGGTCTCCTACCAAGTAACCCCCGTTATCCATCTCGACTTGAGACAGACTCGAGAGACCTTTCGTTGCCACAGTCGTGAATATCAACTCTAGGGCACTATTCAACTCTAATACATGCTTGCTATTCGGATTCTTACTAGCGAAGAGCTCCTCCACTCGCAAGACCTTGTAGTACTCCAGTACTAGTTGTCTAGTAGGCATAGACGCAAGTGTGTCTTGCTCCAGCCTAGGAAGGAGACTCCAATGAGACTTATCAAGACCCCAACGAACGACCCATTCATACATAGAAGGCAGTTTTATTCCAAACTTACTAGCCATCTCTTCTAGAGTCAAGCCCTCTAGTATATACCACTTGTATACTTGGTCAATAGTGGCAACCATCCGTCGCTTGCTTGCCATAATTGGTATCTCCTTTGTGCCCGGTAGGTAGTAGCGCTACTACCTACCGGCTAATCAACTACTCCGACTTGCGGCTCTGTATACGAGCGTGTTCCCGTTCCAGCATAGCTTGGATACTTACACCTTCCTTTATCACCGCATCCATCCAGTTGAAGATCTCTGTCCCTTCTACGTGCGCGTCTGCAGCCACCATACGTCCGTAGTTCTCCTCGAACCAAACCGCAATCGTATCCAGCAAGCGTTCTCGCAACTCCCTACCGTAGAGCGTACCTTGCTCATCCGTATCCAACTTAGCCTCTTCCGCGTACTGTGCTGGAGTCTCTACCGGCTTAGCTCCTATGTCGAAGCAGTTCTCGCAGTACTGCCAGTCCTGCAACGGATGACCTTTCCGGAACTGGTCAGCTACGTAGTACTGGATGGCTTGCTCTCGACGCTCCTCCGGATCAGTCTGCCACTCATACAGTTGGTAGTCCTTATCCTCTCCATTAAGAACTCTCTGCACGAACGTCTCCATAAGTTCATTGTCCACAGTCACGTCATCGGACTCAACATAGTCCCTAACGGCGTAGTAGTGGTATGTGGTAGTCTTGGTTGCCTTAGCCATTGTGGTATCTCCTCGTGTGCTAGTACCCTTCCGGAACGTCCGTGGGGGTAATAAATTTTATATTTATTAATAATATTATAATATAAACGCCCGGTTGTTTACAAGATGTACAAACAACCGGGCCAAGCGGTCTAGGTTAGCACAGGTGACTAGCCTTCTTCTACGGTCTCTCCCTCAAACTCTACGTCGGGGTCGACTTGAGTGGTCTTCAGTACAAACCTACGCATACGGTTAAGTAGGACGTCGTCTAGCACAGCGTCAAGTGCTGCCCTCGCTGCAGCGTACTTTTGAAGATTCCGGATGGTTGCTTCAATATGCGTGGGCTTTATTTGGTTTCCGACGACTAATCCCCACAAATATGCATGTTTCATGCGATAATACTCAACGGCAGTTTCGATGTCTTCTCTAGTCCGTTCTCCCAATGTCGTGAACTCCTTATATGTAGTAGTTACGTCAATTATAGTGTATCCTGTCGGTGAATACAAGAGCGTGCTGACTCGCATAATACGTAGTAAGCAAGCGAGTAGCATTTGGTCCTCCTGCCTACCTGCTGGGCCAAATTTAGAGCTTCGATAGCACGGGTAAAAAAACCAGTGCCCAAAAATCCTCCTGCCTGCCTGCTGGGATATAGATGAGCTTGCGTTTTTATTCAAATCCCGGGCAAACGTACTTATAGCTTAGGTTTAGCGTTTACCAGATCTTCGATAGCACGGATATATTTTCAAGCCGACCGCCTTTATCAATATATATGGGGGGGATCTAAAAAAAAGTCCGTGCTCTCCTCGCTCGAAGAACCTTTCCATAGGAGCAAAGTACCAATACACACCTTATCGTTGACTGTCCTCCAGGGGGAAGTCTTTTAGGACTGTAGACGAACTCTGTGTGGGTGTACATTACTTGGGAGAGTATATAGTACTGAACTAGATACACGCGTAATACATGTTAAATCCAGCTATAGTTAGTTTTTACACGGACTTAACTTGAGTGTGTATGATTTATGCTGCGTATCGAATCAGTCCGTGTAAAAACTAACTAGAACTGGATTTCTAGTAGACGTGGTTAGCTGGGGAAATCTACAGGTTTTGCTTGTTTACTCGACATGGTGACCGACTGTACTCTCCCCCTAATTGCCGACCTAACACTGGGGGTCATGGTCACCATGACGCAATCTTGATGCCTCCAAATCTCCCGTTTTACCCCGCATTTCAGCTCTTTGAAAAAGGCTAGGCACCAATCCAACTGTGCTATCCGAACCTCATCACTGTCCTCCTGCGTACGGGCTACCTTCCAGAAAATCCTACACCCTCCTGAGGGATCCCGCACGACAGCAAAACCTGTGCTAAGGTCTGGGGGTACTTCATGCATCAACGGTTGAGACACAGCCTTCGTACCGAGCAAAAGGACTACGCTCTCGACTAAACTCGTGATATCCTCCATACTTTCCGGAACTCCTTTCGTTCTAGCCAAACATACAAAGACGGCGGCACATAATAGTACCACTGTCCCCTAAAATTCACACGCTAACACCGACCTCAACCCGGATCTTCGGTAAGCGTTTAAGTCCTCCCCCTAATCAGCCCTAACCCCAGTTATAACCGGACTGTAATAGGCTCTCATACATGTGGGCTGGCACGTAGATACCTACAGCACCGACAGCCTCATTAAGTCTTAACTCTTCGAAGTTGTCAGAGGCAAGCCAATCTATTGGCCATCCGCATACTCCGTGTACTCCAAACTGCTCTGACAGTACAGCTAATACCTCTGCTACCCTAGGCCCACGCTTAACCGTGAGTAGTATATACTCCGGCCCACCAATGTAAGCTGTCACTACCTTCCTACCAGACGAAGTCCGACGCATCTTAACCGTGATCGTCTTCACTCCTCACTCTCCCAACAATGCGGCAGTGTACAAGCCTTAAGGTAGTCCGAGACATGCCGAAGGTGTTGCTCCTCTATCAATAAGTGTACATACCCATCGATCAACACACCTGTTACCGGTCTACGAGTGTCCCGTGCTACTAGTCGGCCGACTAGGCTTGCAAACTCCACCTTACTCGTAACGTGAGCCGCTCTAAGCGCCCCTTTCGTAATAGGGTCTGTCATCGTAACGTCTACTACATGTAATTCCATATCTGCCTAACCTCCAATGCTATGCGAGATGATATACCCAATGCCACCACTGAGCTTTCGTAGCAGTCTGTTGCTGCATTGACTCTCGCAAACTACGCAACTCTGTATACCGTCTCTCATAGTCTGGCGAGTTAAATGCCTCTATACTCCAGTCGATGTTGTCGAGTGCCAGTTGCTGCTGTGCTTTCGAGGGCATCTCGAGTTCCTCGTAGGAACGTTCCACACGATAGACATCGACCTCCATCCACTTAATCTGACCATTTCCCTGCGCGCTGTGCAACTTTTCACCATCCCAGTACGCATACGAAGCGTAGTGACTCTCCCCTCCTGACGGATACGACTGGTAGTTACGCTGAACCGCTACCCACTCACACTGTAGTGACGCAGCTACGTCATCCACGTGCATCGACTCAACGCCACCATGCGTGTAGTACCAGACTACGTCCCTCAACTCTTGCATACTCATACGAAACCCAACCGGTGGATCAACAGCTACATACTGCGTAGGGCGGTTATAATGCCTACCCTCAATCTCGGCCCTAAAACTCAAATCAAGCACCTTGGGTGGATACGTCGTCGCCATACTGTACTCCTCCTTTATTCGTTACGACTCCCAAAACGCAGCTAAGTTGCTTTCGGCACAGTCACCGTAAAAGTCAACTGTGCCTACTAGGTCGTTCTTCTCACCGCATCGTGACGCAAACAGCATACACTCTTCCGGACTCATCCAACCAGATGAGTTGAAAAGTATGGCTTGCCCCCGCATGACAAACACCTTTTCTCCACCTGATAGAATGTCAAACGCCTCCCTAGAGAACTGTAGACCTACTACAGCTACCGCCTGCCCTCCTGGATGACCTAACCTACCAATGATAGCCTTACCCTCCAAAGGCAGCGTAACCATCGTATACCTACGGGTACCGTGCTCGCTTTGAAAGTACGCCTCAGTCCAACTACGTGATGTACCTACGGACATAGTTAGCCTCCTGTCACTCAAACTCACTATCCTGACGAACTAACACAAAGACGTAAGGTAACTGTATGGGAGTTACCACTTCCACAATATGGAAGGGTACTAAATCGCCTTTGGTCGTAAACCGCAACTTAGCGTCCAAAGCGTCCATGACCTCATCCGGAGTGGCACCTACCGGTACCGTTACTACGCTTATCACAACCTTGTGCGTACTCAACTGTGCTAACAACAAGTTGAACAACTCAATCACGTCCTCAAGCGTAAGCTCATCTAGCTCAGACTCTAGTTCGCATATACGAGCGGCCGTCAACATCGTAACACGCCTCATATCACTGTACCCCTATCACATAAAGTCGCTAGTCGTACCCACTACAATAAACAAGTACGGTAAGTCGTTACTCGTGTCAATCTCCACTATACTGAACCACAATCGAGTCGTTTGCACCTCCTCTAAAGCGTCATTGATAACAGACACTGTCTGCGAGACAGTGTACTCCTCAGGCATAACTAACACCTGAAACACATCAGAACGACGCCGTAATGCATCCCTCAACGCCTCAAACTGCTCTCTCGCTGGCCAAATCGAGACTTCTGAATCTAGTTCACATATACGAATAGCGGTTCTCATAGGCATACGTTTCATGCTTCCACTCCTGCATCGAATCTACTATTGGCTCGTACCAACAAGTACATGTACGGTTGCTCACCCTTTGTACGCACTTCTACAATATGAAAGGGTACCCACTCCTCCAAGCTACTTATCGCATCGCTTATAAGCGATGCGACCTCATAGATCTCACAACGTGTCGGAATGATTACCACTTGTAGTACATCGTCATCCTTACTAAGCGCCTCCCACAACAACGTAAACTGCGCCTGCCACAGACAATGCTCGAACTTCTCGCTAAGTTCACATATACTAGCTGCTTCTAACATCGTCATACTCTTCATACGCCTTCTCCAAGTTCCGTAAGTGAGGCAATATCTACTTCCTCTAGCTCGTCTCGCGTCCAATCCGGATGGTTTGCTAGGAATGTACTGTACAGTGCTTCCCAGTCTTCTTGAGTAAGGTCCCTTCCGCTTTCATGAAAGAGATTACCTACGGCATCACGTCGGATGCCTTGTATTCTCACTAATTCCTGTAAGTCAAGCATCCGTTTCTCCCTCCTCTAGGGTTGGCGTAACTCCACCAATAATACGAGCGGACTGTTTGACTGAGTCCTGTGCTTCCCAGTCTAAACGCCATACCTGCAGGGAGCTTACCATACGGGTCCTCATATAGTACGCAAACAGTTCTCGACGCTCCTCGGAGGTCGCTAACTGCATAACTTGTTCCCCTAACAACTCAAACCACACACTATACACCGCCGAAGTCATCTTAGCTGACACCTCGGCAAGTGCAGCAAACAGTACCTGATCCTCGGGAAGTGGATCATAGCCTCTGTTACGTATACGGGATACAGCCAGTAACAACTCACTGGCAAGCTCGGTAGCAGCGGAACTAGTCACCGTACTATTCTGTACAATCTCATGCAAATCAGACATATCTTACCTTTCTTACCAACTAGCGATCGTAACAACGGCCTAAGTGGCCGCAACCCTCACACTGATATAACCACTCTCCTTTGTTAGCAGTCGGATACAGCGTATGTGGACTGTACAATACGCTTGGAGAGCACGCGTATCCAGGATGTCTACTCTGACAGTGAGAGCAAGGCAGTGACGTGTGCTTAACTGGTGGTAAATCTACTGCACCAGCCTGCAACTCCCTAATGTAGTCCTCAAGGGCCCCAAAAGACTCTTGCTGAGTATCCGTAACTGACTCAACTTCCCTTTCGAGTTCTCGCTGTTCGTCAGTAACTGCTTGCAACTCCTTAATGTAGTCCTCTAGCCACGATAAGTCTATCGAGTCTAGCCCTAAAGAAGTTGCGTAGTCCACAAGCTTCTGTACTGGTTCTCGCTGCTCGTCAACTACTGGTACAGTATCTACGAGGACATATCCTCGCGGAAACTGTTCTTCATCATAAGTGAGGTCAACCCACGCACGCACGATTTGAAACTTCCTCTCTCCGTCTTCGTAGATTTGCTGCATCAATTCGTAGTCGAACTCGGGTTCCCACTCACCAACCTTCCCTATAAGTGTAGACAGTGCCTCCTCGATAGGTAATAGTGTCATTATCTCTACTACCTCGACTCTTGCATACGGACGACCAGTCGACATAAGTAACCTTCTTTCTCACTAACGATCGGACTCAACCGGAACGGGGAATTCGAACACACCTTGCTCCAGAAACAGTTGTACACCGTCCTCGAACGAGATGATCTCTTCCATCGTACCGTATGCTGTATACGGCGAGTCCGCACTCCACACAAACCTACGTAGCCAACACCTCTCCCCCTTATGGAACGCTGGATACAAGTACACTACATCGTTCCCATACTGAGAAAAGTTATCATGGTACTTCAGCACATAACAAGTACCAACCAATAACGACCCGTCAACCTCGAACGGAGCTGAGTCAGCTGTGCTATTCCGACAAGCTAACAACCTTTGCTCTCTATAGTCTACTGGAAACATGCCCTACTCCTTCTTTGAACTAGTAACTACTTTATATACTATTATTATAACTAGTACCTCCTGCCAAAAACAAGAGGTACTACTATCAAACTCACGCACCCAAATGCTCCTGCCAAGCTGTTGCCGTTGCACTCTCAAGCGCTGAATACTTCGCCTTCAGCTCCCTAAGGTCTGCTAACACTTCCGCGTCCATCGGATCACCACGTACACCTTCTTCTGCAACGTCGATTAGGTCTAGCACATCGAAGTACGCAGCTAACGCTTTATTTGCAGCCTCCTTCAGCTGCTGTCCGTCCTCGCAAACAGCTGAAGTCTCGCAACAACCACAAGGCTGCTTAAACTCTGATACCAACCCTAGTTCCGTCAGTTTCATGCTCTCTACTCCTTCTATATAGTTGCGTGCACCTCTATTAATATATCTGCTAGTGTACCCCAACTCTCGTCGTAGTACTCATACAGGTAACGTCTATCTGACAGCTCTTGCGAAAGCATCTCAGCTACGGCATCCGGGTGTTCTGTAGTGAACTTGTCATACGCTAACCTACAAACCTCACGAATGTCGTATACCCCATCCCAGAAGCTAACGAAGTCCTTGCCAACTCCTGTATAGCACCTACTCGGGTCTTCGTCGTAATAGCTCTCCACGACTGAATCCTCTACAGTCTTTAGTTTCTCTATAGCTCCTGTACCATCAAAGACGTGATCCTCTAGAAAGTCTAGCCCACCAATGGTACCATCAGTCAACACGTTCCAGTCCAATAACTTCAATCGGGCCAGTTCTGTTTTGTGCTCGTCTACATAGGCTTGAATAGCTTCCCTCCACTCATCATGTAAAGGTTGTAGCAGTTCCATTGGGTCTAATCTCATGTCTATCTCCTCTACTCTAGCGCAGTCTCTTCCCTATACTCACAACCTGCAGCTTCAAGCCACTTCCATAGTACTACACTCGGCCAGTACTCACCCCAACTGCTATTGTTGTCAGTGTCAAACTCAATACGCCCTTGTACATCCCAAGGTGCGTCCGATTCAATATCATCTGCTACGTTCGCTTGTAGGTACTCCTCCTTTGCTTGCTTTAGCAAGTCGAATACTAACTTGTGTCGTGGAATCCACGTACGATCTGCCTCTTCTATCGCACCTAATGCGCCGTACACCCAGTCTGTAGCTACCAACTGCGTTAAGTGGCTATACGGTGGCGCTATACCCTCTACAGCTCCCTCCCACGTGCTCAACAGTTCATCCACCGTAGTAGGTACTGGACTACCAATATACTCTTGAGCAGCCGCTTCCAACAGAAAGTCCAATGGCATAGCACGTACAAACTCTTCTATTGTCATGTCTACGACCTCCAATCTGTGCAATCACACAACCAACGTTCCATACCTAGTATGCGTTCTGGATCGTTCAGTTCCTCTAGCACAGCTACAGCCGCTTGATACTCCGCTAGTCTCTTGCCGGCGGCTGCTATTTCGTCTGGCGTTGTATACGCTCCATACGTAAAGTTCTCCGCTACCGCCTGTACTTTCTTTTGGTAGTATACTAGTTGCACATCTTCATTCGGATCCACTTCCGCTAGGCGCTCTATATCTGCTAGCACGTCATACTTGTACCCGTACGTCGTATTCAGCCACTCTTGCATCTCTACCAACCTCGGTATACAGTTACCTTCTTCTAGTACGTCTACAGCAGTCATCACTTGTGCTAGTTCCTCTACAACGTGCCTTAGATCTCTGTTGGGAGTAGCTTCTGCTAACTCCTTGTTCAATGCGGAAGCCCGTCGTGTATAGTACTCCCACACTATCTCCTCAATACTGTCGTAACCTTCTTCATACCTGCTATCATAGTCTAACATGTCTGTTCTCCTTCTTTGTGCGTAGTGGGTATAGGTATACCCACTACGGTGCTAACTAGATGTTCCAAAGGTGTTCGTCTCTGGTCACGAAGTACATCGCATGTATGGTGCGGAGTATGTCTTCCAGCGCTAGCGGTAGGTCATCGTGGTCGTATCCCTGACGTACCATCCCCATCAGGTATGTGTACGAAGACATTGCGTACACATTTGCCAATCGTAAGTCCGACCACTCAGCTGGTGACTCCGTAAACGTGCCCTGCATCTTTAGTAGTGCTGTCAGCATACCCTCACGACCCAACTCAACCAGACTACGTAGCATAGGTATAATGTCCGTATGGAAGCCTAGACTACGCAGCATGTCATTGTCGTTGAGGAACTCCTCCGCCTTGGTTTCATCTACCTCCAGTTGGAAACAAACTTCATAGTAGCGTAATGCCTTCTCAAGTGGTGTAAGTGATTGGTTGGTTGACATACTAGTTCTCCTCTTGGTTGTAGGCCGACTGTATAGCTGCTTCACACTCACCGGATATCCATATAGGATGCACAGTCTCTACCATCATTTGGTAGACTTTCGCTCTCTGACTCCTGTAGTCTTCTTCTGATAGTGCTCTTAAGTCACCTTCATACGCGCTAAACCATATGCTCTCCACCATCTCCGCAAAGCTATGCAGTACTCGTAAGTACGCACCGAACCTTGCTTCCGTAGGGTTCTTACCGTGTCGTACTAACCGCTGTTCGTGTTGATGCAACTCCCTAGCTATCTCTACTACCACCTCCGGTGGATAGTCTGCCTTTCCCCCTTCTTGTATCTGTACGTGTAAGATGTTAGTGATAGTACTGTTGGTTGCCATAGTTGGTACCTCCTTGTGTGTATGTGGGTTGGTAGTAAGAATGTATATTTATTAATAATATTATAATATAAACCCCCTATTGTTTACAAGATGACACAGCCATAAAGACATGCAAAAAGGCCTAGCTACAATTGTAGCTAGGCCTCCACACACACAAAGGAGAGAAGGAATAGTCTACTACACTACCGAGAGTTCGACGAAAGTTAGGTCTGGGTGCTCCTCGAACTCTCTACCCATAGCATATATACCTTGGGCTGCTAGTGCGGGTGTACTACTAGTGTCTAACTCTTCTACTACGCGAAACTTTGCGCGTATATCGTAGTAAGCTCCTCGAGTTATTCGAATGTAGTATGCAGTACCAGCATCCCCTAGCGCGTGGGACAGTGTACTCATCTCTCGGACGCTTACGTAAGTAATATCCGTAAGACCGTCTAATACATCTGATAAGTCCTCACTCGCTAGATGATGCACTAGTACAACCTTGTCCCCGGTAGGAGACTTACGAATCGCTTTCGCTTGTAGTAACTCTTGCATGTACTTCACTCCTACTCTACTGGTACTAACGTGTAGTATGCTGCTCCTGGATCCCTAGTGTACTCGGTCCTCAACGCTTCTACGATATGTGCGGGTATACTAGAGACTTCCGACTCCAGATCGCCGCGCTCGAGTAAGCGGAACATAACTGTGAGTGCAAGGTTAGTCACTCGCACCTTATACTGCTGCTGTCCAGTCTCTACTCCCTCTACTACATCCCGCACCTTCTCGTCGGGTATCTCGTGTAAGCGAGTTAAGTCGTCTGTGCTATCCAGTATACGGTCTCCAACTGCAAGCACAACTAGTACAGTGACATCACCGTTCGTTGTACTGAGCACACCCCGCATATTAGTAAAGAAACTACCATTACTCATCTGTAGGTTGACCTTTCTTGTTGTAGAAGCCTCGAATCTTTGGCTTCAGTGACAGTAACGTTTGCGGCTTGGTTTGCATAAGCCGCTCGAAGCAAGCTTTGCCTCCACGACTACTCTCTTCTTTCGTCAGCTTATGTAGCGTACCGTTCTCGACGGCTTTACGGCCACCTTTCGCACCATAGGTGGCCGCGTTTTCGGAAGTAAACTTGTGCTTAGCCATGGATAGGTACCATCCATCCTAGTGCATACTTCGCCACTTTACACTTAGCACACTGGTGCATGCTAATGAATGCGTTCCACCATACGATGCCATCGCACCTCGGACACTCCATCGACGTTGGGTGCTGTTCAAACTCGGTTAGCACAGCGTCATTGAGTTGTGTCAGGTCCGCATTCTTCAGCCAAAAGTTGTCTCTCCACAGAGGTCTTACCCTACGTCTGTATGCTCCGTTGTGCTTGACGTTAGCCATCGACTTCTCTCCTTGCGATGATCCACAAGTTCGCAATGTCTTGTGGCATGGTGTAATAGCGTTGACCATCTCTATAACTAAGTCTTACGGGAAACAACTCTGCCTTAGTCCCGTACTCCGACTGCAGGTTAAAGAGCTTCTTCAAGTATTGAGTGAAACCTCCTAACTCCCCCATTAACTGACGTTTCGTTCGTCCGGAAGCTTCCATCAACTCTGCAAAGCTTACCCACTCGCCAGGGCTCTCCGATGTAAGTGTCAGCAGCATCTGTACACCTACCGCAAGTTGATCGTAGTCTCTAGCTAGTCTCATTAAGTCCGGTTCTCTCCAGAGTCTAGACGGATTCCCCAACCGTTCCGGATCGAACACACCATCGTCTTCACCAGCTTCCCTAGCTAACAACCTCGCTAAGAACCTACACATCTTATCATACAGTCGTTCAGGTACATACAGCGGAATGTACCCGCTAGGCTCGTCAGCATATCCTACGACTTTGACTTCTTCGCCACCGTTGTACATTACTGCTCCTCTCTATCAAGAGTTACTCCCCCAAATCTCGTCATATCCCAGTTTCGGTTGTGTAGTCATGTCGAAAGACACATCAAAGTAACCTTCTAGTGTCATATGATCCGATACTGTCTTGTGTAGACTCTCCCGCAGTTCTTCGCTTACTTCAAGTCGACTTCCGGAATAGCTAACTTGTACGTACTCCGGATCGTACTGATCGGTACAGTAGGAGAAGTCGAACTTTACTAAGTCTATGCTCCTTCCTTCAACTACCTTTTGTATGGCATACCACGCATTGAGATACTGCCACTCTTCTACGGCAGCCTCCAACTCCGTTAATGACAGCAGGTGCTTGGTCATTACTTCTCCTTTCAGATACCATATAGGTACTCGATTTTAGTGCGAAGACATCTTTGGCATCTGCTAGCAGTCCACCAAGACCTTCCGTAGACCTCGGAAGTGTAGTACTCCCAGTTGGTTCTACGCCAACATCTCCAGCACCACCCACTGTAGTTCGGGCTGTAATCTCCTCCACTACCATCCCCCAAGTGGAGACTGGATACTACTCTGCTTAGAACCTCATCTAGCGACTCGTCTATTCTGTCAACCCATACGTGATATGAACCGATACTCGTGACCTTACTCGGGAGTACAGCCTCTCGTACAGCATCTACTTGAAATGAGTACATGTAGTTCTATCCTTCAGGCCTTTCATAAGACACCTTCAGCCAAAACACTTGGCCAGTGATGCAGATCACCTTCTTCAGCGTCGGGTCACCTACACCCTCTAGTTGCATACCTAGGTTTCCATTGACCTCTCCGTCTTCTACCATCGGGTTACCGTACCCGAGTACGAAGTGTTGCCAACCTTCCAGTACGTTGAGTATCGAACCGGATGTCCAAGTCTCCTTACCGTACATGAGGTCGATAGCCTCTCGGCAGTCCTCTTGATCAGTGTCCCAATACGTATCAAGTTCCTCCCGGGACAACCTCTCTGAACTACTACTCACAGTACTACCCCTTTCTCAACTCTGCGAACGGGTTCGGACTATCGCCGAACGTGTCAATGTCCGGGAAGTCAATGTAGACTCTCACTCTCGTACCAATAGCGCTCTTACACTCTTGACAGTTCGGTCCGTTGACGCATTGAGGAGACTGCTTAATGGTGAGTTCGTACCCAACATAGACTCCGTCGTAGTAGAGCAGCTCTACTGGACTACCAGCAAACATACCGTCTGCATACGGCGATGTCAAGGTATAGTCTAGCACCTCTTCTACAGCTCCGTGTACCTGTTCTATAACGTCACACATGAGCTACTTCTCCCTTTCGTCAAGTCGGTCCATCCAACGCATTGCCAATGTGGTTATGACGTATATGGCTGCAAAGCCACTACCTATTGTCACGATGACCGCGAATATAGCTGCCAGTACGTATAAGAATGCTAGTATGTCGTTTGGGGTAGGCATTGGGAGACCTCCTTCACAGTGTGGTGTCTTCTCGGAAGAGTGATGGCCAATCGTTGTACAAAGGATCAAAGTCTAGCGCCTGAAAGACGTCTCTCGTGTCACCCTCGATGATCTCACCAGGATCTTTATGCATGTCCGTGTCTGAACAATGAGCGTCAGCCTCCTCAAACTGGGTATACGCTGCCCAACGGACTTGGTCTATTAAGTCAGGAAACTCTTGCCTCATTTCTGCTATCACTCTACGCACTCGACTACGTACTATCGTCTTCAACACTCTGATAGTCCCCAGTTCCGTCTCTGTCGGAAGCCAACTCCCGTTTTCGATGCTCTGCTGTCGTTCTACACCGGACGTGTTCTCGCCTTCGTACCAATAATGTGCTCTCATTAGTCGTGTTCCTCCTTCTGCTCTGCGATACTACTTGGAATAAAGACTTCTTCCATGAAGTCCTTGTCTAGATGGTATCCTATCCATTCCAGCACAGCGGGGTGCAAGCCTTTGTACTGACTGAAGTACTCCTTAGTTGCCTCTTGCAACTTAGCTTGATAGTGGTATCTCAATACCAACCCCAATGCTGCCATCGGGAACCAAGTCCTCACGTCGCTACCGAACTCCTCGTACATTCGTGCTAGAAACTCTTCAGCCAGTCCGTACTTACGAGCCCAGTCAAAGCACTCTTTACCCGTCGGTGGTGTTAGTTCTGGATACTCCATGCTAGTACTCCTCCTTCTGCGAGTTCCAGTCCCACATGAGTTCAGCTATAGTTGGTCCTAAGTCCGCCACCTTGTGGCACTCTACTAAGCCCTCAATTCTTTCTACAGTACCGTGCTCGCCCAAGCTGTCACTGAACTCTCCGCCCATCAGTACCACATCTACAGCGGCTGCTAGATTGACTAACGCTTTCCACTCCTGCGCGTACTCTCTCGTCATGTAGAAGTGATATTCCTGCTTCAGTCGGTCGTCCGAGGCGAAGTAGTCACCAAAGCGTATAACCTTCTGGTAGAAGGTTTCTGGTGTGAGTGTCTGCATATACGCAGCTACTTCCGGTCTATCTGTAAGGAGCTGTCGTATACTAGCCTCACACGCTTGAATGTACTCTATCTGCAGCCTCGTGAGGTTGCTTGTCATGTCTGTTCTCCTTTAGGTGTGCTTGTACTACATCTTGCTGAGTAAGTCTCTCATCAGCCACAGACGCATATTAAGTAGCTCTTGAGGGTTCGCTAGTGATTGCAGCACTGCCATAGCTTTGTAGTTGTCCGTGAGGTAGTCTGTAATCATGAGTACGTCGTGAACCCTTGTGTACTCACCACTCTCTATGCGATCCTCTACTGACTCAGTCTTTTTCTGGTAGTAGATTAGCATAGCTCTATGCACTGGCATGTCAGCCGTCACTCCGTCACGCTCGTCATACGTCTCTAATAGCCACTCATAGTCTCCACTAGACTTCCAATCGTCTAGACTATGTAGTAGTTCTAGCGCTTGTTCGTGGTCCATCATGTCACCTAGCAGCACTTGTCGGTCCTCATCCGGGTCGTGTAATTTCGACTCCCGTTCCTCCAACTGCTTAGTATGGTACTCTACCGCTAGCTCGGTAGGTGACATCTGCTTCAACCTCTGGCTGTAAGTCATATCAGTCAGCCTCTCGTGGGTTCCAATCCCACATAAGTTCGGCTACTCGGACGTCTAGCAGTGCTACCGCATAGCACTCTTGCAGGTTACGGTGACGTTCCTCGCTTCCGTAAGGCCCTAACTTGTCACTGAACGTACCTTTAGACAGCACGTTTTGGTGCATACTTACGTGTAACTCAACTAAAACTCCCCACTCTTCAGCGTGTTCCCTCGACATGTAGTAGTCTTGATACTCCGGCTTTAGGTAGTTATCCTCACCGTACATGCTGTCGAATTGGACTACTCTCTCATGCAACGTGTCCGGTGTGAGTGTCTTCATGTATTCGGCTACTTCCGGCTTCTCCTCACAGAGACGCTGTATATTAGCTTTGCACGCTTGAATGTACTCAAGCTGCAGTGTTGTGAGTTGCGATTGGCCTTTAGTCATGTCTGTTCTCCTTGCGTGTACCTATTCTGGATCTGTTTCGCCTAAGTTGCGCCACAGCCAATGACGCATAGGAGCTAGTTCACTCTCGTCCGATATCGACTCTAGTACAATTATAGCGTAGTTGTACTCTTTGAGGAAGTCCGCTACTTCTAGCACCTCATAGAGTCTAGTGTACTCACCGTTTTCTATACGCTCTTCGGTTGACTCTACCTTTGTCCTGTAGAATAGTAGCATAGCGTCAACCGTAGTCATACGGCTCACTTCAGGGTGCTGTTCTAGCAGCCACTCGTATTCTCCACCCTCCCTCCAAGTCGCAATGCTATCTAGTACTGCATTGGCGTTCGTGTGTGTTATGATATTAGCGCATGTACGAGCTAGATTCTCCGCGTCACCATCTCTAATGCGCTCTAGGCAGGCTCTCAACCATTGCTCGTGGTACTCTCGTACCAACTCGATAGGTGACATTGCTTGCAACTGCTGTACGTAAGTCTGATCTGGCATGTTAGTTCTCCTTTGTTTGTTGGGTGTAGGGGTAGAAGTTCTACCCCTACCGTGAAGTATTAGCTGGGTGATTCAGCTTCGGGTGCTACCTTACGTATAACCTCCCAAAGAGCGTCTACTACTGGACTGGAACTGCCTTGTTCTGCAAAAGCTCTACGGATAGCTTCTGCTTGTGGGTCTCCTTCTGTAAGTGCGTCAGCCTCTTCCGTGTCCATCGACAGCGCTGCACTTTGTACGAAATGGCGCACTAGCTCTTGCACTATCCCATTCAACCTGGAGTTGTAGGTTGGATTAGTATTGTTTGTCATGTCCGTTCTCCTTTGCTTACTAGTTCAGCTAGCGTACAGCCAGCTGTTGTCGTACTGGTGTGGGTTACGCCTACGGTTCTCACGTTCCTCATCACGACTCTCCTGTGCTAAGTACCTCATAGGCCACTGTATCCCGTCCGCCATACCGCTTTCGTAATACGCTAAGTCGCTTTCGTGGTTACGTACTACTATCTCCCACTCAGAGTCCTTTACCTCTCCGTACCAGTCACACAGTGCTAGTAAGTTTTGGCCTAGTAGACTTACTAGAGACTTCCTTTGCATGCCCGATACATAACCTTCCGGTAAGTTATGGTAAGCCACTGTAATACTTGTGTGTGAGAATGTAATGTTGGTAGTGTGTACCATTGTGTACCCCCTTGTGTGTATGTAGTGGTGGTAAGAATTTATATTTATATAATATATTATAATATAAACCCCCATTGTTTTACAAGTTGGTACACAAAGTCTTATTCGCTAGGTTCGTCGTCAAACAGGTCGGTTCGTTCTTCTTGTTCATCGTCAAAGTCGTGCGGTACGACTAGTGACGTGTCGTTGTGCTTCGGAGCTTCACGCTTCCTATAAGGTCTCCTTGGACCGAATCTCTTCCACGACCGTTTTGGTTCGCGTGGAATCTTGCGGTAGGCGTGATATCCACGTTCACCATTGTCTCCCTCTACGTCTAGTAAGAGCCATACTGCGTCTCCACTTTCGGACTCTAAGAAGTCAATGGCAATACCCGTAGGAAAGGTACGCAACTCCTTATCATACGAGTGCGACGTCAGAGTCGCCCCTAACCAGTTTCTAGCACGCTCGCGCTGTGGCTCAGTCAACGTCCTCGTATATAGCAACGCATTCACCTTCTCGTCCCACGTGCGTCTAGGTGACTTCCTACGCTCTTCTGACATTGCTATTGACCTCCCTTTACTACGACTTAGATGCTGTGCACTATACGGGTTGTGAACAAGTGCACACCGACATAGTCTTGTGCTAGAAACTCATCCCACATCGTGTCTCGATCGGCGTCTATATCAAACTCCCGACAGAGTGTCAGTATATCGTCAATGACAGAGTTCAGAGCTTTGCGCAGAGCCTCGATCGGGTGCCAGAACGTTTTATCCTCGTCTGGAGGGCATTCCGTATCCCCTCGAAAGACATACTGCAGTTGCATGTCGTCTGAGTTCACCACAAAGAACCGAACTGCTTCGTCCCCTTCGCAAAGCTCTATCACTCTACCGACTGCTGCCGAATTGAATAGGTCATGTAAGTGTGTGCTATATAGTTGTGTCATAGCTTAGTTCTCCTTCTTTGCTAGTGTAAGTGTCCTTCTTGTGTATGTATACTACGATTGTCGCAGTTGCCGAAGTGCACTACCAACACGGGTGCCTTAATCTCGTGCTCGACACCGGGAACTTGCATAGTGTCGTTATCTCGGTGGATAGTTAGACCGGGTACGTACTGTTTGAGTGCAAGTTCTACTATTTGTAGTGCCTCCTGCATATTGAAGTACGTAAGTGTAGCCGCGTAGTCCTTAAACTGATAATACAGCACATACACTACTACGACTTCCTTACCTGGTGCGGATGGTATGTCGTCAAGTGATACGAGGTACCTACCCTGAGTAACGTCTACACCCTCTGGAATGTCGTAGCGTGGGTAGATACCCTTAAACAGTTCATCTACCGAGGGCAACCTACTTATAATAGTAGTCAGCGTTCGTGAATCTTTCTTCCGTGACATAGTCTGCTCCCTCTACTAGCTGTTTTGCAACTGTGCTAATAATATAGCACAGTTGCAAGTAGTTATCTACTGCTCTTCAGTCATCTCACGTACAACTTCGTAGCACGCCTTATTAGGTAATCCTACCGGGCACAAGCAGAACTTACTGAGTGCATCGAACAAGTAGCTCTCTCCCTCTCCTATAGTACCGTCCGGTGCTTTGAACAACATCCGTTGGAGTTCTTCTGCGTGCAACTCGTTCCAGACATTGACTACCTTTTGCAAGAAAGGTCCTGCAAGCCAGAACAACTCAAAGTACATCTTCTCTACGGGAGTTGAGTTATCCTTCGGGTGCTTTGCAAGCTCAGCTCTTGCCTCCCTTAGCTTCAGTATAATGTCCCGAACATCTTCAGGCGTGATCGAATCACTATCAGTGTTAGTCAAACGCATGACAACGTTTGTGTCTGGTATCATGATTGGTTCCCCTTTCTATGCCACTTTATACATGCGGTCGTAGTACTCTTGCAGAGCTTGTACTACCGCGCTGTTGGACAGACTTTTGAGTACAGACAGGATGTACTTTCTTCGCCAGAGTCCATAGAATCCAGCCACTTCACCTCCACCCATCTCAACGTCTTCTGTAGCACTTTCTGGTAAGCGGTAGTACTCAATAGCGTCCTCTACTGCACCAAACCTGTCCTCCAGAGTGAGTAGTGTAGACGCTATCTCCGTATAGTATAGCAGTTCCCGCACGGCTAATAGGTAACTCTGGTAGTCTGAGCTTGAATACTCCACTTGCTCCCTACGTAACGTACTGTTGTATGTGTAGTAGAACTTAGCTAGCTCCAATGGGGATTGGTTGGTTGTCATGATTGGTTCTCCCTTTGTATAAGGGTTACTATTATACCGTAATAGTAACCCTTATAAACTTAGATGTCCGCTAGAGATGTACGTATACCCTCTTCTGCCCATCTACGGATAGTGTTGACCTCTTCCGGTGAGAGTTCCCTGTTAACCAACTGTAGTACTAGACGTACTGTACTATTGGTGTAGTTAGCTATGAGTACTTGGTACGCCTGACTTGCCTGAGAGTGTACAGTACCGTAATGTGTAGTAGATGTTAGAGATTGTAGGATGCTCTCTAAGTTAGACTCCATTGTTGTACTCCCTTGTGTGTATGTAGTGTGTAACCCCTTTGGACCATTCCATGGGGTAATAAATTTTATATTTATTAATTATATTATAAAGAATTACCCCGGTTGAAAACAAGAGGTAATTACGTCAGTTAAACATGCTACAAGGTGAGCTCTCGCTCACCTCATATGCGTAAGACCCTGTGCTAGTCAGGTCTACTGTTGTCATCGTCGGAGACCCACCAACGGAAGAAGCGAGATGAGTCGCCGACTATGATCAAAGCGACTATTCCTCCAATGATAGCCAGTATAGTAAACGCAACTACTGAGTTTTGGAGGTTTGTGATACCACTTCCTATCACTAGTACGTATGATAGTGCTACCAACACTACTATACCCACCCGGCGAGCTTTAGACGTCAGTGACATACGCCAAGGGAGTGCAAGGAACATCGTGATACTTACAAGACCTACTAACGCTAGGGCAACAGCCCAATATGAAGCATCGTATATCATCTTACGGCTAGTCCTTTCTAGTCTTCGTCCTCTATCCACCAACTCCAGAAGTCCCCCCAATTGTCAGTGGCTAGGATTGCGAATGTACCTACGAACAAGACTGTAACAGCTGTACCGACGAGGGCTTCACGTACCGACTCTATGCCTATACCCCAAACGACGATACCTGCAGCGATAACTAGTACGACGATACCTACCCTACGGAACGCGGCTGATCGAGACATACGACCTACTAGCGCGAGAAACATGACGGTACCGATAATAACGTCTAACGCTCCTAGTAACAACCAGTACTCGAGACCAGTCAACATAAGCTTACTCCTTTGGTTCAGTAAGGTCTTCACCTGTACGCCACCAGTGTAAGAACGGCTCCATTTTGTGAGTGATAGTTAAGCTTATCATACACGCTACGACGGCGACTACAGCTAGTAGCGCGACTATATCAGTTACTAGCTCTTCTAGCGGACCTGTCGGAACGAGTACGTGGAACAACCACCCAATAATAACTACAAGAACTGACACCCGTTTGAACTTACTGTCAGATGACATTTCAACTGGCATTAAGCTCCACAGTGCAACGAATAGCACCACTGCTATTGAGCACACCGATATGATGTATATTACGCTCGGTACCATTACTACTAGTCCTCCAAGTAGTCTTGTAGTGCCTCGTACGTTCTGCCCGCGGTTAGTCGGAAGAGATACTCCGGATTCGCTACGAGGTGCACTTTAAGTGCGAGCATTAGGCGGGAGCTCCAATGCTTTTTAATAGTCCAGGTTACGTCTACGGCGGCACCGTTACTGTCAGTTTGTATCCAGACGAATGTAGCTGTGTCTGACTGGATCGTAGCGGTCTTCAACGGCACTTGATGCAATGCACACGCCCGCTCGATTAGGTCTGAGATTACACTCCCGGCATACTGCAAAGCCTTAGCTGTCGAACGTCCGTCTTCAATAGTCGGGTCCCCTAACGGGAGTTGTGAGTTCAACTCCTCCAACACCTCTATCATCGCCTGTTTAGAAGTTGCCTGTTGACATGCTATCTCTAACTGACGTTCCATACTCATATGCACTGCCGACGTCCTTTTGTATACCAATGCCTACTCCTTCTCCTCAAGATACGTATCCTCCGTACGCGTTACAATCGTGAACTTACCCGAGCCTAGTATAATATGTCGTAAGTACGCAATCACCTCACCTACTACAAGGTCATACCCCTCGAGTCCCGTACGAGCGAGTTGTACTACCACCACTCTCCATATATCCACCAACGATACCAACTCTAACACCTGTACCACCTCAGTCGGTAGGCTGTTAGTCCAAAGATGCTCCCAGCCACTCGGTTGTCCGACTCCTTGCGTAGGGTCTGCTGCCGCTACGTAAGCTGTCACAAACTTTTCGGTCAATAGCACAGCTAACAGCCGTACTTCCTCCGACGTAATACGTGTGCCATACTCAGCTTGCTTTGTCATGTTTACACTCCCTCCTTGTCTAGTGACGAGCCTCGTATCACAAACGCTAGTACGTACCAGTCCATAGCGTTTGGAGTATTGATGAGTATAATGGCTACCGAACCCTGCCATTGAGTGTTGTGGATATCGTTGAGAGTGTTAGCGATGTCGCTGAAGACGAAGTACTCATCCCTATCCACTCGAATGCCTAACGTCGTGAGTACTCCCTCCAACTCTCTTACGGAGTTCTGCAGCGACCAACAAGTCTCCGTCGGTGGTTTATGGTGTAGGATCTGCTCTAACTTGTTTAGCGTAATCGTTTTCATGAGTGACCCTCCTTATATGAACTTTCCGAATGTAAAGCATAACTTGCCTAACCAGAGTTCGTGCTCGAAGTCGCCTATCCCAGCGTAGGTGTCTTCGTACTTATAGTATTGGTAGTGAATACTTAGCCACCTATAGACGGAATATGGGTAATACCTTACATAGATAGGCCACAACTTACGCATACGAAACTCCTATACGAATGACTTCGTGATAGTAACTACCCCGCCGTCTACTGTGTACTCACAATACTTAGCTAACTCCTCCCGTTCTCTAGCAATAGCGTTAGAGAACATCTCCTGCACTTCAGCTCGGTTGACGTACGAACTCTTTTTACTCGGGAGGTCTTCTTCGAGCGCTCGTATGAACTCTTCCAGTAGACCTTTGTGTACCTCAATTTGTTTAAGGTCCCTCTGTCGTAGACGTTCTGCCTCGTCTTCAAGCATCCTGTTAAACGACAGAGTATAGAATACGTCGTCTGCCACTCTAGCGTGAGTGAGTAGTTGTTCAGTTCGACCGCAGTCTTCGTACGTCGTGACGACGGTTAGATCATACTGGCAAGTATCCCACTCGCCAGCTGACTGCCAGTCGATGTGGACTAGCGGTAGTATCTGCATGCGACCGTCGTTGGTTAACATACCTGACAGTCGAAGGAGTATAGCTTTGTGGCCCTCTAGTCTACCGACAGTCGTAAGTGTGTCACCGTTCATGGCTATCTGAATAGTGACTGTGATATCACAGTCGGCTGTCTCTTCATCGTATGGGCCAACAATCACCTGTGCTAATGGTTCGACGTCAACCCAGTTGTCATCATCCCACGACGGTAGCTCCCCTAACCTCTTACGTAGTCTGTATACCGGTACTGCCTTAACTGGATAGTCGTACTGAGGCATATCTAGCTCCAATCTCCAAATTGTAAGGACTCTTCTCGCATAAACACTACGTTCGCGAACGTAATGGCACTGTGCTCATCGTCGACAAACGCAGCCAGTATGACTACGCTCGAGTCTGGACTTGCATCCTGAGGTAAGTGAGCTGTAAAGTCGAAGTACGTGTAGTAGGTCTCGTACTTCGGTGGTTTTGGGTGTTGTAGCAGACCTTGCAGAAACGTACTCCAACCATATGAGGTCTGTGTTATCAGGGACTCTTCTGCAGTTCTCGCCAAGTTTGGTCTACCCGCGTACGGATCCCATACGGTCCAGCCGTTGCCTACGGGGTAGCCTCCGCTGTTCGTATTCGGCTTGTAGTCTGTTGGGTCTCCGAATACGAAACCCATTGGCACAGCTGGCAGCGTAGCTGTGCTAGTATCCGTAAAGAGACCCGGTTGCAATGACCGGATCGCATATACGGTCGGGAACGTCATGTCGTTAGGGTCTCCTACGAAGTTGATGATTGACCCCGACCGTAACTTCAATAGCCTGTACAGCAGTTCTTCTGCTCTCATACTTCTTGGTCCTCTTCTAGTTGTGGTATACGCCAGCCGTATACGGCATACTCTACGATTGGGGGCTTATCCCTCCAGAATCCGTTCGGGAGAGAGATTCCGCAAGCCTTCTCCTTGATGATGTCCGTGTACGACATCTCTATGCACAACTGTGCATACTCGTAGATGTTGTCTACGGTAGGGAAGAGTCGCACATTCTCTTCCTTAGCCATCAGTTCTCTCACACGACTATCTAGGGCGAGTATCTCTACTCCATCTACTGTCTTCACTTGGACGCTATACCTACCGGCAGTTCTAGAGTACCTCACCCACACATGGTTTGCGTCTTCGCTAAAGAGCCACTCAGTCAGTTCCCATATACTGTACCAAAGTCTATATTCTTTCGACTGTTGGATATGACGCTCTAGTGTAGCTATATCCAACTCGACTAACTCTTCTCCGCTGTCTGTACGCATGATGCCAACCTCCTTTGGGTGTAGTTAATATTATTTATTAATTATATTATAAATAATTACCCCGGTCGAAAACAAGAGGACATAGAGTAAATGTACCTTGTTTTCGACTCGGGTTGGCGTTATTCCTTTACGGGTGAGTACATAAACCAGAGCCAATCATGTCGGAGGTAAAACGTCCATACTCCATTGAGTACCCTCCAATATCCAACTTCATCAGCATGCGGTGTCTGAGGCGATATACTCTTCCACTCCACGCATGAGACTAGTATCCCTAGCTCTTTAGCAGCTGCACCCTCTGCCCGATACATCTTCGGCCTTGGAAGGCCTACCACTGGCAGTAGCTCGTCCAGTTCTGTAGGTCTAAATCCAACTTCTCCTCTCTCACCTAGCATTAAGGAGTATGTCCATCTGTGCACGACGTGTACCGTAAGGGGTTCTCGTATACCCCAACTATGAAACCACCTAGCCTGTTTATGAGTACCAAACACTCTAATCGCAAAGTAATCGTGTAGTAGGCTCATACGGCATCCTCCTCTAGAACTAACTCGTCGTTCGTATAGTCCTCTAACGCTAGCACAGTTGCACTTGCCGTTGGCAAGTTATCTTCCTCCACTACTGCGACCTGCTTGTACTTGGGTTCGGTTAGGGTCCAGTAGTGTACGGACATACCTCCAAGTACTAGTCCGACCATACCTGCTAACAACACAACACACTGTGCTTGACCGGTAGGCCAAGTTAGCTCCACTAACGCTCCGCTTGCTGTGCCAGCGACTGCACAGACCGCGAGAGCAACGACACTAGTAATAATCCTTCTACTACGCAACATTAACTCCTACTCCATCATACGTTCCATATACGCTCGCTCATCCACTTACGACTCTTCTTTGTTTACGTTTTCTGCTATACAAAAGCAACAGTTACCAGAAGGAACACCTTCCTCTGGATTGACCGGGTTGTACAAGTGACCTGTGCTATTCAGGTGTAACACAGCGTATATGAGATCCCTACCGAAGATTCCACTTGTGTGAGACCGACGTGCTATACCATCTCCTTCATCTTCTAAGGCATGTTCTAGAGCCATTCTCAGTTGGTAGTACGGCCAACCGACACGTTCTATACACTCAGCTGCTACAACGGAGCCTACATACACACTTGCTACAGCTTGTTCCCCGAACTCGTAGGCAAGTTCGTCTAAGCCTGATAGAATCCATCTATGTGAGTCTAGATACTTAGACTCGTTCATGATGGCATCTATCGAGTCGTATTCAGCTAGCCCATCCTCGTTAGCTGTCTCTGCTACCCCAAGCACGATATATTTAGCGTGCTTCCAATGTCTTAATATGAGTGTGATTGGCATAGTTCCTCCTTTAGTCTTACTGTTTACGAGAGCTGCCCTCTTTGTCTATAGCTACTAGCATTTGTTCTGCGAAGTCTGGTCGATAGATCATGTCAGTGAAGTCGAGGTAGTCCTCTACGGAGACTCCACAACCTAGTATGTAGTCTACCGCATACTTAGCGAGTTGCTCGTAGATGTCACTTGCGCACGCAGCAGTGTCGCGTTGGTACTTCCACGCATCCAAAAACGAGAGTTCTTCCTCTTCAGACTCGAGCACCACGGACATATCCATCTCTTGCTGAAAAGCCTCCCAGTGCTTCTCTCCGACGAGTTCACGTACACGTTCGAGTGTCATCATTTGCTTGTCTCCTTCTTAAGTTTAACTGGACGTACACCAACAGCTTGTGCATAGTTGTAGCACGTAGCACATTGACCTAGTGTATTACGGTTGATGGGCCAGTACCTGTGCTTCCACTTACGTAAGTGACAGGCGTAGAACATGAGTACTCTACCGACCTCACCGTTAGTGACGAGCTTGTACTCGGTGTCGTCACTGTACTCATGTTCGATCCAGCCGGTCAGTCTACGCAACTCCTTCGCTAGTTCTACGCCTACATAGACTTGACCCACCCTCGGTGCCTGATACGCTCGATAGAGGTCGTCTAGACTGGACAGCTTCCACTCACCCTGTTTTAGATTTGGTATCTCCGCTCGAATTTTGTCTAAGTCGTCGAGCGGAGTTCCTATCACGATATACGTCTTTTGGTGACGTAGCACAATGACGTTTGACATGTGCTTACGACTCCTCTTTGTGAAGTTCCTGTCGTACCGCCGCTATAAAGGCATCACCGAAATTCGGCGACGCTTGGTTAGCAAAAGAAGTTGCCGAGAGTACAACTTCTATATTCGCATCGCAACGGCGAATATAGTCGATAGTCCACATAGCTAGTACTCGAGGCAAAGCTCTAGCACAGTGCATGTCGTTCATACCTCGGACCCAGGTGTCAATCCAATCTAGCTCGAACTCGTCGTCTGCAAGCATGCTAGCTACGTCATACACTGACTCGAACGCTTCCCAGTCTCGTTCTCCGACTCTTGCTCGTAACTCTTCTAGCGTCATATTAGTTCTCCTTACCTTCTTCTATATCCCAACAAATGTACACATCGTTGCCTACGGTTAGAGTTGGCCGCCTTTCCTCATGCCAAATACCGAACTGGTACGCCATTAAAGTGCACTCCCCATTCGGTTGTATGGGGAGTTCCATCGTAGGGTCTGCAAAGAACGTGACGAATCGGAGCCTGCACACTTCAGTCCACGACTTTTCTGTATACTTACGCATGAAATCTGTAACCAGTTTCAAATCACCCTCATTCCACTCATACGCGATGTACTCCTGTAAGGACATCGTTCGGGTCCAAGTACGCATATCCATGACTAGTCCTCCATGTGGTGTGTAAGATTATATTTATATAATATATTATAAATAATTCTACCGGTTGAAAACAAGAGGTGCAAACTACGTTTGCACCTCTACTTGTAGTTGCTCGTTTAGCCTTTCCACGGGAGTCGGTAGTACATAAGCAAGGTATTGATGACTATGTACTTGTCTCCTAACGTCGTGTGCTCTGCAATGTACATCACCTTACGGTCTATCGTCTCTACACTCTCTCCAGTTAGTGAGGCGAGTTCTGTGAGCCACGTCGGATAGAACTCTTCAGCTATCTCCTCCAACTGACGTTTGCTCTCTCGCAGTCTCCTATCCCACTCTGCTCTATACATATACCTAATCCTTCCAGTTGTCTAATACTTCGATAGTAATATGATAACGTCTTGGGCTTGACTGTGGAGGTTCGAATCCAGGTAGCACAGGTTGTAGTCCGTTGTCAGTGACAGCCCGCGTCGGAGAGCTCAAATCTTCCTCTCCGTACCAACGGACTCTGTTGTACAAGTCAAAGGACTGAATCCTATCGTCGGGTGAGTGCTGGACGTTACTCATGGACGAAGCATACGTACACAGCCAGTTGTATACATTAGGGTATAACTTACGGGCAGAGTTCTGAGTGACTCTAAACGACAGTGCGTCTAAGATCACCTCTCGTACTTGATGTAGGTTGCGTGGATCGAACTCGTCGTCCCACTCTCGATCTGGGTCTACTGTCATAGATCCTCCTTGTCAGTCGGTTAAGAAGACTCGAATATGGGCATACGGAGATATGCCCATCAAGTTCGTACGGACGTAGATACCCTCTCCTACCTCGTGTAAACTTCTGGCTAACTTAGCAGATTCCGCTTGAATCTCGTCTACGTCCGCGTTCGGATCATAATAGTATAGAGAGATGCTAGTATCCTTAGCGGACGATGGATAATCTACTCCAATAACGTATCCGGGTACAGTACCGACTAGCGTCTTGCAAATGGTAAACCCCTCGGACTCATGTAACTGTGTTCTAATGAGCTTCCAATGACTAAATGCGAACCGCAGCCAGTAAGACTTCAGACGTTCGTTAGTAACCCCCCAATACGTCTCCAGTTTTGGGTAGTCGTCCACGAACTCAACTCTACATACGGGTTCTGGTAAGCTACTAACGTCGTCTATGGCGACGAACTCATACGCTTTATAGTGAGAGAGCCATAGGTTAATGGTTCTCGCATACCGACTGACATAATGCTGCTTGATCATTTGCTGGTCGGTGTGATGATCCAACTGGACTTTCCACAACTTAGTACCTCGACGGAATCCAATACGGCTGGGGTGTGCTACTACGTCCGCTTCAGGAATCTCGTACCGTATCTCATAGCACCAAGAGCCTCTAGGGTAGTGCTCCCCTTCTAATAGTACCCTACGGACTGAGAAACCAGCTTCAGTTACGTACTCAACCTGACTACGAGTATACCGCAGCTCCCCTAGTAACGCTTCTACGTACTCGATGAGGTATTGCGTCTCCTCATCGAGTACCGTTAGTCCAGACCACGTACTCATATCGTGAATTCCTTCTTAGCCGCGATGTTCGGCATGTACACTTGGAACGCTTTACTATCCATCGACTTCTCTAGTATGTTGTAGAAATCGTTCGGGTCTTCGTAGAACTCCCCTTCGAAGTGAGGCGCTAGATTGTTACGCACAGCCTCCATGAACTCCTTAAGCACATCTCCCATGTGCTCTATCGCTTTGTCCGCTATAACTACTTGAGCCTCTCGGTTAAAGGCGTTGTAGAGCACCAACCACCAGTCTTCGTGGACGCCAGTGTATGGAAACTCGATGGGATGCTCGGAGTCCAATATATACTTATCCACCCAATGAGGTAAGTCATTACACACGATGGCGTACGTTAGCGTCTTGTGCACCTCGAATCTCTCATAAAGACCGCACTCGCCGTTTGTAATACGCTCTGCAACTGCGAGTACAAACTTCCCAGGTAACGACTCAACGTATGCTGTAAACTGGTCTTTATTCATACGGCTCTCCTCCAAACTGCAAGACGATACTTGTCTGTAGTGGCTGGATGCCCGCCTCAACAAGTATGCCTCCGATATAGCTCCGCAGGGCGTCTAGTGAGGGTCGTTGTATCAGACTGCAACTGACATAGGCCTGATAAATCCCATTTCGGTTTGGTAGCACAGTGAGGTCTGGCTGTGCTCGTAACACGTCGAGGCAGTGCTGTAAACCAGCTGAAGACTTCGTGTACACCCCTGGTCCAGCAATGGTATAGTAGCGTACCTCTACGCTACCGTCCACTGCCATGTGGTCTCCGATAGTAAAGCCTTCACGCTCAACTACCTCGACTGGTTTGTGGGTATATTTCCTTATCAGGTGTCTAAGCTCGTCCGTGAAGTAGACTAGCATGTCACCAACCGGATCCTCGACAAACACCTGTGCTAATCCTTCAGCCTCTTGCTCCGTCATCGAGTAGCAGGTGTCTGCTAGGTCCTCACTCCATCTACTTCCGTTGTTATCCGCTACGTCTAGCAACGCTCTCATGACTGAGAACTTAGCGACGCCTACCAGTTCGTCGTATAGAGCTTTTAGCTCGTCCTCTCAAGTTGGTTC